GTTGCTACGGGTGAAACAAAAACTCTTTCTATTTCTTCTACAAAACAAAAGACGGTAAATGGAAAGAATAGTGGTAGTCCTGTGGCTGTGAATTATACTACGACAGTTTCCGGTACAGGTTTTTCGAAAGGAACAACCGAATATTCCGTTGTAGCGGCGGTCAATACTGGTACAGCAAGAGAAGGGTCAGCAGTTGTAAAACAATCGGAAGGAACAAAGCAAATAACAATTACGCTATCACAGGCAGCAGGCACTTCCGCTTAATTTTTTTATTGACGTGAGTAGGAAAAGAGACAAAAATAAAAATCAAGGAAAGTCAGACCTGTTAAAGGGTCTGGCCAGCCTTTCTTTGGAAGATATTGTAGGATTGCAGAAAACTCTTCCTACTTTGCTTCAATCCAAATTACAGCAGATGTCTCGTTCTGATGATTTGGAAAATCTTTTAAAAGCTAATTTGTACCTGGATAATGTCAATCAAAGACAGGACAATGTAAAGGCTGTGTTCTTTAATCCAGATGAAGCAAGTGATACGGGAAGAGGATATAAAGACCCTATGTTTTACGGGTCGCTTCCTTTTGAAGTACTTCGAAGGATGGGGGACATTTTTGTTGTCCGGGCTGTGGTGAATACCCGTGTTGAACAGGTACAGAATTTCTTGCATTTTTCAACAGATGAACAGAAAGAAGGTTACACTATCCGAAGAAAAAGAAATCCTTTTGAGAAACAAAGTACAGAACATTCAAGAGAAGATCAGATAAAGATAGCCTATATTCGTAAATTCTTGGAAGAAGGCGGTTTCCATGACAAATGGGAATCTTTTGATACATTTCAGGATTTTGGGAGAAAAGTTGTGTTTGACAGTTTAACACTTGATCAGCTTGCCTTTGAGATTGTAAGGGACAGATCATGGAATTTGGCGAGATATCGTGCCGTAGATGCTTCTTTGATCCGTTTCTTGGACAGTATTGACCCTAAGTTCCGAGACGAGTTTGAAAAGTACCGTTTCAAAGGTTATCTTCCTAAATATTGTATGGCATGGCAAGGACAGATCATGGAAAATCCTGTTACGCATGAAAGTGTTATTTTTTATCCCTGGGAATTGGGCATCGGTATCCGCAATAAATCCACCAACATCTATAAAAATGGGTATGGCACGTCAGAACTGGAAACATTGTCCAGTGTTATGACATGGATTTTGTGGGGGTTTGAATACAACGGTTCATATTTTTCTAAAGGGTCTAACCCTAAAGGAATTATCAATGTTAAGAATCCAAACATATCACAGGCTTCTTTGAGTGAGTTTAGACAGGCATGGCAGCAGACGATGGTTGGTATTCAAGGCTCTCATAGAACGCCTATTATAAACGGTTTAGACCTTCAATGGGTTGATCTGTCTAAAAACACCAACCGGGATATGGAGTTTAGCGAGTGGGTAAAATTCCTACTTGTTATGACTTGTGCGGTTTATCGTATTGATCCGTCAGAGCTTGGCTTCCAATTCAAAGATCAAACAAATATCTTTGGACAAGCTGGACAAAAGGAACGTTTGCAGCATTCAAAAGATAAAGGCTTGAAACCTATTCTTGTGTTCTTACAAGAGGTGATCAATTACTATCTTGTATCAGAATTGGATGAAGATTTTGAGTTTGTCTTTACAGGTGTAGATGCGGAAGATGAAGGAAGACAGGTTGAGATTGATGCTAAGAAAATTCAAAACGGTATGGTTTGTCTGGAAGATATTTTTGAAAAATACTCTGGACGTAAATTCAACCCGGAAACCGATACCATTTTGAATCAATCCTACCAACTTCAAAGACAATACCAGATGCAGCAAGCTATGTACGGAGGTGATACAATGAATGAAGAAGTGGATCGACAAATTGCGTCAGAAGACAAAGAAGATACACAGAAATCATTTGATTCCAACCCTATCATGAGTGCCGCGATGTCTTACATTGAAAAGAACTGGGGAGAGAAGTAATCTATGAATGTGAGATATGTCAAAAATATCAAGGTCGAAAAGATGCCTTTAGTGTCAAACATACACCATCATGTTGACCCTATGCGTTATCCAAAAGTACAGGAAGGATATGAAGGTATGGCACAAGTTATCTTTTCGACACAGATAAATAATATGTTGATGGATTTGACAAAGAAAATGGTGGAACAAAAATCGAAGTAGGATGCTATTCACACCGGAAGAAATACAGCAGTTGTTTTTCATTGTCGATTATCGTATTGCTCGTGTAATTGCCGATGTGCTGGGTAAGGAATATCTTTCCCAAGAAGACATAGATATGCTGAAAAGATTTGACTTTGATTTAAAGACAGAAGTTCTGAAAATACCACCTTATTGGCAAGCATTCATATTTGGACGTTTGGCGGCAATTCTTACTCCTGCGCAATTATCCTCTCTTAACTTCAACGATCTTCAACAATATGTTGAAAAAGAACAATACTCGGAACTCACTTCAAGAGAAAAGGCAGAATATAATGCTGCGGCTATGCGTTCTTATTCTTATATAAAAGGAATGGGGACACGTATAAAAGATTCTCTTTCTTCTATTATTTCAGAAGAAGAAATGAAAATAGCAGTGGCAGAACGAGAAAGGGAAGTGGAAACAGCTATTAGAGAAGAATTGACGGAAGGCGTTTTGAAAAGGAAATCCGTACAATCCATTGTTAGTTCATTGGGGCATAGGCTGGATGAATGGAATAGGGATTGGGGGCGTATTGTTGCCACTGAAATGGAGAACATCTTTCAGATAGGGATAGCGCAGACGATCATGAAAGAGCACGGTATCCATGCAAAAGTATATAAGGAAGTGTTTTCCGGTGCTTGCCGGATGTGCCTTAATGCTTATACAACTGCTGGAGCAGGCTCTAAACCTATTATTTTTGATTTGTCTGAATTGATCGCTAACGGAACTAATATAGGTAAAAAGTCAAAAGACTGGAAGCCCGTTTTAACAAATATTCACCCTTTTTGCAGGTGTATGTTAAGACATGTTCCAGATGGATATGAATGGGATGACAAAACACAGTCATTTGAACCTAAAAAAGTAGATGAAAGTAAGCGGGTTCAGAGAAAATCAAAGGTAAAAATAACTGTAGGTACAAAATATTTCGAAGTGTAGCTATATGTCAGTTTTTGTAATTATGCTTTAAAAACATAAAGTAAATAGAATCCATTTTATTTTAATTTTGTATGTTTGTACTATGATTAAGTCGTTTAAATATAGATTGAATCCTACCAAAGGTCAAATAATTCAAATGAAAAAGACTTTTGGTTGTTGTCGTTATATCTATAATTGGGCACTTGATTTGAAAATAAAAGCATATCAAGAAAGTAAAAGGTCTTTATCTGCTGTTGATTTATGCAAAGAGCTTACTTTATTAAAACAAAGAGAAGATTATTTTTGGCTTAAAGAAGTTTCAAGCGAATCCTTACAGCAATCTATAAGATGTTTGGATTCTGCTTTTACAAAATTTTTTAGAGAGCATACTGGCTTTCCAAAGTTCAAATCCAAACATCGCGACAATCCAACTTTTAAAAATATCAACTCTGTTAAGATTGATTTTGAAAACAGTAAAATCAAAATTCCGATTTTAGGTTGGATAAAGTTTTACAAAAACCGTTCTTTTGAAGGGAAAATAGGAACAATAACAGTTTCAAAATCTTCTACTGGTAAATATTATGTAAGTGTATTAGTAGAAGATGGAAATTCTTTACCTGAAAAGAATCTTATTACGTTTTCTACTTCTGTCGGAATAGATGTTGGTTTAAAAGATTTTGCTGTTTTATCAAATGGACAAGTTTTTCAAAATCCAAAATATCTTGAAAAATCCTCTAAAAGATTAGCTTGTTTGCAAAGAAGACTTTCAAGAAAAAAGAAAGGAAGTGACAGGTACAAAAAGGCAAAATTGGCTGTTGCTATTTGTCATGAAAGAATAAGAAACCGTAGACAAGATTTTCTGCATAAAGTTTCTAAAAGAATAATCAGTGAGAACCAAACTGTTATTATTGAAGATTTGAATGTAGAAGGAATGTTGAAAAATCATTGTCTTGCAAAAGGTATTTCTTCTGTTGCTTGGAATGAATTTTTTAGAATGCTACAATATAAAGCAGAATGGAACGGAGTAAATCTTATTAGAATAGGAAGATTCGAACCTTCTTCAAAGATGTGTTCTTGTGGATATACCAATAAAGATTTAAAACTTTCAGATAGAAGGTGGATATGTCCTTGCTGTGGTTCTGAAAATGATAGAGATTTACTTGCAGCACAAAACATTAAAAAATTTGGCTTAGAAAAACAGAATCTTCTAAGCCAAGAGAATATTTCACCGGTGGTAAACCGGGTAGGGGACGCGGAGTTGCCGACATTTGTCGGAACGGTGAAACGTCAAATTATATCGGTATAAATTGATATATAATTACCATTCGAAGTGTAATGAAACAAAGAACGATTTTTAATTCCGGTTTTATCAGTATTCTTACTATAGATGGTTCAAAATGGATAAAGGACATCCAAGTAGGAAATGTGATAAAAACCGTTTCCGGTTACAGAAGGGTGACAAAGGTTATCCAGTCTGAACTGTCTTCTGTTCCTCGTATTTTTGATATATGCTACGTTACGGAAGATGAAACTCTTGAAAAGGGATACCGTGAAGATGCTTTACATAGAGTGGTAGACGGCTCTTACGTTTTGTGCCATAATAAAACAAAAAGAGTGGATAAGATAAAGCCGGGCGATGTTCTTATGCTTAAAAATGGATGTAAGGGCAAAGTAACTAACATTATACAGATACCTATTGCAAATGTTTCGCAATATTTCTATACCTTTGAACTTGACAAGCCGGACTTCTATTTTGCAGATAATGTCTGTGTACCGGATGCGACAATTTGATAAATAAAATTTTAAATTTTAATGACGTGGGTTTAAATTTGAAAGCGTTGCTCGGATTGCAGACGCAAAATGAAAAAATAGCTGAATATAAAAGACTTCTTAAAAAAGGAAAAGAGGTAAGCCAAGAGATAAGCTCCCTTGGTGAAATCTATTCCATTCAGAAGTCGCAGTACGATGAACTGAAAGGAAGTGAAGATGCTGATGCAGTTGCAAAGGCAGAAAGTTGTTTTAATGAGTTTTTAAAGCAACAGTCTAAGGATTTGATGGATGTGTACAAGAGAAGAAATTCTATCCATAAATCCATTGCAAAGTTGGAAAATGATGAAGAATTTGCTGAAATGGCAAAAGACATTCGTCAACTTGAAAGCTGTCGTGAGTTATGGAGACAGGGCTTGATCAAGAAATCTGTTTACTTTGATTTGTTTAAGGCGAAGCAAGGGAAAGTTCAGTTTGCGGACGTGCTTGTTTTTAGAGGAGACAAACTTCTTATTTTGAATCGTGTGGGAGAAAAGGGCGCGGTTTCAAATGATTGGTGTATTCCGGGTGGACATGTTGACCCGGGAGAAACTTTCTTGCAAGCTGCAAAAAGAGAACTGTTTGAGGAAACAGGTATTGATATGTCGGAAGAACTTTTGATGCCGGTCGGCAAATACATTCCAAAGAGAAAAGGTATTGAAATTCACTATTTCATGTGCTTTGTTGATCCTGATGCTCCTGTCAACATTCTTGTGGACGGAGAAGAAGAAACAGGTAGTGAATGGATCAATCCTCACACTGAACTTGACCAATATAATTTTATCTTTGATATGAAAGATAATATCAAACGTATTCTTGGTATTGAGGTACAGGATGAGTTTCAGTTGGTAATGAAATCTTTCAAAGAGGGCAAAATTTCAAAGGATGTATTCACCTCCTATTGTGAAAAGAATCCTGAAAAACTTGAAAAGTCGGCAAACAAAACTTCTTTTACGCATGAAGAAAGAAAGGATTTGGCAAAGAAAGGTGAAGCAATGCCCAATGGCAAATATCCTATTCGCAACCGGCAGGATCTGAAAGACGCCATTCGTTTGTCCGGTAGTTCTTCTATGTCGAAAGAAGAAGTAAAGAAATGGATCAAGAAACGGGCAAAGGAACTTAATCTGGAAGACGAATTGCCGGAAGACTGGAAAGTAGAAAAAACTATGGACACGGCAGACGCACAAATATTACAACGTGAATCTTTGGATGGCGAAACAAAAAACATTGTTCGTACAGAGGATGGCGTAGGGGAAGGTATTGAAAAGGCTATTACTTTCAAGAGAACTATCTATGAAGAAAAAGAAGTCGAAGTGGTAGAAGAGCCGAACAAATACACTTACGGTGAGTTTCATATGAATTTCTCTGATAATGATGGTGGAAAAGGAGATAAGTTTGCTGATTTTTTAGGCATACTTCAAAAGGTAACTTGTCTTGGTAAACCTTTTTCTATTGTTATTAAGACAGAAGAAAATGGGGAACAAGAATGGAAATGGAATGGTAAGTTTCGCATTGAAGGCACTACCAAAACAGAAAACATCCGAAAATCGACAGAAGATGAATTGTCTGTTGAAAATGGAAATACCGAAGAAATCGAAAAGTCCAAAAAGACCGATAAGAGTATTTTCAACACTTATCTCAATTTTCTGGAAGGAACTAAAACACGTCTTAAAAATATTCATTGGGGAGAGGAAGATAATTCCAAACATGTTTACCTCGATGAACTTTCAGAAGAAGTTTCAGAATTTGAGGATAAGATTGCGGAAGCCGGGCAATCGGGATTCGGACGATTCAAAGACGGGGAAATCCAAGGGGATGAAGTGAAAGAGGATGATCCGGTTGCTATTTGCCAAATGATATTCGACAAAACGATTGAGTTCAGAAAAGAACTTGCTGAAAAGGATGAATACATTGGCGAGGTAAGCTGGATTGATGATTTTCTTGCAACACTCAAACAGTCTAAATATAGATTGCAATTGCATTAAGGAGTTTGGAGATAAATTACGATAATAATTAATAAAAGTTAAAATATTGAGTTATTGTGATTTAATTCTAATTTTGCAGTATTTTTGAGTGTTATAAATACGTTTATTTCAATTTCAACCAATCAAAATGTTTGATAGTTTTAAATTATATGTAGATTTGGATTTGGAGAAAGCCAAAAGCGCGGTATCAGAGCAACAATCTCCATACGCAAACATGGTATTTTCCGGTGTCGCTTCCGATTCTTCAAAAGATGATGAAGAAGAAGTCTTAGAGCCGTCCGGGTTTATATATGATAGATTTTTGAAATCCGGTTTGTTTAACCTCGATCATTTGCCCACACGTTCACCTATTAACAAAAGTCGTTTTTGGATTGGTGAACCTATTGAAGCCTATGTGAAAGACAATAAGTTTTTTGTAAAAGGTAAATTGTGGGAAAAGTCGCCGGAAGCCCGTGCTTTTTGGGATAAGGCAATTGAAATGCAAGAATCGGGTTCGACAAGAAAACCGGGTATGAGCGTAGAAGGTAAGGCGTTGGAACGGGATAAGAAAAATCCCAAAAGAGTGACAAAAGCTCTTATTACAAACATTGCTCTTACAATGACACCGGTCAACACTAAGACCTATTTGGATATTGAAAAAAGTAAGGGTGGTAGTGTGAATGATTTATTGGAAATACAAAAATCAACTATTCTTTTTGAATATTGTACAGAAAACGGACTTGTCCAGATTGACAATAATTTCAAGGTGAATTTTCAAAAATCACATTCTTTTGATGTTGATGCTTTTTGGGAAATTTATCGTGCAGTTCAAGAAGGTAGGGTTGAAAAAAGTGTTTTAGATACATTCGTAGAAAAAGTTCGACAATAATTTTTATACATAATGTTATGGTAGACGTAAAAGAATTTAAAGACGATCCGTTATACAAGGCACTTGAAAATTCTGGTTTCAGTGCAGAAGATATCGCTACTATGGTGGAGAACGGAGATGTAACTTTTGAAAAATCGAAAAGTGTCGCCGATATGAAAGAATCCGAAAAGAAGGAGGACAAGAATATCGACAATGACAAAAAGCACATTGACGATTTGAAGAAGGACGAAAAAGAGGATAAAAAAGACAAGAAGGACTTGAAAGAGGACATCAAAGAGAAAGAAGACAAAGTTGAGAAATCTTTCTCTATGGATGATATGAAGGCTTTCGGTGCTTCTTTGGCTGCTAACATCGTTAAGGGCATGACAGAAGTCATGAACGAACGTTTTGGCAATATTGAAAAGTCTTTGGAATCTTTCGGTGCGCAGACACCTTCTTTTAAGGGAGTGCAGACTTCTGCTGTTTTGGAAAAATCCATGAAGCCGGAAGTGGACGAAGATGGTAAGACACTTCTTTCTGTCACAAAACAACGTCCTTTGGTGATGGCAGCTATCAACAAGGCTGTTGAAAACGCCGGTGAAGAACTTGAAAAGTCGATTGGTGATGATGCTCTGATTTTCTTGGCAGACAGTCAGGCTGAAACCATTGGACAGGATTTGGCAAAATTCATGTACGAAAAGTACAACATCAAGTTCCAGAAGTAAGAAGTAATTCGATCGAATAAATATAAAGATTATAGAAAGATGGACTTGTATAACTATAATGATTTAGCTGCTTTTGGCGGTGCTGGCAATGTTGCCGATGTGTTGAAAGCAATGGAAGCCGGTTTACAGACCGGTATGCAATATAACGATCAGATTAACAATGGTGGTGGTCTGAAAGTTGAATCTTTGGATGCTTACATCAAGGTTTTGGCTAACCGTTTGAACCAGTTGGTTGTTTACAATGAAATGCCGAAACAGAGAATCAAAAATACGGTTCACCAGTACAACCAGTTGTACAAATACGGTGAAGAAATCGGTATCTTCAATCTTGAAGGTGAAACACCGGAAGAAACAGATACTCAATACATCCGTAAGTCAATCATCTCTAAGTTTATGGGCGTTACAGGACAGGTAACTGATCCGGCTATGCTTGCTGAACTTGCCGGTGGTATGAACATGTACACTCGTGAGGTACAGAATAAGACCACTTTGCTTTTGACTTTGATTGACACTCGTTTGACGGATGCTGATTCTACTTGTATCGCAGAACAGTTTGATGGTATCTTCCGTCAGCACATGATGGGTGTAGCTGCTACTGACCGTGGTTCTACGGAAGGTATGAGCACAGAACAGATTTTGGATGCTTATTATGGCTCACAGGCTGTGATTGATGCACAGAATGGTATCTTGACTGATGCTTTGGTTGAAGATGCTGCTGATCGCGTTGTAAACGTTTACAACGGTTATATCGACCGTATCGTTTCTGCACCGGTTGTGTTCAACAACTATGTGAAGAAATTCCATGAATCAAAACGCGTTGTTGTTGGCATGTCTAACAGCGTTGTAGGCGCAACAATGGGACAGTCTGTAAACGACATCATGACGCAGTTCGGTAAGGTTGCTGTTAAAACAGACAAGTTCTTTGACGTTCGCCGTCCGATCAAGGCTTCTGCTACAGCTTCTTCTCCGAAGGCTCCGGGTATTCCTGTTGCTGATGGAACTAAGTCTGCTGTTGTTGCCGATACAAAAACCAACTTCGTATTACATGCCGGCTCTTATGGCTACTTGGTAACAGCTAAGAACCGTTATGGTGAATCTGCTCCTTTGAAATTGACGGATACTGCTTTGGCAGTTGGAGTTAATCAGTCTGTTGATTTGCAGTTTATCGCTCCGGTTGGTGGTGCTTATGCTCCTACTTGCTACGTTATCTATCGTACCAAGAAAGTAACTGCTTTGACCGACACGACAGAATACTATCCTATCTTCACTATTCCGGCTTCTATGCTGGCTGCTGGATATGATGGTGCTGCTGCAACAAAAGTACGTGACCGTAACCGTATCATTGCAGGTACGAAGTCTGCTCTGATTTACTATAACGACAGCCAGATCAACGAATACTTGCAGTTTGGTGACACTCGCAAACTTGACTTTGCTATCACTGCACCGTCTCGTAGATTCGCTATCTTGAATTACGGTACGCCGTGTTTGTACCAGCCAGCTAAGATTTGCCGTATTATCAATATCGGTGATGAAGGTTTGGGTGCATAACTAAGACGTATTTAGTCTCGGAATTTTATAAAGGGAGGGAAAGGTTTTTGAAACACCTTCCTCTCCCTATTTTATTTATCAATAAATCATATTTCGTATGAAAAAGATTGTATCAACAGTATATAAAAACACTACCATTCAGTTTTTGAATGAGCTTGTGGAGTTTGAAAACGGGAAAGCCGAAGTAAAGGACGAAACTTGGGAATACATCAAAAATGGCGGTTTCTCCGGTATTGCTTTGGAAGAAGAAGCTAATACGCTTGAAAAGGAAAAATCTGAATCTGAAAAAGATACTGATGAAGCTCTGAAAGTTCTGAAAGAAGAATACGAGTTTGAAATTGCTCGTTTGAACGGTATTATCAAAGATAAGAACAAGAAAATCGAACAATTGGAGCAGTCTATTGACGTTTGGAAAAAAGAGGTTGAAAGACTGTCTAACGGTGGTCAGCCGAAAGAAACTGTGGAAGAACCGGTTAAAGAAGAAGCCGGCGCAACAGAAGAAGAAATTGCTTCTTTAAAGGAAGATATGTCTAAAATGACTTTTGAGGATTTGAAGGCACTTGCTATTGAAAACGGAATGAGCAAACAGAAAGCCGGAAGATTCAAAGAAGAAAGTCAGAAAGACGAACTGATTGATGCTATAATTGCGTTACCTAAAAAGTAAAGGTAACTATATACCAGTTTACAGAAATATTTAAAGTTGTAGATTTTAAATAGGAAATTTCAAATATTCTATTTAAATTTGCACCATGTATTTGGTAGAACAACATATTATTTCTGTAAATGATAAGAGATACAAAGATTTAGATCGAATTTGTTTCTTGTCTAAGAACTTGTATAATGCTGCTTTATATACAATAAAGCAAGAGTTTCTTTGTACGGGGAAGTGGATAAGAGCAGGAGAACTTAATAAGAAAATGGTAGCAGAAAATAATATAGATTATAGAGCAATGAGTGGATCATCTTCTCAACAAGTTCTTATGGCTTTAGACAAGAACCTAAAATCTTATTTTTCTGCTATCAAGTCTTGGAAACGGGATAACAAAAAGTTTACCGGTTGTCCAAAATTTCCGAGATATAAACATAAAACAAAAGGTAGAAATGTATTTTCTTATTCTTATGCGCAGTTTAAGCACAAAGGAAACTTCATTTTCTTTCCAAAGAAAGAAGGATTGTCACCTTTGAAAACGAATTGCAAAGAAGGTTCTGTAAAACAAGTTCGATTTATTCCTAAAGCAGATTGTTATTCTATAGAAGTTGTTTATGAATTTTCTGTAAAAGAACAGCTTCCCGATAGCAATAGGATCATGTCTATTGATTTGGGTGTAAACAATTTAGCTTCTATTGTAACTAATACAAACAATAAACCTGTTTTGATTGATGGAAGGAAATTAAAATCCATCAATCAGTATTACAACAAGAAAAGATCGAAAATTCAACAACAATTAAAAAAAGTAAATGGAAAAGAAAATTCAAGACGGTTAATGTCTCTTACAAGAAAGAGAAACAACAAAATAAAGGATTATCTTCACAAGGCAAGTAAAGAAATAATCAATACTTGTTTGGAAGATAATATAACAACATTGATAGTCGGACATAATGATGGATGGAAGCAAGAATCCAATCTTGGGAAAAGAAACAATCAGAATTTTGTCTCAATTCCTTTCGATATGTTCATATCAATGTTAAGGTATAAATCAGAAAGACAAGGGCTAAGGTTTGTTGAAGTAAACGAATCTCATACGTCAAAATGCAGTTCTTTCGATTTAGAACCGGTAGAACATCATGATACTTACGTTGGCAAAAGAGTAAAAAGAGGACTTTTTAAGACAAAAGATGGAATTTTACTCAATGCAGATATCAACGGAAGTTACAATATCATGAGAAAAGTAAAAGGGGACGCAGCAATGCCACCCTATACAGGGTTTGGGTATAACCCAGTTAAGAAATTTATTAACTAATGTGTATCAGTACAAACTGGTATATAGTTACCAAAGTAAAAAAGACATTTAAGTTATGCCGGGACAACTGATTTTTACAGTAAAGTACAAGAAAAATACGGGTTCTGTCATTTCCGTTGCGGAGATGTGGAACAATTACCTGTACGGTATCGCTATACAAGCCGGTACGGGGACTTCTTTTTCTGATGAATCACTTAGAACTTATTTGAGTGCTGCACAGAGAGAGATCGAGAATTATTTTAATCTCAAATTTGTAAAACAATTGGTTGAATCGGAAACACATTCTTATTACAGGGCAGATTATTTCCAACAATTTCCTATCATTCAAACTAACTGCCCGGTAAGAGTTCCACTTGCACTTACAGGTATGCTTAATAAGATGGAGCAGATTATTTACCCGCAAGGTTGGCTTAGTTGTGAGAAAGATATGGACGGGATAGGGAAACGAAGAATGAGTGTCGTTCCTACCGGTGCAAATTCGGTTAATGCAAATGCAGATGTTATTCTTACCGGAATGACTACGCAGATAGGTTTTCAACGGTTTACAAACATACCGGACTATTGGGACATCCAATATATAACCGGTTTTGATTTGGATAAAATGCCTGCCGATTTGATTAATCTTGTTGGTAAACTTGCTTCGTTCGGCCCGCTTAATATTGCCGGAGATATGATATTCAGTTTACCCGGTATAGCTTCTATGCACTTGGAAATAGATGGATTAAGACAATCTATCAACTCTACCGCTTCTGCTGAAAATGCAGGTTACGGGGCACGCTTGAAACAGTATCAAAAAGAAATAGAGGAAACTGTAGGGCGGATAAAACTCGTGTACGATGAATTTAGGTTTTTAGTATTATAAGGAGGTGAATCATGGCAAAGAGCATTTTACAAACACCGGTTCCGCCTTTGAGTAATGCAAGTCCTGAATTTATACGTTCAGAGTTTGATTCTGCCGTTTATTTGAAAGGGTATGAGGTGATATTGGAAAAGGCGTTAAGATGTCCTTGTAATGCACCGGATGCGCCTTTAGTGGATTGCCAGAATTGTTTTGGTACAGGTTATTTTTATATCAATCCTACAAACACTCATGCTCTTATAACCGGCATAAACGGGGATAATAGTTACAAACGTTGGTCAGAAGAACTGATAGGAACAATTAACGTAACGGTAACAGACGTTGATAAACCCAATTTAGGATATTTTGACCGGATCACAATTTTAAAAGAGTTCTCTTACTTTAGCGAAAATTTGCCTGTAAGGACGGACGGAGAGAACTCTTTTGTATTCACGACTTATAAACCGTTAAGCATTTATAGCATACATGTGTTTGAATCGTCTACAGAGCCTTTGAGACAACTTTCTCCGACAGATTACAAGATAAGTGATGCGAACCCTTATTGCGTAATTTTGACGGCTAATATGTCTTTAAATCCGGTTGTAAGTATTTATTATCAACATCAATTGGAATTTCATGTATTGGACTTTCCCCATGAAGTCCGGGCTTCTTGGAAGAAAAACAAGGAAACGGGACAATTGGAAAGAACAAGGCTTCCTATTCAAGCAGTGGCAAGAAGAACACATTTGATTGTGTCTGAAAAACCTAATTTTGATGGATCGGGAGTTATTTTGAATGATAATATTCAAATGAAAATTAGTGAGTAATGGTAGTACCTATCAACATAGATTTAAGTGATCTGGTGGAAGAATTTGATCTTTCACAGGATCAATCTACGTTTTTAGGTTCTTCTATTATAGATGCCGTTATAACTGAATACCAGCTTAGGTGGGAAAATCTGATAAACAGGGAGCTTCGTAATACAAGGAATGAATATAAAAGGGGAGTTTTCATTGAAAGGGAATCCCCTTTGTCCGTTACATTCGGGCTGACAAACAGATCTTCTTCTATTCCTTTGATGATAGAAGAAGGACAACCGCCTTTTGACGAAAAGGAAGGTTTTAGAAATTCCCCAAAAAGAAAGATTGCACAGGATGGAGGTTGGTATATAGATATTCCCTTTAGACATGCAACGCCGGAAGCTGTAGCGGATTCGGGATTGTTTGCTTCTATAATGCCGCAACAAATTTACAACGCAGTTCAGAAGACAGGAAGATTAGGAAGTGGTAATTTACCAGAAAGTTTTTCTGAAAAAGGGCAGAGAAAAGCAATAAATAGGCTGGGTGTAAACAAACCGGCTTATATGCACAAAGCTCCTATTTATCAGGGTCTAACTAAAGTAAATATTGCTTCTACTGAAAAAGAAAAGAGAAGTGGTTATTTTACATGGAGAAGAGTAAGCGAAAACTCTGATCCTAATAGTTGGTGGAATGGCGGTATTGTTCCATATAAACTTATGAACAAAGCTCTTGAACAAGCAAAGATAGATGTTGTTGCGGATAGGGTGATTGACGAATTTTTAAACGCAATGTAAGATGCTACAGATAGTCAAAATAAAAAAGATAGTGGAAGCCTGTTTGGAATACGTACAAACGGACTTTGAAAGCAAGGAAAACGAAAAGGATTCTTTCTTGTACAAAGTGTTGGGAGATACACAGGACGGCTCTTTCAACTACTATGAACAGGCAAAAAATATCTTTCTAAGAAAGGAAACAAATCCGAACAACATAAAGGTGGTCTTGGAATATCCGAAAGATAAAACAGGACTGCCGGCGTATGTTATTCGTGAACCCGGGAAAACAGGTGGCATTGCCAATTCCATAGGTAAAATAGAATCTTTTATGGGTGGAGTTCCTATGTACAGGGACACAAGACAGTACGGATTGGAAATCATGTGCTTTTCTGTAAACATGAATGAATCAATCTTGATGTCAGAGATTCTGTACGCATTACTACTTGGCTCTTGGGATACTTTAGCTTCACAGTTCCTTAAAATAGAATTTACCATGAAGGAGCTTATGATGCAAAACAATCTGATGCCGACACCTATTTTCATTCGTTCTATCGGACTTGATTTATCGTCAGAAGAAATAGTACCGGGATTGGTGGATACGTCTTTACTCGGAAAGATCATCTTTGGGAAAGTGAATCAAGTGGATAGCATTGCTCTTGGTGACCCGACTTCTATTGACGGACTTCCAGGTGTAGAATCAGAAATTGTGGGGTTCAGATAGTTCGTTGATTGAAAAATGATTACCTTTGAGGTAGTTTGATTTATGTGTAAGAATTAATTAATACATTTAATTATTAGATTTTTGTCGTAATTACTTAAAATAATTGTTTTGAAGTTTTTGGCAAATTAATTGATTTAATTTTTGAATGTGTTTTTAAATAAAATCAAATAATAATTCGATAACAAATTGAAAATCAATAAATTATGGCTACATCGTATATTTTTGGTAATAAACAAATAACCTTACCGGGTGCGTATAGTCGGATCGTATCTGGAGAAACAAGCCCAGCCAGAACATTAGATTATTCGAAGGTTTTGGTCATAGATAGTGGCGTTTATGGTGCAAATTGGGGTGGTGGTTCTGGTATAGATGGAGAAAACTTTCAAGGATTGGATTCAGTCTATACGTTTGACACCCTTGCAGAGTTCCGTTCTTTTGTAAAGGGAGGTATGTTCTGGAAGATTGCAGAAGGTCTTTTTACACCGGATTATACAAACCCGGCTTCTACAGGTATCTCTCAACTTTTGTATGTAAGGGCAGCTAAGACTACTTCTGCAACTATTACTTTTGCTACTACAGCAGGTGGCACGTTTGAAGTAAAGACACTAGATGAAGGTTTGGGAGCAAATGGCAAACTTTCCGAAGCTGGTAATTTGATTACCGGTTATGGTGTATCCATTGTGAGAGGCGTAGACGATCCGGCAAAATGGATCATGAAATTCTATGTCGGTTCTTTCACAGGATATGCAGAGGATGGTTACCCTATTGGAGAAACGCCGGAAGATCAAGCAGCACCTACATTGGTATTGCAGTCACCGGAATTTGACAATATTGGAACTTTGCTTGAATGGGCTAAATCCGATTCTAATTTTGCTAACCTGTTTGTATTGACAGAAAACGCGGAAGTACAAGGAGAAGGAACGGTATCTGAGAGTGACGTTACTACTGCACTGGCTGGTAAATCCTATTTCTTGGCAAAGGGCGGTACTGAAACTTACAATACTGACAACATGGCGAAAGTTATGGAAGCAATTACAGGTTTGGACTATAGCTTTGCTCTTATGGATCAGTTCGGTACAAATGCTGATTCCGCATTGCAGAAACAGTACATTGCTCATATGAATAGTCAAGCTAAGTACACCCACTTCTTGTTTGTGGGAGGTTATGACGATGCCGCCAATTTCTCTAAATCACTTGATTTGGCGAAAGGATTCAACAGCGAGCTGGTTCAGTTGGTACATGGCGGTGCAGGTATGACTTCCGGTATTACAGGTATCAAAACACGCTGGTGGGGAGTAATGTATAACTTGTGTTGTATTTTGGGTAGAACGGCAGGAAAACCGCCTTATATTCCGGTTACAAACAAGACAATCGGTATCGACAAGTTGAAGCACACTTTGAATGATACGGAAAAAACTAAGGCTTTAAATGCCGGTATGCTTGTGACGGTTTACAATGACTATACGAACAATTTTGTCGTATTGCAAGGTGTAAATACTTTACAGGACAACAAAGTGTTGTTCAATTCCAACGGTCAGAGCCACAGCATTCAGTTCATGCGTATTGTTGCACAGATTAACAAGGAATTGGTTGTAAATGCTTCTATTGATCTGCTTGGGCAGGAAAATGGTGTAAATGTCAATACTTTGTCTGCTGGCGCGGTGAAGGACTGGACGGTTGCTTATTTGCAGTCAAGAGTAGCAACGGAAGCTCAGGACAACTTGCTTCTTTCTTTCAAGGATGTTGTCGTAACAAGACAGGAAGACGCTTGGTTTGTTACTTATAAGATTGTTGTCAACAATGAAATCAATAAGTTGTTCTTTACAGGCTTCTTAATTCGTGGATAATAATTCTAAAAATATAGAATATCATGCAGACATTCAGTGCACCTATGGCATATATCAAAATTGGCGGTGAGACTGCCGGTTTTGTCAGAAATATAACTGTACAGGAACAAATCAATCGTGTGGACGTACAGGGATTGGGTAGTTTGCCTATTCAGGAAATTCCGCCTGTATCTTACAGATGTACGTTCACTGTGGATCAGTTCTTCTTGTCCTTTAAAGCTCCGGTGGTAGAAGCAATGATCCATCGCTTGGGAACTTTGCAGGAAGTTTTGGACACTCTTACATTTGCAGAACAAGGTTTTTCTATCATGATCTATAAGAAATTGGTTCAGAACTTTGATGATTCTCGCAAGATGGTAACACAAGTTGATCCGACAGGACAGACGATTGCTCTTTTAACTCCGTGTTTCATTGAGAATCAGAATTGGCAATTGCAAGAGCAAGCTGTTTCTGCTTATAATGTACAAGGACGCTTTTTGAATCCGATCACAACTGCCGAATATTGAAGTAGTTAGCTTTATTTTAACATAATTTAAAGGTAAGAACTAAAGATTTATTCTCGAAGTTCTTACCTTTCGTTGTGTTATTTATAAATTAATTAACCTTTACATTCATCGCTGTGAAGCGAAATACTTCTATTAATCATAATAAATAATTTTAGTAAGGTGAGATTTATCCTCACCTTATTTTTTTGTAGTAAAAACTATATTTAATTTTGTGTTGTTGAAATATTTTACTATATTTGCGATGTAATTAAAAATTATTTTTATGAATAGTAGATTTAAAAGTTTAGAAGATTTAGACGTGGCCTTTCCAACAGAGGAAAGTTGCGTTAGATTTTTGGAGCTTCTTAAATGGGGTGACGGTTATCCTATTTCACCTTATGACAAGGAAGCGAAGGTAAAAATAAAAGGACGAAAGTATTTTTGCTGTAGTACAAATAGGACTTTTGATGCGAAAACAAAAACTATTTTCTTTGGAACATCAACTCCACTTATAAAGTGGTTTAAAGCTGTGTGGTTATTCCTACAGGACAAAGAAATAACTTCTGTTGATTTATGCAATAGAATAGATGTTAGTCAGCGTACTGCATGGGAAATGATAAGAAGGATAAGATTTTGTTTGAAAAACAATTTAAATGAGAAATGATATGATTAATAAGATTGAATGTAAGGGAGAACTAAAGTTAGGAGATTTTTCAATCCCTTGCTATGTTTTGGAAAATGGGACGAGAGTTATTTCAGGTAGGGGTATCCAGCAATCTTTGAAAATAGTTGAGAATAAAAATAGCGGCACAAAAATAGGGCTTATTTTAAATAATTTGACGCTTAAACCATTTATTTTCAGAGATTTAGATCCGGCCCATTTCGAACCTTTAGAATGCTATGACGGCGTTTTGAAAATTAATGGATATGAAGCTACTGTGTTAGTGGATATTTGTGATGGGATGCTTGAAGCGAGAAAGCATATTGAATTGACAGATAGGCAAAGGATAATTGCAGATCAATGTGAAATATTAGTTCGATCTTTTGCTAAAGTAGGCATTATTTCTTTGGTCGATGAAGCTACAGGCTATCAATACGACAGAGAGAGATTTGAGCTTCAAAAAATCCTTAACGCTTACATCTCTGATGAAATATTAAAATGGCAGCTTACTTTTACAGATGATTTCTATAAGAATATTTATCGGTTATGGGGATTGCCGTTCGTTCCTAAATATATTCGAAACAAACCTTCTTTTATTGGCAAATTGACGAGCAAATATATTTATGAACTACTTCCGCAAGGTGTTGTGGATAAGATTAAAGAAAAGACAGGGAAGACTTCTAAGGGGAATTGGAAATATAAATGGCATCAATCTTTAACTCCTGAAATTGGACGAGAGCATTTAAAGAAACAGATTATAGAAGTTACAACATTGATGTCTATTTCTAAGACAAAAGAACAGTTTGATGATTTATTCCAATTGAAATATAAAACTGTTCCTGTACAATTACAGTCGGAGTTCGAAGAAGAAATTCAGAAAGACGATACTTCTGATGATTTTGATTGTGCTATGAATACAATCGAGAATACTTCATTTGAAATTTATTGAGGCATTATCTTAGAAAGCAGAGCAAAAGTTCTGCTTTCTCTGCTTTATTACTATCTTTGCATATATCAACAAATTAATCACAAAACAAAGTATGAATACGAAAGAAATTACAGTAAAAGGAAGAAAGTACGAAATTCAATTTCCTAATGTAGGACAGTATTACCAGATCGAAGTAAACAAACAGAGACTGGGAAAAGGAAGTTATAACTCGTTGATCGGTAATCCTACCATTACAGCACAGCGTGCGTTGGATATGATTGACGTTGAGGCAACATTATCCGTTCTTTGTCCGCAGTTGGTTGCGGATTTGAAGGTAAAAAGTTTCTCGGAACTTGGGCTGAAAGATTTTAAGGAGATCAGCGATATTTACATGAACGAGGTGTTTCCTTTCTTGAAAGAGGCTGAAAAAATACTTTCTTCTGTGGACTAATGAATCGGGAAGAATATAGGAATTTTGTTATAAAATGGAATAACGCTTTTCCTATTGACAGGTGGTTTAGGAACAAGCACAATATTCCTTTTCTTTCGGAAGAACATAAGAAGTGTGATTTCTTTACTGAACTTATGGAGTTCGAAGAAGAAAAGGCATTTTATGAACTTAGTCAAGAAAAGAAAGAAAAAGAGGAAAGAGCGCAAGAATATATCCCCAATATCGGAGATTGGTTAAAAGCACCAGAAGGGGAAATTTCGGAACAGGACACTGCCTTTTATGAAGATCAGATGTTTAAAATGATCGAGATGGAACAGAAGGCAAAAGAAAATAAAGAGAAAGATGGCTGATAACGAAAAAAGACTTAGGGTGTCGGTGGATGTCTCTCAACTTAGGTCGGTCGGGAGAGATGTCGAGAATATGCAGCGAAGAATAGTCGAGAACAACAACGACATTATTCGCCAGCAGAACGACGCTCTTAACCAACTTAGGGAACAATTGAACCTTTTGGGACAGCAAAATTCTGAAAAGGGTAGACAGACTACAGCACCCACACGTCCAGTTGTTCAGCCTACTCCACAACCGGAAGGAGAGGAACAAGAGACTACAGCACCCACACGAAGGAGAAGAAGAAAGCAACCAGAAGCGGACATTTCGGATGAAAGAGGCGAATCCTATCAAGATAGAGGAACAAGAACTATCGACTTGTCAGCTTTACTTGGTGTCAATCAAGAAGGTTTTCGTGATATTGTGGAAGCTATTTCTTCCGGTAATAGCGATTTGTCTGATATAACAAAGCAAATTCTTCAAAACGTGCAAGCAGGAGCACGCGCTTTAGAGGGAATACAAGAAGGTGTCTTTTCTATTGATGAAACTCTATACAATCAAAGAGGAACTTCTTCTGTGGGTGGATCGGGAATACAGCCTATTCCAGTGCCCACACCATCACCAGTGCCAGCAAGAGAAGAAACACCTATTACAAGAGAAAGAAGGGAAAATGTACAAAGAGGAAGTGACAGAAGTACAGCTACTAACATTGCCACAAGAGTGATTTCCGGTGTTGGAGCTACATTCCAAAGTCCTGCTGCTATGGGTGGAGGACTTATATCTTCTTTGGGCGGAATTGTGGGAGAAGGTCTTTCTTTGATACCTGGTGTAGGGGGATTTTTAGGCGGTGTAACCACTGCGGTCGCCAATGTCATGGCGGGAATTTTCACTACATCTGTTGAAAAGGCTATGGAAGCGCAAAAGAGAACCATACCTTATGCGCAGACAATGGGCGTTTCCGCAGGACAAGCCATGCGCACAGCCTTTGGAGAAGGTAGTTATGCTGCTGGTGCTCTTGGAATGAATGTAGGAGAGTATATTCAAAGGCGTGCTGCACTTATCCGTGTCGCCGGAGGAAAAGAGGGAACAGTTGCGCCCGTACCGGAAACACAAAGTTTGATGGCTGTACAGCGTTTATATGGACTTAGTGATCGTACTGTAATGGGAATGCAAGGGGCGATGCGTTTTGCCCGTACAGAGGAAGGACAAACAGCTTCTTCATCTGCCATTATCCGTTCGTTTGAGCAGACCATGAAACAGCTTCAAATTCCTCTTAGTGAGATTGCTTCTACGATGGATGAAAGCATGACTACTTTTATTCGTTCTGCTGACGATATTCTTTCCCGTACAGGTGAGATAGACGCAGCAAACATAGCTGCTATCATGCGTGCCGTTCGCTTGCAAACAGGAATGGAAGGTAGACAACTTGAACGGGTACAGGAATCTTTTATGGGACAAGGAATTTCACAAGACGAGGTGACACAGACACTTTTGTTCAGAGCAGCCCAGCAAGCTACCGGTTCGACAACTCCTTCTGAAATTCTTGCTGCTTTGGATGATTTGACAAAAGGGAAAGGCGATGAAAACGTAATGAAGCGTTTTCTCGATACTTTAACGCAAATGGCGGGTGGAAGTCTGGAAACACTTCGTCATTTGATGCGGGGTGCTTTTACGAAATTGACCTATACGGACATTAATGCGCTTACGGAAACGGGAACGCTGGATTATAAAAAAACGTTTGAGGTGGTCAAAGAATCAAGCCAAGCACTCCAAGCGCAGAATGATCCGACAAACAGATACGCTCCTACTGCTGCCGAAAGAACTGTTACGGCAGGAGAAAAGATGATGTCAGCCTATGAGAATAAGATGATTGGTATTGGGGAAGCGAATATAGATAGATTAGGTAAGATATTGAATGCTATAAATGGTATTTATACTCATTTTGCTAACGATGGCTTAACGCAAGATATAAAGAAGGCATCTGAATTTTTGCTTTCTAAAGATTCCGCAACGTCTTCTTCTGTTTCAAAAATTGCTTTTGGGGGATGGGCGGGATTATCGTCAGAAATCCTTCTAAGGGGTGCTGCTGCTTGGGCAAAAGAAAAAACGAAGGAGGAATAATTTATGGCACAGGATAAGAAAAATAAGAAAGAACAAAGTACGCCACCAGTTTATCCTATTCCGGCATACAAATATTCAACCGTACAGGATTTTATAAATGTATGGCAAAAACATGTTCCTACCGGTACGAAAAGATATACACCTTCTGATTTGATGAAGGTAAAGAACGAAAAAGGTATTTCTAACCTTGATATTATTTGGGGAACATACGATAAGGAAGAACAGAACAAATATAAAAGTGATTATGATTCCGGTACGTTGCCTTATATAAAACAAGGAACAACTGTATTCTGTCCAAAAGGAGATACACCTATTTCTCTTGTAAAAGCAGCAAAAGAAGGGCAGTTTGTTTCGCAGCAGAATTTTAAGGCTTATTGGGGAGATAATTACGAAGAACTGATAAGTGATGAAGAATATTTGCCCGATACAAATGTGACTTCTGCTTTGAATGGAACGGGTGTGAATGCCAAAATTATCTCCATGAATGTAAGGATATGGATTTATGTAAAGTCCATTGATAAAGTGATTGATTTATCTCCTTATGTACTGCAAGTGGTTACAACCAAATCTAAACAAACAGGGGAGTTCAGTGTTTTACTTGCACCGTTTTACTTTAATGGAAGTTCGTTCAAATTTGGGGATTCTGTTTTGGAGCAGTTTAATGTAGTTTCCAATACGGGAGCACAGGTAAAACCGTTTCAAGAAAAGTTTATTCAGAATAACGATATTGTTTTTATACGTTTTGAACGTCTGCAAAAAGAAAAAAATAAAGGAGAGCTGGAGACAGGGAAACGCGTAGAGCTTGAAATTCCTATTTCCAAAGTGGCGAGAAACAATATTTGGGATATGATAGGGTTTGTGGATACTTGCACTACATCTTATGAAGCGCAAGGGAACACTAAATCTATCACAATAGAAGGTCGTGATATAAATAAATTGTTTTCAGATGATGGTTGTTATTTCATTCCTTTACTCAATGTAACCGATACGTTTTCTCATTGGTATGAGATGAACGAGGATAGCATTTGGTTCAAAAGAAATGTTCTTACAGGTGCATTCTCTAATCTTTTATGGTCATACCAAATGAAACCTATTAGGGAATGTATTTGGTTTATTGTGAATGTGATGTCTAATATAGGGGTAGCGAAAAACAATGTATTCGATTCATGGCAGGACAAAAGAACAAAAAGTTATGACTTGGGTGTCAAAGAAAAACAGTCGGTAAACGGTATTTGGCAAATATTCAAAGTGTTTGTGGAAGATGTGCTTGAAAAAAGAGTGCTCATAGATTCTTCTATTGCCAATCCGAACGGTACACTTTTGGAATACATGAACAGAGTTTGTCAATTTCCTTTGGTCGAGTTTTATTTTGATACTTACGTCAACACGATAGATCTTGTTGTAAGGCAACCACCATTCAACAAAGATGCTATTTTGGGTGCATATAAGAACGGGCAGTACATCACAGTTAAGACTGAAAATACATACGGATATGATTTGTCTTATGATACGAGAAGTTATTCTTGGTATCAGTTAAGGGTAATGAGTAATCATGCAGGACAGAACAACACAACAAGCCTTGCTTTTGTTCCTATTGTGTATTTGAGTGAGTATGCAGAAGTTTTTGGAAACAAGAAAATGTCCTTTACGGATCAATATTTGAACTACAAGGAAACAGAGGGCCCGAAAGCGACCCAATCCCTTTCGAATTTCCAAGCAGCAGCAACAAATGATTTGATTTACATTATGGAATCAACGGCTTATTTGCCGTTCACAAGGACAGGGACTATCACGATAAACGGGGACAGAAGAATAAAGGTCGGCACGTTCATTTATTTTGAACCGACAAATGAGTTCTTTTATGTTTCTTCAGTTGTCAACAACGTTTCGTTTTTGGATGGTAATTTACAAAGACAGACGATTGTACAAGTGGAAAGGGGTATGTATATGCCAATTCTTTCCAATTCTTTCTCGAATGTAAAGGATAGGAAAGACAATGCCGGAGAAGAAAGCAAAGATGTCAAACCGGATTATTTCAAATTGATTGATTTGACGGAAATAAGGAATGCAGCAAAACAGGCGGAGGCAGGAAAGATAGCAACACTTGTCATGCCTAAAGTAGATAAAGATCAATTCGATTATTTCCTTAACAGAAAAATGTTTAGCTAATCATGGCAGGAGGAAAAACAAGAAAATTAAACGGCTCTTCTGAACCCATTTCATTCGGGTTTATAGTTATTCCTAACGGAGTGGACAGGGATTTGTATGTAGAAACTTGCCTACGGACAGGACGTGTTTCTGTTATGGGTAATGGTGGAGTTTTCTTTAGGGATGTGTATATCACAAATGAAGTATTGGCAAATATTGAGTTCCCTTCAAAAGAAAATGAGCAAGGGTCGGCAGTTGTGTTGGCAAGCAACCCGTATGATGGCATTCCTATTGTAATAGGTAGCTATTGCAGAAATGATCAGTCTCCTATGTGGAAAGAAAATACTTTTCAATTTAGAAAGACGGTAGGGAATGTAACAGCTTCTTTGATGGTCAATCCGAGCGACAACACAATTATGGTTTCTATCAATTCTCCCGAAAAGGCTTCTGTCAGTGTTAGGTCAACAGGTTCTTCCGAATCGGAGGTAATTGTTGAATCCACTGGAAGCGTGAATGTGACCGGAGGAACAAATGTTTCCGTAAAGGGATACACACAGATAGAGGCAAAGGTTGTGAATCCAGAAAAACCGGAAGAAGAGGAAAGAAAAGTCTCTATGGATTTGGAAAAGGTTTATTTTCATTGGAAAACGGAGGAAATGGAACAATCTTTGCAAGTGGATAATTCCGGTGTATCGGTAAAGATTGGGGAAGATGTACAAAGCACAATAACGAAAGAACAGTTAGATTTGAAAACGGGAGCATCTACTTTGAAAATGAACAACGATATTATTGAGTTCAATGGTGGAGGGTTGAAAGGATTGGTGGAATTGGATAATCTTACAAGTAAATTGAATGGTTTTGTAAATACATTCAATTCCCATACCCACAATGTTCCGGCAGGTTCATTTCTTGTTGGAGCAACGGCTGGCGTGCCAAGTCCCGCTCCTGTTCCCGTTACATCTCCCATGCAATCGGCGCAAAGTTTTGTTGCTTCTGATTATGAGAATGAAAAGATAACACAGGGTTAGGATATTGGGAAGAAATTCGTACTTTTGAACAAGTTAAAATTATAAAGCCGTGGCAGTTTTGGATTCAGTGGTAAAAACAGCGAAATCGACACTTAAAAATTTGGGTCGCTCCATGATGGCAGCGCAGTTCCCGAATGATTTTGAAGTGTATATGTGTTCTTTGGAGTTGGCAGATTCCAAAGGGAACACAATTGATGTCTTTACTTTCCCTATCAGCCCGGAGAGTATAGATAAGAGTGAACCTAAAAGAACTACGGTAGTCAACACGGCAGGAGGCATAACAGTACTTACTTCTCCTGTTTTTATGCCGCAGACAATTACGATAAAGGGAAACTTTGGAAGGACATTCAAGATTCTTTTAAGCGGTTCTGATAGCGTTTCGTTGACAGGTGCAGCTTTTAGTATTTCAGCAGGGAAACGCTATCTTTATCAGTTACAGGGAAAGTCTACAAGCTCTCTTAAAATGCCTTCTTTCGATGCCGGCATCAAAACAGGATATGGCTGTATCAAGATATTGCAATCTATCATAGATAAAAGTAATGGTGTTGACGAGAATGGTTTCCCCATGAAACTTTTCTTCTATAACATGGCACTTGGAGAAAGCTATCTTGTAACAATCCCCTCACGTGGCGTTAATTTCAGTCAGAGTATATCAAAGAATATGATATGGGAATACAATCTTGAAATGACTGTTATAGCTCCTTTAGAAGCGGTTTCGGGAACAAGTGGTAGTAAAGGTTCGCTTTTGGAAATGTGCGCCTCTAATGTGATACAAAAGGGCATAAATGAATTTGCAAGTTCAATCTCTAAAGGTTTGTTGGGTAATGGGTGATGCTTTCGAAAAATTTTACAACGTAACGGGATATGATATAAAGTCATATTTCCAGAAGTTTGTTGATTTCTGTGCCAACGATTATCCTCTTATTGTGGATTATTATAGTAATGGTGGGGAGATGGACAAGGATTCTTTTTTGCGCCTTGTGGAACTTGTGAGAGAATCGGAAACGATTGAGCCTTTGTTTATTCTGCATGAAAATACTTTGGACGATATTTCCATGTGGGGTATTCTGGACAATTTCACAGAAACACAAACGAAACTTTCCACTATTAAAAGTTCTGCAAGGTGGCTTAGAAGTTCTTCTTTAGACAGGAACAATACTTTGCAGATGGAAAAGACACTTCGGACAGGGGAACGGTTTGAAGATGTATCCAGACAGCTTAACAGTACCAACCCGGAAGATGATTGGATGAATATTACAATACCGCAGTATATAGAAGAAACTGATTATTCGTTCTCTGATGGAGGAAACAAGTTCTATATCAATCTAAAGAACGCTGGGAATAATTATCTTGATACTGTTGTGGATGTACTTGTGGGAGATAATATCTTGGGACGTGACATAGATGTGAATTTTGTCTTTGAGAATGACGATTTAAAGATAGTGATAGGCGATGATGCGATCCGACAGGCTTTGGATACTATTCTTTCTTCTCAAAAAGGTGCTATACCAGAGTTTAAGGATTATGGAATTGCAAATGAGTTCATAGGAACAACGGTGAACGCAATCCAGTACCCTTCTATTTTTAAGGATGTAATGAATATGTTCCAAAGGGATTCAAGATGGGACTCTGTGGAGTTGATAGATGTAAAAAGAGAGGAAGATGCCGTGTTCCTTTCTTTGCAATGTAAAACGGTAACAAAGAAAGATTATTTAGTTAATGTTCCTATATAATTGATATTCAGATGATTACAAAAACAAGTGCAACAATAACCAATCTAAAGAATCTTTTTATAGAGATGTTTTTAGATAAGACAGCTAAGGTAAGTAATGTAGCTGACGGTTCGGTTGTGAATGCTACGGCATTCGGTGTAGCGAAAGTTGCTCAAAAGGCAATGAAGGATATTGCCATAAAGGAAGCGCAGATATTTCCAGATACAGCTACAGGCGTTTATCTGGATAAGGCTGCTGCTTTGTATGGTGTCAGCCCGCGTAAAGGTGCTTTGGGTTCTTCGACATATATAAGGGTATCTGCTGATCCAGGTACAGTATATGATACGTCTGTTACTTTTGTAAATAAAAATGGTATTCGTTTCCAAGTTGACGAAGCATTGACTGTAGGGGAAAGTGGTTACGGATATGTAAAGGTAAGAAGTATCAACGCAGGGTATTCCACAAACGTACCGCCTAATAGCATTACTAATGTTTCTCCGCAGCCACAAGGTCATATCGAATGTACGAATGAATATTATGCTATTGGAGGACGTGATAGTGAGGATGATGAAACGTTTAGAATCCGTATTAAGAACAATCTGAATATCCTTAGCAAGAATACAATAGAATACTGGACACAGACACTTAGCAACATAGACGATCGTGTCTTAAAAGTAATGAGTGCCGGTCTGGACGAAAAGGGCATATATAATCTCTATGTTGTTTCGCAGAACGGTATTTTCTTTACCGAAGAAGAACTTGATACACTTCTTGAAAGCGCACAAGGATATTTTGGTATTTCAGAACTGAATATTGAAGGGAAAGTAGTTGGTATTGGTATCAAGAATATTGATTGGTTCTATGTGGGTTCAGAAAGGGGGTTGGATTTCCGTGTTCAGCTTCAACCGGATTACGATGTGTCTACTGTGCGTCAGAACATACAAGTGAACCTTACTAAATATCTTGATTTTCGTTTTTGGACACCTGGTAAAATTGTGGAATGGGACGATCTATTGGACATTGTAAAAAAGACTGATGGTGTGAAATATGTGCCGGACGAGTATTTTTTTCCGTATTACGATCAACAAGTCCCGGCAAACCAGCTTCCGCGTATAAGAGGGTTTGTGATGCGTGATCAGGATGGAAATATTTTGTACGATTCTGACAGTAACCTTTCTCCGTTGTTTTATCCGTCTGAACCGGAGGATTTGTTCGTAGGTATCAACGATAGTTCACTTAACCTTTATCAAGAGGTTTATTTTAATGTGACGGATTCGGAGGGGAGACCTGTTGAGGGTGCAAATATTTCTATAGGAAACAATGCGGTTGTAACCAATGACAACGGACAAGCTACTATACGGCTTGCGAATGGACAGTATGAATATATCACTTCTGCTTCGGGATATATCCCTGTGGAAGGAATGTTTGTTGTGCTGAACGGCAGTGTTTCTATTGATGTGCAAATGGTTTTAGCTCCTTATACGGTCACTTTCCATGTAACAGATGAAAAGGGTGCTACCGTTCCCTATGCGAACGTTACAATGGACGGAAGAACAACTACTACCAATTTACAAGGTATAGCTACTTTGTCGGCAAGAAACGGGAATTATCCTTACACTATTGAAAAATTAGGGTATGATGAATATTCCGGTAGTGTAACAGTGCAAGGAAGCAACAGTGATGTGTATCCAGAATTGGAATTTACAGTATGGACAATCACTGTTATTGTAAAGGACAAAGAGAATGAACTTATACCGAATGCCATTGTAAAAGTAAATAATGGCGAATTTTTTACCAATCAAACAGGAGAAGCGGAAATACCACTTGTGAATGGCGAATATCCGGTGACAATAGAAAAGACAGGATACGACACCTTACAAGGAACAATCAAAGTCAACAATCAGAATGCTGACGTTACTTTTAAAATGGATTTTTTCTTGTATAATGTGGAGTTCAATATTTCACAAGTTAATCAGGGGAATCCCGCAGAAGATGCGACAATCAGGATCGAAGGACAACCAGAAGTGCTGACCGTAAACAGTTCCGGTCGAGCTACAACAACATTAAAGAATGGAAATTACAGCTACATCGTGCAGAAAAAGGGATATGATGATTTGACCGGATCGTTCAACGTAGAAGGACAGGATACATTTATTCAAAGAACCCTTGTATTGAAACATTATAATGTAGTTATTACTGTTCTTGATAGTGATAATAGTAGTCCAGTACAAGGCGCGGCAGTAAACATCAATAGCTCTTCCTATCCTACAAACGAAAGGGGTCAAGCAGCTGTAAGCCTTCAAAATGGAACGTATCCTTACACGGTTACAAAATCAGGATATTATGACGGCAGTTCTTCTGTTACTGTTCTTGATAGTGATAATAGTAGCGTAATAAGTTTGAAAGCAAGGCTTTACAACGTTATAATGACGGTAAAAAATCCATCGAAAGAGCCTATTAATGGTGCTACAGTGGAGATAAACGCAACATCTTATCAGACACAATCCAACGGACAGGTGTCTTTGCAATTAAAGAATGGTACTTATCCGTTTACAGTGACGTTCTCAGGAATGGACGATTATTCTGGTGAATTGGAAGTGGAAAGTGCGGATATTCCGTCTTTTCCTGTAAATATGGAGTACAAGAAGTACAATGTTGTGTTTACTGTACAGACGGACGAAGGTGTTGCAATTGAAAACGCCAATATTCATATTAATGAAAACGATTATAAGACTTCCCAGGGTGGATTGGTAACAGTTCGTCTTTCCGATGGAGATTACCCTTATGAAGTGACAAAAGACGGATATGTACAGACACAAGGTAGCATATCGGTTTCCGGTAGCAATAAAGATGTGCTGGTGCAGCTTGTTCCTATGTCTTATAATATTACGTTTGTTGTAAAAGACAATATGGATTCCCCCAACCTTTTACAAGATGTATCCATTAAGATTTCTGACAAGGAAGAAACACTTTCTACCGGAACAAACGGAGAAGCCACTGTAAAGCTGAAAGCGGGACAATACACAGCTACGTTCTCAAAAGAAGGTTATAAGGGCGAAGAATTGTCTTTTGAAGTGACAAAAGAGGAAACATTTACACAGATTTTAAAGAAGATATGGAATCTTACCTTTAAAGTGACTTCCGCAGGAAAATCGGGTTTAAAAGATGTGGCTGTCAGTGTAAGTGGCGCAGCCATATTAAGCGGAAACACTGTAAGCCTTAAAACAAAAGACGATGGTACGACTGACCCTGTACAGGTAATAAACGGTGCTTATGATTGGAGTGCGTTACTTGCAGGATACTCACCAGAAGAAGGTGTGGGCAGCATACAGGATGCCGACCAAGAAAAAGCAGTTGAACTGGTTTTTGGGTTTGAAACGACATTTACCGTAAAAGACGAAGAAGGAGGTTTTGTTGATGGTGCTAAAATTGTCATAGATAATGCAGAAACAATTACAACGGCACAGAACGGTACGGCAAAAACAAACCTTTCGACCGGGTCACATTTATACACCTATTCGAAGGAAGGTTATCAATCCGGGAGCGGTACGGTAAGGGTAAACGAAGCTGAAACGAGTGTAAACATAACGATGATAAAGGGAGCTGTTGTCACGTTTAAGACAATAGTAAGCAACAGTATCAAATCAGACGTTAAGATTGTGGTGAATAGCACAACACAAAGGATTCTCCCCCAAACGATCGTCACTAATCAAAGCGGAATAGCCACCATTTCTTTACCGGAGGGGAATTATACTTACTCGATCCCAACTGACGAAAGCAATAACTCTGATTTGATAGATGTACCAGATGGTAGCTTTGAAGTTGGATTGCAGGCGAAACAGGTTGAAATTGATCTTACTGATTATGTGAAGCATACTATCGTATTTCAGATAACACCTACTTACGCAAATCCAAACATCAATATTTACAGAAAGGAAGCTCCCGATACAGTGATTGATTCAGGCAAAGCATCGAGTGGCGTTGCTGTATTCCAGAACAGAAATGGGAATTACATTTATACGGCAACGAAAGATGGTTATTTGGATTTGAGCGGTGAATTTACGGTAGACAACAGACAAGCTAATATTAATTTTGAAATGAAGCAAGTGTCGGACGTCCAGTTTACTGTAAAAAATGAGAGTGATAGTACAGGCATACAGAATGCTTTAGTAACAATGACGGATCGAAACAATCCCTCTAACAAATATAAAGGAACTACAAACAGTAATGGTGTTGCTGTCATGACGTTTGACGGTGGAGAGTTTGAGTGGTCACAAGACAGCGATGCGGATTTTTCCGGTTGTCCTGTTTTTCAAGAAGATGAGAAATATCTTGTTCCAGCGGACGGCGTAACAACAGATCAATTAAAAACCTATTTCCCCAATGGTGTGATTGTTTCTCCATTGACAATTGTTCAGGATAAGGATAATAGTAGTATTACGGAAAGTCTTACCAGAATTTACAATTCAAATAAAATAGATGGCTGGGAGGGAAGCTGGGATAAAACGAAAAAGAACCTTACTTTAACGAGCGTGATCAAGACATCGACAGCTTCTACAGAGACTTATGTTTTGTTTAATGTGGATGCCGGACTTATAGGGTTTTCGAATGGTCTTTTCCAAATTGACACAGAAAAGATAGTGGATTATCACAAGGCTTTGGATTTTGGTTTTAAGGTAAGTGGCGTTTCGTCCAATCTGAAGATAGTTATAACTTATGGCTCGCAAAACGCTCCCTTAACGGTGGAGATGGAAAATGATGTAATTCAAAGATTCCAGCTTTCCGATCTTTTGTTGGATACAGAAACAATAGGTAATTCTACCATTTGGTCGGTGGCTGTTGTTTCTTCTGATGGAAGTATACTATCTAAAGATGATTTGAAAGATTTGAATATCACATTCTCTTTCTATGGTAAAAAGGTAACAAGTTCAGACTTTCCGGCAAATAAAGTCTTGTACGGAAGTTATGATTATGTAGTGACCCCACCTTTACCTTTGCAACCTAAAGAAGGGTTTATGTCTGTTTATTTGTCTTCTGTAAATCAAGAAGTGCTTATTTCTTCAACTACAACATTGCTTTTCTTGGTATATGGTGGAGATAGTGGAACAACTTTTTTAGAGGGGGCAAAGATTACTGCATCAGGAAGTGATGGAAAAACGTATTCCGGCACAACAGGACAAGATGGTGTGGCAAGATTAGATGTTCCATTAGGACAATCGTATAATTATGAGGTTACTGCCGATGGTTATTTGTCTGCATCAGGAGAAACAGGCGTTATTTCTGGTATAAAAAGTGTTTCTGTTACACTGGAAAAAGGTGTAGAAGTAACTGTAGCTGTAAGGGAAAATACAACAAGTGGTTCTCCTGTTTCAGGTGCAAAGGTTACAGCCGAAAACGGAAGTGTGAAGGTAACGGGCACTACAGACACACAAGGAAATGCTGTTCTTACGGTAAAGAGTGGGTCAAATATCTTTACCGTAGAAAAGAGTGGCTATGAAAACACAGTGCATTCAGACAATGTAACTTCCACCAAAACGATAACATTGCCTTTGAAGAAGATATACAGTGCTCTGAATGTTCAAGTAAGAAGAGTTGGACAAATGCAAGGTATGCCAAGCCAAATCCAACTAAAGGACAGTACGGGGCTGGAGGTGATTCAGACTAAAAATATAACCACTACCGTAACGTTCGCCAATGTCGCATACGGACAGTATATCTTGTATGTACCGGAAGGGGATTTTTCCAAAGAAACATCCCAAAGCATTACTGTGAATAGTGAAGGAATGCAGGTGCAAGTAAACCTTACTCCGCTGTATATGGTGCAAGTAAAAGTAAACCCTACTGGTGGTAATGTGGAATTTACAGATTCAGAAGGGCAGAAGCATACAGGTTCGGCAGGGCCAGCAACATACACGGCACGGTTTGACAAAATTCCTGCGGGGAATTATCAGGTTAAGATTACATCTTCCGGTTTCAGTGATTTTTCAACGACAGGAAGTATAAGTGGGGTTTATCAAACAAGTGTGAATTTGGAATACACCCTAACTAAACCGAACAAGTTGGTGCAGATAACAAGTAATCAATCCAATTACCAATTAGATACATCATATAAATACGTTTCCCTTTTGATAGTTGGAAGGGGAGGCGAAAAATTTGAGTATTGGCAATCTTGGAATGAATTTGCATTGATGGGTGGAACAACTGGACAAATTGTGTATATTCCTAATATATTGATGTCGGATATTTCAAATGGCCAAATAAATAAAATTACATTTAGTTCTATACCAAATACAGACAGTTGGACAGAAGGCACAGAGTATTCCATAAGATTAGGAATGACAACTTATGAATATAGAGCCTATAATGGGAAAGATAATGCTCAAAATGATGCCGATCGCCCCATACCACAAGAAAGTAGATTGGGCAATTATCCTGTATATAACGCAAAAAGTTCCGGTGGTTTTGCTGCCCATATGAGGGGTACATTCTATTGTAGTGGAAGCCCGGGAAGTCAGCCCGCAAAAGAAGAAAGTGCTTCTAACTTAGGACCAAGAATGCAACCAGACGGTGCGCCAGGTGGAGACGGCAGATATGGATATAAAAGTTCTTATGAAAATACTGTTTTTGGAGACGTAACTGAACCTATTCAATCTTCAGTTGTTATCCCTATCCAGTCTATTTTTGGAGGTACAAGTAAAGGTGAAGCAGGATATTTAAACACTGAAAGTGGGAAAAGAACCGGTGCATCTGCATGGGGAGGTGCGGGCTATGGTGGCTCTTATTTTACTTCTCCAGACGGAGGAACAACAAGAATTGCTGAGTATGGCTCTGGACAAGAATCTTCTCCGGCAGATGATGATGTGGGAAATATTACGAAACCAGGAGAAGGTATATTTTGTATATACTACCACAACGAACCTATATAACTTGTTGGGGTTATTAAGGGAGAGCATATTTTTCACTCTCCCTTTCTTTTGCCTATAGAGGGTTATTATGATAATACAAGCAGACAATCCCGTCGCCTTCGTTATAAGAATCAGTTGAAGATGAAGATATTTTGAAAGCTGTTCCACCAGCACCATATCCAGCTCTGCCGTTCATACTTCCATCTCCATAACCTCCCGCTCCGCCGGCTTTACAGTTGTCGGTTGAAGTGAAGTAACTCCCTGCTCCGTACCCTGTACCTCCAAAAATAGATTGGACAGGGATAGTAGAATCAGCTTTTAGTCCTGAATTATACTCTGGGCCTTGATTGCCGTACTTTCCATCACCACCTACCCCACCGTATTTTATACCGGAAATAGATGTACTATATTGTCCGTTACCATAACTTCCTCCTGCTCCTGCAACCAATCCAGATGTTGCAAGACCTCCTTCATTTCTGCCATAAATGAATGACGAGGGCTCTTCTTGTTCGTTCACTTTAAAAAACCAATATGTATCTCTATGTTCTTGTCCATTTTTTTGATCGCCCAAAAACACTTCATATGTAAAACCATAACACTGAAATTTTACGTAAAGTCCCATGTTCCCTGATATTGATTTTCTGAAATCTATAGTTTCATATCCCCACATTCCGTCTATAGATTGACTTATTACAAAATTCTTTTGATAAGCAACAATTGCACTGTCTCCACCCATGCAACCTCCATACCATTCAGGTGCATTTGGAGTGTTGTTGGTATCTTTGCCGTGACCTCCCCTTCCAACTATTAAAAAGGAAACGTATTTGTAAGAAGTATCTAATTGGTAAGAGGATTGGTAAGAGAAAAAGAAAGAGGTGTAAACTTATCATGTTTGTTTGGAAAAGATTATCTTTGTGAGTAAGTAATTACTTAGATAAATCAAATTTAAAAATTTTCATTGCAATGGATATAATCAAAAGAACAGTAACAGCTAATTCAAATAAACTTGTTACAACAAATGGTGAAGCTGCACCTTCTTTAATCAGCAGTGCATGGAACTTTGCTACAATCGAAGAAGATATTGTTCTGATTGACCAAAACGGACAAGAAGTTCCGTTTGTAATCATTCCTCTTTCCGAAGGAACAATTAAAGTAATCTTGACAGGTGGAATGGAATACACCATTTCAGAAGCGGAAGTGAGTGCAAATTTGGGATCACCTCTTATGTACATGGTTCAGAAGATTTTGAAAGAAGGGACAACGGCAACCAATCTTAGTATAGGTTTTTAAGGAAAGGAATTGACAATGAATTTAATAGGAAATATTAATGCAATTCCTTTTAGGAGATTTAGGGGAGGGGGTGGAGTAGCTCCTTTTCCATCTATTCCTGGTATGATTGCAAGGTATTCAGCATTAGGTCTTACTAATGAACAGATGGCTGCCAATCCTGTATGGGTAGATAAGACAGATAATGGTCATGACTTGCAAATGAAGAACTTCGCTTGGGGTGGAATGAGTGGAGTTGGTGGGTATGAAATGAATTTCAATTTATGGACAAACAATGTTCCAAGCATTCCAGATATTTCTATGTCTACGACGACTACCTCAGTTAGTGTAAGTGTTGGAAATTCTACTTATAATAACAATCTTATTTATATTCATATAAGTAATTGGGATATAAATAAGAATCACTGGTTGAAGGTCACATCTACTTATGAAGATGGAGATCTCGCCTTTACATTTTATAATGATAGCAATACTAAAAAGATTGGATTGCCAGCTAACGGCTATGTAAACATACTTGCATACCCTGAATTTAAAGGCAGTTATATGTATATCTCAACTATATCTAATAAGCAAGGTTCATTTACCATCGAACAACTACCTCTCTACCCCGGTGCACTCGTCTTTGACGGAGTAGACGATTACGGTACCTGTGATAACTTCCCTATTCTGACTAAGGAAAAGGGATATACGGTTGTGGCGTTGAGACAGTGGATTACATATAATCCAAATGCAATATCTGCTATAGCGACAAACGCATCCGATCAATCTTTTAATGGTGCGTTCACTTTTGAAAATTACAATAAAGGAGCAGAGCAAACTATTTCGTATGGAGCTACTCAAATAACATTACAATATTCAAAATCTCCTTTTTCTTGGCAAACAACATCTAAGTATAATGGAGTTAATATTGCCAATGGAAACAAAGATGCGACAAATTCACTTGTTTTAGGCAGGTCATATCCTCAAAGAAATGATTTTGCGAATTTTGCTATCTGGGAACTTGTATTTCTCGATCATGATGCCACCGAAGAAGAACTGACCAAGATCAAAGACTACTTCGTTAAAACCTATCCCTGGCTCTTTCCCGACCAGGCATGGACAGTGGTAGGCAAGACCAACGAGGACGAAGATCGTGCTACTATTGCTAACATTACGGGCAATGGTAATAATCTTGTACTGTCGAATTTAGGGTTTATCGAAGGAAGTGGTTACAATAAAGAAGGGGAATATGCTGGCTATCTGGTTACTGATGGGGTGGATGATAAGATAACTTCGTCTATATTTGAAATGGGTAATGATTGGACTGTAATAGGAGATTGGGAGCTTATAAATACAGGGAAAAAAGACAATGCTGGTATTGTAAAATTTGATAGTATAGTCATTTATAATTATAATCCAATACTCATTAATATAAAAAATGGTAGAAATAATTTGATTCCCGATCAAAATACCGTTAATGCAATTTGTTCTGATGGCAGGATTTATTCAAAAGACTGGAAAGAATCTATTTATAATGAAGAAACGGAATCTACCAGTAAAAATCTCTTAACTATAGGATATTCAGGTGACATTTATACTAAAATTGCTTTCAAAAACTTAGCGATTTATCCTACAGTCCTTTCCAAGGAAGATTGTATAAAAGCATATAACTATTTACAAACTTTAAAAGCAAAATAATATGAAGAAGTACAAAGTTTTATTCTGTGATCTGGATGATACGTTAATTGAGACATTAAGTGGCAAAACATTTCCTAAAGGAATTTGGGATATGAAAATCAAATTTGATGTTTTGGATGCAATTAAGCAGTTTTCTCCTGAGTATGTTTTAATTGTAAGTAATCAAGGGGGAATTGAAGCTGGTTTTGTGGATCATCAAAGATTTCAATCTAAAATAGAATATGTATCACAATGCGTAAAAGAATATTGCGGAGTAAAATGCTATTCGGAATATTGTACCACGAATGATAAAAATGATTTGTATAGAAAACCAAACGTAGGAATGCTTAATCATCTTTGTGAAAACTATGTTGGCGATGATTTTGATTACATAAAATCTATTACACTTATGATAGGTGACGCAAGTGGACTTGAAGGACAGTTTTCTGATAGTGATAAAAGAACCGCAGAAAATTTCGGGATTGACTATCTTGATGTAAATGAATTTGTTAATTTGTATAATAAAAAGAAATAAAAATAGATGAAATACGCAATTGTAGATTTATTATGGGCAAAATCACATGGTATTGAAATACTGCCCGAAATGAGAACAAGTATAGATCAGAGTAAAGTTATTTTACATGAAGAAATGTTAGTACCTTTTGAAGATGAATCGTTTCCAAGATATTCATTTAGTGATCCAACTTTTATTGAATTGTTAAATAGTGAAGAATGGACTAGTACAGAAGAAGAACCTGTAATTAATAGAGACTTTAGTCGTATATTGGCTTTGAATGTTCTTAATGAAGAGATTACTAAAGAAATCAATACATATGATCTTACTCCAGGTGAAGCATTACAAGTTAAAGATCGTTATCCAGAATGGGTTGCAGGTATCACTGTTAAAGTAGGAGAAAGATATTTATCTGATAATGTTCTTTGGGAATGTATAAAAGAACATACTACTCAAGATAATTGGAAACCTTCTATGGCTACCGCAAGCTTATGGAAAGTAGTGGATGAAGAACATGAAGGTACTATAGATGATCCTATTGTTTACATTCCACCTATGGAAATATTTAAAGATAAATACTATATCCAAAATGGTATAAAATACAAATGTACAAGAAATAGTGAACAACCTCTTACACATGATTTATCAGCCCTTGTTGGATTATATGTTGAGAAAGTTTAATTATTAATAAGCTAAGGATGTCACAGGAAATCTACAATAAGACCGTGTTCAAACGGTTCTTCGAAGAAAACGATCCTGCTGTAATGGAATGGGCGGAGAATGTACTTGAAAAGGTATCTTCTCCCGGCATTCTTCCTACTTTTATAAAGAAGGACGGAGAGGATTTTAAGGCGTATTGGGAAACAGTCTGTCATATCTTTGCGCTTGTTGTTTTATATGCTAAGCAATACAATGAGATTGACACAAACAAGATTCTGTTTGAGCTTTTTATTGAAAACAGAGGACTTGTGACAGACGAAGTGAACACACTTGAACAGATGAAATATCTGTTCAATAATTATGTGAAGGAATATAGAAAAAGAGGAACACTTGATATTGTAAACAAGGAAGGCACGATACTTGGGGAACTTCTCCGTCTTATTAGATATAAGACGGAGGATGAGTTTATATTTGCCCTTCTGATGTCTCGTGATACTGGATGGACAATGGGTTACAGTTCTCCCACATGGAACAGAACCGATACTGTTTTGAATGTTACAAAAGGGTATGAAACAACGGAAAGTGTAAAAGATTTGAATGCCTATCCACTTGTGAACCCTACAGGTGTTGTTATTGTGGATGATATAGACAACAATGGCACTCCTATACAGGCAATGACTTTCGTTGGAAATGCTTTGGTGGGTATTTCTTCTGAAATTGACAAAACGAAGCTCCTTCCTATTTCAGAAAATCTTTCTTATCAGATTTCTTTTAAGGTTAAAACATCTTCCACAAGCAACCAAAATTTGAAATTCGGTGTGGAAGTGTTTAACGAAGCCGTTCAACCTATGATATGTAAGGAGTCTTATGGAAGTGCAGAGAGCAACAATTTTGTTTCCGGCAGCAAAGGAATCCTGGAACTTCCTGTAGCCGGAGTGTATTATGAATGTCGGGCAATTCTATCAAGAAAGAACAGGGCATACGCAAAGCAGTTAGAGCTTAATTTCCCGAAAGGGAGAGGGCTTCAAATGAAAGACGGAATGAAATTCTTGTCATTAAGTCTTATACAAGACAGGTCAAATTCTTCCGCTCTTGTGTACATTTACGATATAAAGATAAAACCGCTTTTCCTTCCGTTCTATCAAGGTAATTTAGGGGAAAAGGACGTGATAGCTGCTTATTATCTTAATAATTCCCTTACAAGTGAGAAAGGAGTAAAAAAATTTACAGAAGATTACCTTGTTACCTACAAAAACATAATGGGTAGTGAGGATATTCAGCCTTTGAAAGAGAAGAATGTTGTTTTCAAAGTATTGTCGGATAGGGGAGCTTACATAGAAGGAGCTTCTATTTCCATTTTAGACAAACGTCTTGTGACGGACAGAAACGGGGAAGCATCTATTGTGCTTTATCCTGGCGATTATTCCATTGATGTGGAGAAGTCTTTGTTCATGAATATAGAAGACAGATTGTTTCAGGTATTGGAAGACGATGAAGAAACACAGGTGGAATATATTCAAATGCAAGGAGATGTGTATGAAAGAAAAGTCACGTTCGTTGTAAGGGACGAAAATGAAAGACCTATACAAAATGCTCTTGTTACTTTTAATGGTGAATTTAAATATACGGATTCTTCTGGTAATGCCATATTTATGGCTTTTCCTGGTTTATACCCTTATACTGTAAGCAAGACGGATTATTATACCATAAGTAAGAACATCAATGTACAAGACGATCAATCCGAACCTGTAACGCTTATATTGATACCAAGATATACGGTTACATTTACGGTGACAAATTCATCTACTGGCGCAGTGGAAGGTGCAAATGTGACACTTACCGCAAAGGACAGACTGGCAACAGAGGATACTGTCGCTTATTCGGAAAGCAAAAGAACGGGCACGAATGGGAAAGTGACATTCACGAATATATTGGGAGGTGATTACACTTATCTTGTTGAAAAGCAAAACTGGATTCCTGTAAATGGGGATGTTGTTGTGGACAGTAATAAGGATATACAAGTGAGCTTCAATCCTATGCCTACTTTTAACATGACGTTTACTGTAAATGATTACAACACCTTTACGGGAGAGAAAAAGCCTTTAAATGGAGCTACCGTAAGATTTGCAGGTTTGACAAAACAGACTTCTGACAATGGGCAGGCTGTTTTTGAAGGAGTGTTGGGAGGAAAATATTCTTATGATGTATTTTACGACAACAATCATCAACGGGTATATGTGGAAAACTATGAGTTTTATAATAATTCGAACATTACGATAGACTTGAAACAGCTTACCTATAAGACTACTATCAAGGTGTATGGCGCAGGAGGAACAGTCGTTGAAGGTGCGAAAGTGAAAGTAAACGATAAGGATTTTGTGCAGGAAGATTCTTCTGGTGTTGTGTTGGAACTTCCCAATGGACAATACACTGTCATAGCATCCTATGAGGAATATGAGGACAGAGAGCAGCAATTTACTGTAAATGGAAATGATCAAGTGGTGAGCATCTATATGGATCAAACTTTATATGATCTTACATTTGTTGTAACAGAGGATAACGGTATCATTTCCAACGGTACAAGAATAACACTTAACAGGGGAGGTGCAGGAGAACAAACAGGTCTGACTAATAACGGACAGATCAAATTCTCTGTTCCGAGAATGCGTTATGATTGGGTGGCTTCGAAGCAATATTTCAGTAACCAGACAGGGGTTGTGCAACCAAATGACCTTCCAAAGACGGTGAATGTTGCAATGCCAAGAAAAGAAACGAGAGTGCAGTTCTATGTTTATAATTCCGATACAGGGCTTCCAGTTTCAGGAGCTTCTGTAAAACCAGAAGGGCTTAGTACGCAAAATACAGGGTCGGACGGTACAACGACCTTTACGATGCAGATGGGGAAAACTTACAGATATGAAGTTTCCGTTTATGACTATCAGCCTACGGAAGGTTCTGTCACAGTTAATCAGGAATCAATGCCACAACAAAGGGTAGGTGTTTCTAACAAGACTTACAGTGCTCATATTACAGTGAAATCCCGAAATGGATATAACATTAATCGAGCTTACGTAACTTATGGAGGAAAGAGTGGATACACCAATTCACAAGGACAGCTTACACTTACTGGAATACAATCAGGGTCGTATAATGCCACTTGTACGGCAGACAATTATCAATCCCAAACGAAAAACAATATTGCAATATCGGGAGCTGACACGTATATAGATTTCACTCTTGACTATGAGCTTACGACAACTTATATTTATCTTAGAAAGGAAAATGTATTGCAACCTTATGCTTCCGTGAATATAAGAACTACCGCGCCTGACGGATCGTCTTATTACAGTGGTACAGATCAGACAAATGGAAGTGGTAGGATAACGGTTTCTTCTCCTTCTGGAGGTTATGTGTATGCTTCCGCTACGGATTCGGAATGTGTAGGGACAGGGGATGAATCAACGAACGCAGGGGGGAGCAGTATTTACCTTTATCTTTGGAAAGCTCTTATCGTTTCTTATAGCGGATCGCCTCAAACGCCATCTGTATCAGATGGCGTTTATGAAATAGTGGGGAGAGAAGTAAGGGTACAAGGCGGAAGTAGAAATACAAGTAACCCTTCTACTGTGTATGCCAATTTCAGAAATCATACAAGAGCTACTGCAATCAAACAGTGGCCCGAATCATTTTCTATTCAGGGAAGTTCTGGCACTTATAATGTGGACGCTGCCGGCGGCAACCATTCTGCCTTTAGAGGATGTACAAGTCTTTCATCGATTGCAACAAACACAATTCCTTCTATTTCAGGGGGTGTTATCTGTTGGTTTAGAGATTGCACAAGTCTTAGGTCTATTCCTTCTGGTTTGTTTACCAAAATGACAGGTAATTCTTGTGCGGGTGCTTTCTGGAGCAGTGGGGTTACAAGCCTTCCAAGCGGTCAACTTGTTCCTACTTCATGTATTTATCATTCTTCTTTGTTTAGAAGTTGTAAGAGTTTGACTTCATGTGTTGGCAATGGTACTTTTGGAAGGGGAGGTGGTACAGAAGATTTCCATGCTGTATTTTTTGAATGTACGGCTTTGAAAAATACAGGAGGGCTATCAGCTACAAGTTCCCCATTTAGCAATTCAACGAATGCACAGTATATGCAATATACATTTCAAGGTTGTACAGCCATAACCGAACTTCCAGTATTATGGTTCAGATATTGCACAAACATTGTTTCTTTTGCTGGTTGCTTTGTCGGTTGTACAAGTCTTGTCGACGGCTGGTCTACCGCTATGTTCTCTTACTCTTCGAAGGCAACAAATATGCAGTCATTGTTTGAGAATTGTACTTATTTGTCTATTCCTTATGGACAAGGGCTTCCGTCAAGTGTAACAAACGCTTCAAGAATGTTTGCGAATTGTAGGAATTTATCTGATATATCTTCTTTTGATATGAAGAATGGAAAGTTGCAGAATGCAGAAAGTATGTTTGAGAACACGGGTGTGAAACAAATTCCCGCTAAGTTCTTTAATGATCTTACGACACTTACTAATCTTAGGAGGTGCTTTGCAGGATGTACGTCACTCACTTCTTTTGGAAGAACAGGGAATTATGTAGGACAACCAGGGACGTCTGCACGACCTGTGAATGTGGATATAGGAAATCAGTTTAATAACACCAATTTTGAAAATATCAGTGGTAATTTGAATTGCACTGAAATGTTTGCAAACTGTACAAATCTTTCTTTAGGAACAGAACAAACCTATGCAGTTTCATACACATCCCTATATGATAGGTCAGTGGCAGGCGTAGGAAAGGTTAATATGGACAGAATGTTTTATGGTTGTTCGAAACTTGGAACTGTCCCTGTCATTCAAATTCTTTCTGGATCGTCTAATTATGTAAAGATAACGGAATCTGGAAATAATAACGTAACAAGCCATAGTCAGACTTTTACAGGCACAAATTGCGAGGGTGTTCCAAGTGGATGGAAATAAGTTGAAAATTTTAAAATATACTGAGAATGAGCAAGTTAAATGTTAGCAGAAATGTTTTTTTAGAGAAAGAAGAACTTTCAAATATGATTTCTTTCTTTGCTACAGCACCGCTTATGAAGGCGGTGCTACAGGCATCTTATTCTTTTGGGATGATTACGAATGACCCATCTAAGATCAATCCTAATACAGTCAACAAACCAGAAGAAAGCGAAAATCTTGTAGAACCTTTTAAAGTGGAAACAGGCACTAATTCCGGTACCATAAAGGTGTTGCCCGGCATGGCTCTTACCAGTGCTGGGAACTTTATAGATATCAATGTAGAAGACAACATCGTTGTGCCGAATGACAGTAATTTCTATTGGGTGAAGATTGCATACAAAACAAGAAATTACGAAAAGGGATATGTAAGTGTAAATTCACAAGGTATTGTGTCTGGTTCGGTTGATTTTTCAGGCAAGGTGAGAGGACAGTCTTCATCAACTCCTGTTTCTATTAGGTTTGAAAAACAAGACGGTTCTGTTCCTTTGAATAATGGCGTTTATCAGATTGTAAACATAATTGACAGCCAAAACTTACTTCTTACATCTGCAACTACATTTGTAGCGGAATCGAATTTAAGAGCTATTGTGCTTGGGACACTTCCTTTGGGAGGTGTATTGACTTCCGAGCAGCGAAACGGTTTATACACTTATGATGATTATGCCATTTCTTTAGTCCCAGAAGTAAGCATCAGCACTCCGCCAGACAAAGAAGTGGATGAATATTATATCGCTCGTGTACAAAATTCTGGCGGCACGGTATCCGTTTACAATGAAGTGAAAAGCGAATATTGGTCGCTTGGGAATATATTCATGTCAACTTCTAAATAACAAGGATATGTTAAGGTTTTATTACACGACAAGCGCAGGGTACAACAATGGGCAGACAAAGATTTCTGATTCTTTGGGTGGGTACAAATCATCCACCCCTGTACCCAATGATATGTTTAGCAATTTATTTGATGAAATAAGCCTTAATTTGGCTTCAAATCCTCGTGAGCAATATATTGCACTTATTTTGAAAAATGAGGGCACAGAAACGCTTAAAAACGTTAATATGTGGTTTTCTGCCGTAACGGAGAATCCGTATGGGAAAATCATGGTAGGAGCAATAGGAATGAACAAGGATGAAAACGACAATCCGGTTACACCAAGAACATCTTCTATTTATGAGAAGCCCTATTGGATTCAATTTTATGACGCAACAGAAGACGATAAAGTTACATTGGGTGACATTGAATCGGATGCTGAAATTTGTTTGTGGTTCTCACGGGTACTTGATGGAAAAATTATTCGAGAAGACTATAACAATGTGGCAGAGAGAGATACGAACACCCAAAACCGCTATAAGAAGGTTGAAAAAGAGACTGATGAGATTTTTAACATTAATTTGGTTTGGGAATAGTTACAAAAGTTGTAGTTTTGCCAGCGAGACAGGGGAACAAAAACTTCCCCTTCTTTTATCACTTAAAACATACAACTTTTGTATGCAATGATTTTATAATCTAATTTCGACAGCAATGACAAGACGAGAAGAATTTGAAACGATTTATGAATACTTACAGGGAAAACTGACAAACAACCCGAAGTATGAGTTTCATGCAAAAAGAAAGGACAGGGAAAGGATAAAAGATTTTCTTGAAAATGAAATAGTGGGGAATCTTTGGAACTATCTTACTTTTCAATTTAATAGGCAGGTTTTTATTTTGTCGGTGTCGAAATTGAGTATTATTCCTCTTCCTAATGTGATAGGGAAAGCAGCTATTGAAAGATGGAGAAAACGAACACAAAAGGATATGTGGTTTACCTCTAAATTCGTTATGGAATACGACCTTAGAAACCCTATCCAGAAAGAAGAAGCCTTGTCTGATTCCTATTTGGATAAAGAAAGACAGCTTTATTTTGATTCTCCGAGAGGATACATCCTTTGTGAAAGCTATGATGGGTTTTTGTATCATGAAAAGAAATGCAAAGGATGCAGGTATATAAAATTGTGTGAAGAAAAATATAAGGACAGATGAGAAAAAGAAGAAAGGAACTTGAAGTTAAAATTGTCCCTTGTTTTTACGATACGAAAAGAGCAGAGCTTTTGATCGTAAGGTACGGATGGTTTGGAAACCCTAAGTTTGTAAGGAGTTTCGGGTTTATCTATCTTTCGAGTAAGGAAAGTGAGAAAAAGATGGACTATGTGTGTGAATTAATAGATAGGTTTAACAGAATACAAAGTTTAAATTGTTATGGAAGAAAAAGTAATGTATGACGTGCGTTCAGCACTTATGACAGGTGAAATTAAAGAAGTAAAAAAATGGGAAACAACTACTTTCAGAGGTCTGGAGTATATCATCCCGGAAGGAGAACGTGAAATGGCTAAAATTGGCAGAGATGTGTTTTTCACAAAAGAAGAAGCAAAGAAAGCTATTAACGCAACGGTTGATAAGAGAGTTCAGTATCTTGAAAATCAGATTGAAAGAATTAAAAGCTATAAGTTTGAGTAACGTGCTGAAAAAGAAGGAGAAATACGAATATCGTCCTTGTAAAAGATGTGGTGAAAATCATTACATCTACAATAGGATGAAGTGGCTCTGTAAAGATTGTGACACAGAAACAACCAAAGAACGTAGAGGTGACCTTCAATCCTTATTTACGGAGATATGGCAGGAAAGACCTCATGTTTGTGTAAAATGTGGAAAGCCTTTGGGGGATGAACCAAAAGCTATTTTCTTTTCGCATATCAGATCAAGAGGAGCAAGACCGGATTTGAAGCTGGATAAGAACAATATCGAACTTCTTTGTTCCGCTTGTCACAGATTACATGAATTTAACGAAAGGGAAATCGTATGAAAAAGATTCTTGTATTGACGGTATTGTCGTTTATTCCCCTTCTTGTTTCTGATGCAAAAGTTCTTCCTACTACGAAAGAAGATAGGGACAAGGTTGTGTGGGAAAGGTTGGTTCATGCCATTTGCATGGTTGAATCCGGTTGCGATGATAAAGCGAAAAACAAGGTAAGCTCCGCTTCTGGTAGGTTTCAGATGTTGAAGGTTTATGTGGACGAAGTGAACCGGATAAAAGGGAGACATCTCTATTCCTATAAAGACAGATTTGATCCTGTAAAGTCAAGAGAAATGTTTGAAATATACCAATCCCACCACAACCCTACCAAAGACATAGACAAGGCGATTGTTCTCCATAGAGGAAAGAAAGTTAAGTCTTACATTAGGAAAGTAAAACAGGAAATGTATAATCTTTAATTTTTAATGCTATGACAGTATGCTGGACAGAAGGATGCTATTACTTTGAAGGCGAAGTGATCAGTTCCTACCAAGTGGAAGATGGCACTATGCTGGTAGTGGAAACGCAGAACGGACGAACAAGGGAAGTTCTTAGAGAAAATGATCATTTAATTGAGTTGGATGTATGCGAATAGATGAAAACATGGAGGTATTACTTCAATCCGTTGCAAATTTATTCGGGGATTTGAAGCTAAACGTTCTGAAAGGAAAGCTGGAAGATGTGATAGCACTTCAAGATACGGAAAGTATTGCTGACTTTACCGAAGAATGTATTAAGTGGTCAGAAAGAGAATATACGAAAAAACAGCGTATGTTTGTGTTTTCTGATGGGAAATTGGCTTTGACAAGGATATTTATTGTTTCCGCAGAAATGGATTACACGGACGAAGGTGTACCGGAAATAATCGTAAATAGAATGCCGGACGATGTAACGTTAAAGGACAATCCTTACAAGAACATTCATGTCCGGTATGAAAGCGAGGAAAACTGTTCCCGTGACTTCGACAGGTTGAAATTAGTGTTGAATTAATAATCTATGGCTAAGGAAGTTATAGTAAAGAATTTAAATCTCGTTGGAATGACAGACTATTTCAATGAGCATTATAAAAAGAAAGATGGAGGAAAGTTTTCATACTGGAACATCAGAGCTTATGCGGTAATGGGCAAAGTCCCCTCCTATTTAGGAGAAGGATTGAGTATTGTCCCTTGTGTGCCGATAGGAAGCAATGTAAGACTATGGAAACTTGTGAAAGAAACAAAATAAAAATGAGATGAAGATATATGTAAGTTTGCCTATTTCTGGGCATGATATAGAAGAAACGAAAGAATACGCAGAAAAGATTAAGAAGTTTCTTGGAGAAAAAGGTGATGAAATTGTTACTCCTTTTGATACTTGTAATGAAGAAGGTAAGTCTTATTCCTATTATATGGGTAGGAGCATTGAAGCACTTTTAGAATGTGATGCTGTTTTCTTTGTACCAAATTGGCAGGAATCAAAAGGCTGTATGGCTGAATTTGAGTTGGCAAGAATTTATGAAAAGAAAATTTTAATGTAAAGAAAATGAAAAGTTCGAGTAAGTATTTGATATGCTATGACAATGAAACCGGAGGACTTCCTTCGAAAGACAAACCGGCTTTTGATGCGATTCCTCTTATAGAAATTGCGTTTGCAATCATAGATATGGAGAAATTGGAAATATGCGAAGAAGTATCTATGATCCTTCCGCGTGACTATAAAGAAGGTCTTTCCTATTCAGCGGAAGCGGAAGCTGTGCATGGTATCACTGAATCTATCCAGAATGAAAAGGCAATTTCGTTAAAAGAGGCTTACAAAAAGTGTCTGGATATTTTCAAAAGATACAAAAACCCGCGCCAACTATGTACTCTTTGCGGTCACAACATAGTAGGGTTTGACAACCCTTTCTTGGAGAACTTCTTTAAGTTCATGGGAGATGATCTAAGCAAGTATGTAAAATTTTCGTTGGATACGATGCAATTGGCTCACATGGCTTATGGAGAAGCTGAAAATTATCAACTGCATACTATTTGTGACAAGGAAGGTATTGATCTTGTAAACGCGCACCGTGCCGGTGATGATACCTATGCGAACGCACTGCTTATGATAAATTTCGTAAAGAAACTTCGAGGAGAAGGAACAGCTGTCGGGCAAGATGGCATGACGGTCAAGAATCCTTTCCGAGAAAAATTTGCTTTGTAAAGCATGGCGATAGTATATAATTCAAAAGGTGGGATTCTGACCGATTTGCAAGCAAAGAGGTTGTTTACTACTGTGGACGATATAATAGACAGGCTTCCTTCTCCTACTATATCCCAGCTCTTTTCAGGGGGATACAAAAGGGATATGGACAAGATGCTTGAAACTATTATAGATCAGACAGAGTATGCAATGAATTTTGGACGATCTCTTGATACTGAAAAATTGGGATATGTGGACAACTTGTTTGCTTCAATGGATGAAAACCTAAGAATCCTTTCGTACAATTATTTCAATGCGACTGTCCTTTCCAATTTCAATTTAGGATGGAGAAATTTGGAATGGGGGAACCTTACGCAGCTCTTTCCTTGGAGCAGTTACCTGTGCGCCCGAGGAGCAGGCAAATGTCTATGTATCAACACTTTAGTTGTTATGGCGGATGGCTCTTTGAAGAAGGTACAGGACATAAAAGTAGGTGACAAAGTAATGGGACAGGACTTCAAACCTCGAAAAGTCTTAGAGCTTCACAGAGGAAGATGTCCTATGTATGAAGTAAGGCAAATAGGTGGTATGGATTATACCGTAAGCGAAGGACACCTGCTTTGCTTATCCGATAGGAGCATTGTTCCTGTAGAAGTGGCGGGAATGAACCTTAGAAAGGGTTTTTCTTATAAAGGTTATAGGTCTACTAAGAACGGACTAAGAGAGACGGAAATTTATGTGTCTTTGGTTGGTGAAGATGACTATTACGGTTTTACCTGTGATGGTGACCATAAGTTCCTATTAGAAGATGGTACGGTTTGTCATAACAGCTATATGTGGTGTTATTCCTTTCCTTTGTGGCGATTGTATTCTTACACGAGACCTATGCTCTATGGAGGTGATACGGTTGACAACAAGAACCGGAAAGAGACGGCTATGATCACAAACACTATGACACTTGCAAAGGTGCATGTGAACAAGATCATAGAAGAAATCACTACTAACGATATTTTAAAAGAAAAACTTGATCCGAATGGAAAGGCGAAATTAGGTGAAACAGCAATAGAAGGTGAGAACGGTGCTATACTTCATGTCCGTGGTAAGGACGGGTTTATTCGTGGTCTGCATGTTGGTGCAGCAATCATAGACGATATGCCGGACGAAAGTTCTTTGTATAGCGATGAGCAAAGGGAAAAGTTGAAAGAAGTTTTTAGAGGTACAATTACACCTATTGTAGAACCATACGGGTATTTGATTATATCTGGTACACCTTATTCGACTGCTCCGAATGAACTGTACAATGTAATAAAAGGTGACAAACGTTTTTATTCGTTTGAATATCCTATTGTTTTCCCGGATGGTAGACCTCTTGCACCGGATAGATACACCTTTGAAGATATAAAGGCAAAAAGAACGGAACTTGGTTCTATCGTATTTGCCCGTGAGTATTTGGTTATTCCTATTTCCGATAACTCAACGATCTTTCCTTATGAGTATCTAAGAAGGTCAACTACAGGGATGGACAAAGTTTCTTTTGCAGACAGTATAGAATTTTTTCCGTTTGAACTTCAAAGAGTAGTGGTAGGATGTGACTTTGCCGTATCTGGTAATATTGGTGCTGACTATACTGTCTATTCTGTTTGGGGTATTGACTATTCGAACAACTTCTATCTGATAAACTATTTCCGTGCAAAGGGGATGTCCCATAACGAACAGGTGGACAAGATCGTTCTTTTCAACCGTCTGTACAAGCCGGACAAGATAGTATGCGAGGCAAACGGTTTCCAAGGGATCTTGTCTGCACTTGCAAGAGAAAGGGGTCTTTCCAATATCGAGCAGTTTACAACAACAGAAGGGAACAAGAAAGACCTCTATTCCGGTCTTCCGTCTTTGTCTGCCATGTTTGAAAGAGGACAGATTAAAGTTCCTTACAAGGAAGGGGAGACAAGACAAAAGGTAGAGTTGATGTTCAGTGAGTTTGCGTCCGTTACTTTCAGAAGCGATAAAGGGAAATTGGAAGCGAGTTCAGGACACGATGACATTGTGATGTCAAATTTTTTATCCATACATACCCTTCGCGAAGAAAATGGATCAGGTAATAGTTTTAGTATAAACATGGTGTAAAATAAAATATAGGAAATGGGCAAACTGAATCCCGGCTTCATGGCGGAAATCTTTAAATTGATGTTTTCCGATGAAGTCATAATGCGTATAGCTTCGGAATATTTGAAATACGAATTGATTCCTAAAGAATGGGTAGGCTATAAATTCATTCTTAGGGAAGCGATCATACAATATACAGAAAAGAATAAGCTGCCTTCTATCGGTGTTATTTGTCAGAAATTATGTGACGAGGATGCCGTGCAGCTCGCTGCAAAGGAAATAAAGAAGGCGGCTTTGATAGACAGGGAAATTGCAATAGACCAATTGCAGTCTTTTGTCAAGGAAACAGAATTTGAACTTCTTTCAAGGAAAGTGCATGACTTGTATGAAGAAGGAAAGAAGGAGGAAGCAATACGTGTCAATGCCGAAGAATCCCAAAGGATATTGGAAATGTCGTTTCGTTCCAAATCAGGCGGTTTTCAGTCTGTTTTTGGGGGTTTTCATGAACGGATGGTAGAAAGACGTATGGAAGGAGATGCTGCCTCTGAAAAGCCCGTAAAAGTACCTTTTGGAGTGGACAGATTGGATGATGTTTCTTTTGGTGGTATGGAAATAGGAGATACATCTCTTTGGATTGCTCGAAGCGGAGTTGGTAAGAGCTCAATTCTTAAATGGCATGGGTATTCTGCTGCCATTAGAGGTGTTCCGGTTCTTCATATCCAGTTGGAAGGTGGAATTAAAGTCTGTATGCAAATATACGACCAGTTATGGTCTGCTCAATCCTATTCTGACATTAAATCCGGCAATATCAGTTCAAAGGATAGAAAGAAGATAGAACAAGCTATCAAAGAGGTAAAGGAACTTAGTTCTGACATTGAAGTGTATGGATTCAAAAAGTTCGGGCAGGCTTCCATGAGTGATGTCCGCCAGCTTTGCTATGACTATTTTAATGCACATGGCAAGTTCCCAGGATTGGTGATACTCGATTCTTTGGATTTGGTAAAAACCGGCATATCCAAAAAGATTGATTCCGACCCCGACCACAAGAAAGAAAAACTACAGACTTGCGCCCAGCTTTTGAAGAACTTGGCTGATGAAATAGGTGCTCCTATTATTACAGCCACACAGACAAGTGATGTCCCGTTTGAAGTATGGAACAATCCTGACAAGGTAATTGACCGTTCTTACACGGAAGGCGATAAAACGCTTGTAAAGCCTTTTTCTTTTGTGTTCACCCTGAATATGACGATAGAGGAAAAGGCAAACGCAACAGCTCGTATTTATGTCGATAAGCTCCGTGATTATAAGGAAAGCCAAGAAGTGATTACGATTGCTACCAATTATGACAAAAGACGGTTCTATCACAGGGGGCGAACGATGGAAATGTATAATCAAGTTTCCGAAAGGAAAGAGGAAAAGAAACAAGCTCGCAGAAAAAAGGCGCAAGCAGATAAAATGGAAAGTATTTAGGACTATGATACGGATAGACGAAGAAGAAGTAAAGACAGCGATCGGACTTCGCATATTCGGTTCGCAGGGGTGGCTCTCCAACAAAAATATGGATTGTCCCTACTGCGGAAAATCGAAGAAATGGGGTGTCCTTTTGAATCCTCACGGAGGTGTGTTCCATTGTTGGAAATGTGGTAGCAAAAAACCATTGAAGGATTTTCTGGACAAGATAGGAGGGAAAGACCTTATACGGACGGAATATCAAAATTCATTAAGTGTAAAACTTACACCTTTGAAAGATGATGTGGATGAAGATGTGTCCGAAGAATTGCCGGAAGTAAAACTTCCCCTTCGTCTTGAAAGACTGAAATCCGATCCTTATTTGGATGAAAGAGGGTTTAGAGCGTATCATTACGCGCTCTTTGAACCGTCCGAAACCAAATCTATTTTAGAGAAAGATTTGAAAAACTATATCATCTTCAAAATGAAAATGGATGATAAGTTGGTGGGATGGCTCGGCAGAAGCAGGTATTCCAAAGAGTGGCATAAAAGAGATTTGGAAAGGGCAAAAGAAACCGGCACTAAGCCGCATTTACGGTATGAAAACAGTATAGGGACGAACTTTACAAAAATATTAGGCGGTTACAATGAGCTTTCTTCTATTACAAAGGACGTGATAATAGTGGAAGGGTTATTTGACAAAGTAGGTATAGACAATCTTTTAAAACTTTGGGATTGCAGGGATTTGAAGTGTGTGTTCACTTTTGGGAACAGTATAAGCAAAGAACAAATATCCTATTTGGAAAGAAAAGGGGTAAAGAATGTGATTCTGATGTATGACGATGCGACTGTTGAAGAATCCAAAAGTGCAGGGTTGATGCTGGCAAAGTCATTCAACACCAAGATAGCTTATCTTTACAAACCGGGCATTGACCCGGGAGATATGGATATGGATTATTTGGAAGAAGTTTTGGATAACTTGTATGACCCTATCAATTTTTACGTCTCTAAAATCAAGAAAATGTGGTAGGTTATTCCTACTTTTGTTGAAAATCACAAATCATAAAATCAAATGGACAGAAGCAGAGAATTATCGATAGACGAATATTTGAAAGTGCTCCAATTGGAATACTTTACCCACAAGGTAAGAAGCCTTATTTTTGATAAGCCCGAATTTATCAAGATGGCAAATGATATTGCAGAGTTTAAAAAGGAACGGATCGAGTTGTTGGCAAAAAGACATTTTAAACGGTCTATTTTCTTTTCGGTGGAAGAATATTTTTCTTTTTATGAGAAAGAGTTCTTGAATCCTACCGGTATTCCCAATTTCCAGTATTCCACCAATGAACAGAAAAGAAACTCGCAGTGGTTTTGGGATATGATCTATTTGCTTGGAAAGGATCAGATTGTTATTTATGACGACAAGGAGTATCGGATTTTGAAGAACGATATAAAGAACCAAACAGTTGCCATTAAGGTGAATGGAAAGAAAAAAGATGTGGAATATTCAAATATCAAAATAAAAAGGCTTACCATGTGTTTCGATGGTAAGTTATTATAAATCAATCAATAAAAATTTCGTATTATGACTTTTAAAGAGTATGAAGCGCACGCGGCTTCAACAGCGTGTTATGCAAAAGAGGTAGCTATCCCGTATGTAGTAATGGGACTTACCAATGAATTGGCAGAAGTTTTTGAAAAGGTGGACAATGCTGCCGAAGCAAAGGAAATCATGAAAGAAGTAGGAGACGTCCTTTGGTATGTTGCAATGACAAGACAGGAATTGCAATTGCCGCCGGTTGAGTTCCCCGAAGAATTACACAAATTGGACGATACGGATGTGTACAGATTAAGTCCTTCCTATTTGCTCCAACAGGTAGGTATCATTAACGGTCAAGTGAAGAAATACTTCCGGGACGATGATTACAGCAAACCTTTCCCCGAAAAGAGAAAAGAACTTTGTCATACCGCATTGGAACAGATTCTTGTGGGATTGCAGAATCTTGTTACTTACATTGAAGGAAAGGAATTGAACCAATCTTTGGTATCCATTGCAAAGCAGAATGTGGAAAAGCTGGCAAAGAGAAAGGCAGAGAACAAAATTCACGGTGACGGAGATAATCGGTAATGGTTAGGGCTATAACTTTTTTGGGAGCTTCGTGTGTCGGAAAAACTTCTGTGTTTGAGCTTTTAAAGAAAGACAGATCGTTTGACCGGTTCGACAAAATAGATAGCATAACAAGACAGTTAGTAAAGGAAGGGAAGATAGAACCTTCCTTTACTTCTGTTCAAAATCAAAAACTGATTTTTGATAAGTATGCGGAACTATTAAACACAGATTGCTATGTTTCCGATAGAAGCATAATAGATGTGCATACGTTTACGAAAACAATTCCTGCTTCTATTCAAAGAGACGCAGAATTGAAAAGACAATTGGATTTTATAAACGTTAGTGAATATTTTCTTCCTATTATTTTTTATTTCCCTATTTATTGGGATGTAGAAAATGATGGGGAAAGAATGGCAGATGCAGAGAGAAGAAAATGTTGGGATGTAGAAATAAGGAAGTTTTTGATAGAAAGAAAATTGCCTTATGAAGTGATACCAAACGATACCCCTTTTAACCGATTGAAGTTTATCAAAAGTGTTTTGAATACACGAATAAACTTAGGTTAAATGTAGGGTTAAGGATTGTAAAAACATACAATAATTGCACACAAAAGTTGTATGTTTGTCTGTGAAAACGAAAAGAAGAAAAATACGATGGATCGACTTTTAAATGAGTTGGAAGAATATCTTTCTTCCAATACTATACAACACTCTCTCGATAAGGAAAATTACACTGTTTCCTTTGAGGGGAAATCATACGAAGTTTTTGAACCTAACGAAGATGGATATTTCTTTTCAGAGGATTTTCGTTGGGATTGTGAACGCACCGAAGAAGATGGTTACATCTTTCGTCTTGGTGGTGTATGGTACACATTGGACAAAGGGAAGGAAAACGAGCCTAAACTTAATCGGGTAAAATGGAGAGGACAAAGTGAAATGGCAGGTCTTTCCACTAATTTTTTGGGAGTACATGGATCGTTTGAACTTTTGAATGGTACGGGATTATACCCGGATTGGGTAAAGAAAGCCAAATTCTTAGGAATAGAAAGATTGGGGGTTGTTGAAAAAGCAACTTTGGCAGGCGCATTGAAATTTCAAAACGCTTGCAAAGCAGAAGGGATTGTCCCCGTGTTTGGATTGGAAGTCCCGGTAAAGGACGAAAAGAAGGATATCGTCTATACCTACAAAGTTTATGCAAAGAACGAAAAGGGCTGGCAGCATCTACTTGCATTAAATAAAGTTTTGAATTGTGGTGATAGTGGAAAGTTTGCTTCCCCAAAAGACATGTCGGAACACGTTTCAGATGTGTATATTGTGTTTGATCCGAAAACGATACAGTTTGAAGATGTCCCTATTCTTTTAAGAAGCAAACCTAATGTGTTTTGGCAGGTTGATACTGTGGAATACACAAAAAATGATAGGGACACTTCCTACTTGATGAACTTTGAAAAGTTCTATAAGTCCAAAATGAAGCCCGTAGCCATTTTTGATGCTTACTACATTGAGCCGGAATACGCTATACTTCGGGAAGTCGTAAATAAGATTGACGGGAAAGTAAACTACAAATCCGGTAATCAATATTTCAAAGATGAAGCGACTTATATGGAAGAACTTCTTTCTTTATTTGGGGATAGTGAAAAGGGAGAGGAATTTTATATGATAGCAAGAAGCAATGCTGATATGATTGCAGAAAGTTGCAACTTTGAAATTCCTACTGACAGTCGACATCTTCCCCGTTATGAAATGACGAAGGAAGAAAAGAAAAAGTACGCTTCCAATGAAGATATGTTTGATTCTTTGATTTATGAAGGATTGGAGAACAAACCGGAGCTTTTGGAAGATTACTCGGAGGATGTGCTTGTAGAAAGAATCGAAAGAGAATCAGATGTAATCAAATATGGACAGGTTGTTGATTACTTTTTGATTTTGCGTGATATTGTCAATTGGTGCAAAAAGAATAATATCTTATTAGGTGGTGGTCGTGGAAGTTCCAGTGGCTCTTTGATTTCTTATCTGTTTGGATTGGTAAATACAAACCCATTGCACTTTGGTTTGATTTTTGAAAGGTTTTTGAATAAAGGTAGGGTTTTATCCAGCCTTCCAGATATTGATACAGATGTGCCGGGAGAATACCGACCGGCAGTAAAACAATACATGGAAAATCGTTTTGGAGCTTCGCAAGTTTGTTCTGTAGGCACGTACACTACTTTACAGATAAAACAGGCTATAAATGATGTAGGAAAGATTTATGGAGCTTCAGTTCCTACTCTTAGGAGGCTTACTAAAATGATAGAAGATGTAAAGACGGAAGAAGATTTTTTGAAACTTGCTTGTAAGAGATCAGAAATAAATCAATTTCTGAATAAATATCCAGAAATGATGAATATTGTTTTCCTTCTTCTTGGACAACAAAAGGCAGCTTCTATTCATGCTTGTGCTATGATGATCTTTCCAAAAGAAAAGTCAATGTATGAATGGTGTCCGGTTAGAAAATCGGGTGATTTGATTGTCAGTGAATGGGAAGGTGGAGAGATGGACGAAGCCGGTTTTTTGAAAGAAGATATTCTTGGTATTGAGCAATTGGATAAATTCACTGATATTCTGAATCTGATTGAAAAGAATACGGGTAGGAAAATCAATCTCTATTCAGATATTGAGTATGACGATCCAGAGGTTTACAGGTATTTTGCAAATGGTTGGCTTAGTGATATATTTCAGTTTTCAGCAAAAGGGTTATCAGCCTATACGCAAAAATTGAAGCCTAAAAACATGGATGATGTAGTGGCAGCACTTTCTTTGTTCCGTCCGGGGCCAATGGAAAATGGCTTTCATATGGATTACATTGCTCTGAAAAACGGAGAAAAAGAGCCGGAATACCCTATTGGAGCAGAAGAAATTCTGAAAAATACTTATTCTGTGATGTGTGTTTCTTCTGAAATGGATGTGAAAACATCCAAAGGAGTAAAAAAAATAAAAGATATCTGTGTTGGCGAATATGTTCAAACCGAAGATGGTTCTTATCAAAAAGTTTTGGACAAATTTAATAATGGTACAAAAAACACTATTAAAATAGTAACTTCGTTTGGCGGAGAATTAAGAGTAACAGCAGATCATAAAATTTTAACTTCTGATGGATGGAAAGAAGCATCTAATCTAAAGAGAGGGGACTTCATTAAGGCTTATTGGATGCAAGATCAAATTCCTGTTGAAGAAGAAAACGAAGATTCTTTAAAGAATTGGATGATAGGGTTCTTTATCGCAGAAGGAAGATGTAGTAGCACTCCTTATTTTACAGTTGGAAGTATAGAGGTGGTACAATTTTTAAAATCAGTGATCGAAAAAGTTTTACCTTTTTGTTTTGTTAATGTAACAAAGCACGAAAGAATAACTGAAAATAATGTTCTTGCCTGCTCTTGGAGAGTATATGTAAAAGGAAGTAAGGGGAAAGAAAATGGATATTTTTCGTCCGGTTTTGTAAAAAATCCTTTGATAGCTTTGTTGAAAGAAGAAGGTTTGTGGGGCAAAAATTGTTACAACAAAGAATTACCAACTTCCTGTACAATTGACACATTGAGCGGTATATTGGAAGGAGATGGGGGATTGTCAAGCTCTACTCTTAATATGTGTAACGATAAATTAGTAAGACAAATCTATTATAAACTTCAATCTTATGGTATTTATTGTCATATTTCCCACAGACAAGACGGATATCCTTGTTTGAATTGGAGTGATGTTCAAAATAAATTAAGATTTAGGTTTAAATCTTCTACTCATATGAATTATTTGGGTAAAAGAGGTTTTCAAATTCCATCTAATCAATTTTTGAAAATACCAAAAGATAGGGTTGAAAATTATTGCAATTGGGAAAATTTGAATAAATCTTTGCGTCATACCAAAGCTATAAAAGCAGGAAATGTTTATAAAAATAACATTGAAGACCTTGTAAAACATTTGTTTTGGGGAAAGGTTTTGAATGTTAAAAATTATGGCGAAGAAGAAGTGTATGATTTGAAAGTAGAAAACAATCATAGTTTTGTGTGCGAAGGTTTGGTTGTTCATAACTGCTACCAAGAACAGATTATGAACATTTGCAATCAACTTGCTGACTTTGACTTAGTTACATGTGATAAAGTAAGAAAATCATTAGGTAAGAAAAAGTTAGATGTCTTGCTTCCTTTGAAAACAAAATTTATAAATGGTTATGTTGAAAGATTTGGAAGCAAAGGCGTAACCCCAAAATATGCAGAAACTCTTTGGGGACAAATGGAGGAATTTGCTAAGTATAGTTTTAATAAGTGTGTGAGCTTTAGAACTTTAGTATATGTTCTTGGGTTTGGAGAAATAACAGTTGAAAAATTGTTTTATGCTTTCCACAATCAAGAATGCAATTCTTTTGTCATAAAAAGTATGAAACAAAATGGTTCGTTGTATTTTTCCAAAATAAAAGACGTTAGGTATTCCGGCAACAGACCTGTATATGAAATTTCTCTTGTTGATGGGAAGAAGATAAGAACAACAGGAAACCATAAATTCCCTACAACAGAAGGGAAGGTATATGCAGAGTTTCTTATGGGAAAAACTTTGTTTGTTGCTAATGATAGCTCCAATGCGCAAATGGCAAATGTTATTTCTGTAAGATTTGTAGGCAATGAAGATGTGTATGACATTGAAATGGAAGATGAAAATCACAATTTTGTTGCAAATGGAATTGTAACCTGTAACAGTCATGCTGCTGCATACGCCATTAATGCTTACAATTCTTTATGGCTGAAAGTGCATTATCCTTTGGAATTTTGGTCGGTTGCTCTGTCCCGTGCAAGTAAAGATGACTTTCCTCAATACGTCAATGAAATGCAGCAGACAGAAGGGATCGAAATCAAACCTGTAAATATCAATAAGTCTGATATAAACATTGTGGCGGACAAAAAAGATAATAGTATCTATTGGGCGATCAATGCAACAAAGCAAGTAGGAGAAAAGGCACAGAATCAGATTATGGAAGAACGCTTCAAAAACGGGGAGTATTTTTCTTTGGCTGAATTTATTGATCGTCATACATTCAAAGGATCGGCAGTGAACAAATCCGTTATTGAAAATCTTATCTATTCCGGTGCGTTCGATACGATGGATGAAACAAGGGAATTTTCCAATATCTTTTCTGCAAGGGAGTTCATGCTTGGAAAGTATCGGGAAAAGAATAAGATCAAAATCGACAAAGAAAAGGATGAATATTTTCTTGCCTTTGAAAAGAAAAAGATTGGTAAGGATTGGTGGTGGTTTTTACAGCAAAAGAACAAGTCCGGTTTTGCTTTCTTTGACTACGAAGGATTGGTAAGAGAATATTTAAAGCCAAAAGTCAGAAATGGGGTTTTCTACAATGTGGAAGATTTGCAGAATTATGACGGATCGACCTATGAAATGGTTATGGTAGGCGGTTACGTTTTAGAAGTGGAAGAAAGAGAGGGAAAGAAAGGGCGGTTTGCCAATCTTTTGCTTGAAAGCAATTACAAATTCCTTCGTGTGGTTATTTTCCCAGACGATTATGAGGAAAATGCAGAGTTCTTTCAGTCCACAAAGAAAAACCTTCTCCTACTAAGTGGAAAGGCTAACTTTGACAAGTTCAAGGAAGAATATGTGTTGCAAGCAAACAGTAATAGTAAATTCATAAAACTTGGGGTATGAAACTGGTAAGAAATATAGGAGATAAAGCGATAGTTTTACTCTCCAATGATTTGAAAAATGAACTGGACATGGATGTGGTGACTTCCATAGATCATGCTAATTTGTATGGAGAAATCGCTACTTGTTCTGTCCTACTGAATAAAGTAGGACTTCTTAGAGCACAAGCAGAATCAGAATATGAATCTGCAAAGGTGGAATTTAATGTCTATAGAGCGCAGCTTGCTACACAGATAAGACGTGAATCCATTGTAAACGGTGGAAAGGTGAAAGTGGAAGACATAGGACTTGTGAAACTTACAGAAAGTTCTTTGGACGATATTTTAACAATCAACCCGGAACTACATGCCATGCAAAAAGATTTGGTCAAAAAGAAAAAGCATTTGGCGGAAATAGATAGTCTCTATTGGGCTTTACAGTCAAAGGACAAAAAGTTGACGGGACTTGTCCCGAAGGTGACACCGGAAGAATTTCTGGACAATTTGGTAGAAGGTGAAATCAATACATTTTTAATCATAAAAGAGAAAGAATAATATGGAAATCAAACTAACGGAAGAGTTTAAAATCGTTCAATGTACGAATGCACCATTTCTATGGGATTTGTACAGAATCAGAACAGCAAAGGAAACGGGCAAGCAGTATGAAACGGCAGAAGCCTATGGTATAGACTTAAAAGGAATTGCCGAAAGAGTACCCTATTTTGAGACAGAAGACAAGGCAAATAAACCTGTTTCTTTTAAAGAATTTGTGGGTATGTTTGAAAAAGAACAAAAGCAGATTATTGAAGCGTTTTTAAAACAGGTAAAAGAGAAATAACGATTTATTTATCAATCAATTAAATTAAAAAGAATTATGAAATTTGACAAATCGAAATTCAAGAAGCAATCAATTGAAGATGTAGAAGCAGAAGTAAAACAGGCTGAAAAGACAATGTACAAAGGTAGTAAGAGCTATACAGGCTTTGCTACTGTTCAGAAAGGAAAGAACGTATTTCGTGTCGTTCCAGCAATGGGAAAGGCTTATGTAGCTTGTAAGATGTCCAAATTGCGTGTAGAAGTTCCTACTTATGATGCGAACGGTAAGGTGACCGGCAAAGAGGTAAAAGACAAGAATGTTTTCTGCGCCGACATTCACGGAAAGAATCTTTTGAAAGGGAAAGACCCTATTGTCCTGTATTGCGACTATGTGAGAAAAAAGGCTTCCGAAGAATACCAGGACGAAACAGAACGCAGAAAATTCCTTAACCCTATTATGGGATACAAGAAAGGAAACAAATTCGTATGGGGTATCAATCCGTCTTTGGCGTATGTCTGCTATGTGTACCAAGGAACAAAAGACTTTGCCCGTTTGCAATTGTACGGAACATGGATGAACCGCATAAAGGAAATTTCGGTTGAAATGTCGGATGATGAAACGGTTTCTTTCGATATTTTCTCTCAATTGGAAGGAGCATATCCTCTTGTGATCACAATGGGAGAAGACGATAAAGGAAAGAAAACCTACTCTTTGTCTGCCGGTATTCCGAAAAAAGGACAAACTTGGGATGAGTTCTTTGAAGAAACTGTTATTCCTGATGAAGATATGGAGTATTTCTTGAATGAAGTCCCTACGCTGGAAGAAATCTACAAGGATGTTTATTCACAGAAAGATTTCAATATGGCTCTTGACGGGTTGAAGCGTTTTGACGAAGAAAACGGATACGATATTTTTGCTGATGATGGCTTCCTTACTGAAATAGAGGAGATGGCTGCATTGATCCCGGAAGAGGGTAGCAAAGACGATGAGGGGGAAGATGAAGCTCCCAAAAAGACAAAATCCACTTCTAAGTCAAAGAAAGCGGAAGAACCGGAAAACGAAGATGAGGAAGAAGAAAAACCTGCTCCAAGAAAGAAAGCTCCGGCAAGTGCACCGGCAAAAGAAAAAGCAGCAAAAGTCGCTTCTTACCCTCCCCTTTCAAAGATGAAAAAGTTCTTGGAAGACTATATTGGAGAAGAGTACCCGGAAGCTGAATTGCCGGACGATCTGACAATAGCAGAGGTTCGTTCTTGGTATGATTTGGCACAAGCTGGAGAGGCACTTCCTTTCCCGGAAGAAGATGAAACTTCCACAGAAACGGCATCTGAACCGGAATCGGACGATGAACCGGAAAATGAGGAAGAACCCAAAGAAGAATCTCCTATTGACGAAGATGCTACGGACAAGGACGAAGAACTTCTAAAGGCTAAAGCAAGATTGCAAGAGCTGAAAGCCAGAATGAAAAAGAAATAATTTCTTCTTTTTTTAGTTTTCATATTTTTCTAATTTGGTTTGGGGACTTGAAATACAGTCCCCTTCCTTTCTAACAAAACAAACATGAGCAAAAAATATTTAGCTATAATCTCAACCGACCATCATCTGTCAGAGGGAAATGCTTCTACCATAAAAGATATTTTGCTGGAAGAAATGGAAATAGCCGACAAAAAGGGTATTAAAACTCATATCTGGCTGGGTGATGTTTTTGACAACAGGGTATCCCAAAGGGAGGTGTGCCTTTCTACGCTTCACGAAATATTGGAAGCGTATGACGAAAACGGACATCAAATAATTTGTATTCCCGGTAATCATGACAAAACATCCTATTCAAGTCAAAAGTCATTTCTTACAGCTTTCAAGCATCATCCTTCTTTTACTTTGGTGGAAGAATTGGACGGTATGCAGATAGAAGGGGTTTATTGCTTTTTCCTGCCATTTTTCACTGATGACATTTTACTTGACGAATTGGCAGAAATCGGGGACAAGAGAAAGAAGAACATCCTATTCGGGCACTTTGCCGTAACCGGTAGCAAGAACATGGACGGTACAGAAGTAAAAAGCGAACTAAAGCCTTCCATGTTCGAGATGTTTAAAAAAGTGTATTTGGGACACTATCATAATTACCAACGTGTAGGCAGTAACATTTACCATTTGGGAAGTGTTCAACAGAACAATTTTGGGGAAGATGAAAAGAAGGGTTTTTGGCTTCTGGATTCTGATTTGGAAGTCGATCTTATCCCTTCCACAAAAGGAACAGTATTCAAAAAACTGGAAATTGACTTAGAAGAAACACCACACAAGCAAGCGGTGGCACTTATTAACAAGTTCAAGAAAGAAAACCCTACCGCTCGTGTAAGGGTAAAGGTTTGGGGAGAACAATCTTCACTTGATGCTTTTGATAAAGATGCTTTTACAAAAGAAGGTGTGGACATCAAAAAGAAATTCAAGGAAATAGAAATAAAGGAAGTCCTTGCTCCTACCGTAGAGGTAAAGACTTTGGAGAAAAAGGATATAGAAGACAGATTTTCGTCTTTCTGCAAAGAAAACGGATATGATGAAAAAGAAGGAAAGGAAATTTTAAACAAACTGCTTTATGGCGAAGAAAAAGGAAACTAAAAAGATAGAAGAAGCTCTTGTTGTGATAGACGAACAACCTGTAGAAGAAAAGAAACCCAATCGTTTAGGTGATCTTATTTCAAGAATAGAAGATCGTTTTGGCAAGGATGCTGTGGCAGGGAAAAAGCAGGACATTGAATTTGTTCATTCCGGTTCTTACCTACTGGACGAAATACTTGGTGGAGGATGGGCAAAAGGTCGTGTTGTGGAAGCCTACGGAGGCTTTTCTTCCGGTAAGACAAGTATTGCTTTCCATTTGGCAACGGAAGTGCAGAAAACAGGAAAAGCGGTAGGATATCTTGACACGGAAAACGCTGTTGATCCAAAATACATGCAGGCGATAGGAATTGATTTGTCCCCCGACAAGTTTATCCTTTCCCAGCCTTCTACCGCAGAAGAAGTGCTTGAAATAGCAAAGGAAATGTGCAATGAAGAATCTATCGGACTTGTTGTGATCGATTCCATTGCCGGACTTGTTCCTACTGCTCTTTTGAATGGAGAGGCAGGGGACGCACATATAGGACTTACAGCTCGCCTTTTAAGTTCCCAAGTAAATATCCTAAAGAACATCTGTAAGCAGACCGGATGTATCCTTTTTTGCATCAATCAAATCCGGTCTAACATAGGCGGATACGGCGCGGCCACCACAACGCCGGGAGGTTTTGCCATTCCTTTTTATGCAAGTCAGAGGATCGAGCTTGCTCGTGTGGGTTCTGAAAAAGAAGGAGAAACACAAGTTTCCAACAAGGTGAAGATAACCTGTAAGAAAAACAAGGTTGCACCGCCTTTTAAAGCATGTCAAATCATTATCCGGTTCGGGGTAGGGATTGACAAGGTGATGGAAATTGTGAACATGGGACTTGATTTGGGTGTACTTTCCAAAAAGGGGACTTACATCTATTATGGTGAAGAAAAGATAGGGTTCGGTTTCCCGAAAACAAGAAAACGTCTTTTGGAAGATGCAAAGCTGTTTGGGAAAATCAAGAAGGATGTTCTTGATACGTTCAGAAAGAAAGAAACAACATTTGAAAACAAGGAAGAAGAAAATGAAGCCGATTAGAATTGAAGCAACAAATTTCGTGTCATTCGAACACTTTAAATACGAATTTCAAGATGGGGTAACTGCACTTGTAGGGTTAAATAAAACAGACGACAATCAAGGAAGTAATGGTAGCGGGAAAGCCTTAACAATGGATGCAGACATCCTTACTCCTAATGGGTTTGTAAAAATGAGAGAAATAAAGGTAGGAGATGTTATCCTTCACCCTTCCGGTGGGTACCAAGTGGTAAGGGCTATTCCTTTTCATGACATTGATGTTGCTTATAAGATTACGTTTTCTGACGGGACGGAAGTCAAATGCAACAGAAGTCATTTGTGGAAAGTACGTTTGCATAAAGGCGAAGACTGGTATGTGATCTCACTTGAAGAAATCATGAAAAGATCGAAAGACGAAGAAGTCTTTTTTGAAGTGCCGGAATGTTTGGGTAAATCTTCCCGGAAGATGATCGCTTTTACTTGTTTGGACGCGGAAGAACAACAGTGCATAACTGTTTCCGGTGAAGACGGCATGTTTGTCACAAACAACTACATTCCTACCCATAATTCATCCATGCAGCAAGCTGTCTATTTTGCCATTACCGGGAACAATTACCGAAGCAGTGTGGATAAAAAGCTCATTAGAAGGGGTGAGAAGGAAGCAAAAGTATTATTGGATATAGAGTGTCCAATAAGAAAAGAAACTCTCTCTATCGAGCGTATTTTGCCCTTAAAAGGAAGCAGTAAACTAAATGTGTCTTTGAACGGTAAACCGGTAGAACTTGCTACCGTAAAAGACGGGAACAACTATATCCTTTCTTGGATTGCCATTTCACCGGAAGATTTAAAAAGCTATTTCCTTATCTGCAAGGAATACTACAAATCGTTCTTTAAAAGCTCCAATACAGATAAATTGGCTCTTATCAGCCGGTTTATCAATTACGACTTTTTGGACGGAGCAAAAGACATCATTCAAAAAGAACTGGACACTTTATCTTCTCAAAAACTTGCTATTCAAAGCAAAAAGGATCGTGCAGAAGGTAGCATAGAAGCACTAAAACAGGTAATAGAAGATGCTGCCAATTTTGACTTTGAAGCCGACAAACTATTTCGTATCGAAAAAAGAGAAGGTATGATAAAGTCTCTGAAAGAAGAAATTGATTCTTTCCGGTATGAAATTAGTCGTGCAGACAAAAGTATAAAAGAAAATAATTCCGCTTTGGAAGAGCTGGAAGACCTTTTGAAAGAGGAAGAAAAGAAGAAAGACTGCCTGCCTTCTGCCAAAGAGATACAAGAGACAATCGAATCCGTTAGAAAGGAATTGGGAGAAGCAAAAGCAAATCAGAATGAAGTCTTGGAAATGAAAGAAGAGCTTTCAAAAATCCATGACGATTTGAAAGTGTCCCTTAGAAAAGTCCTTGTAAACTTATCCGGTGCAATTACTTGTCCAAAATGTAAGCACAAATTCCTTACATTGAAAGACACTACGCTGGAGCAGGAGGAAAAGAAGAAAGTGAAAATCGGAAAACAGGAGAAAGAAGTTGTTTCCGAGATGGAGACTTTGGACGAATCTTTGAAAGAATACGAAGACCTTATTTCTTCTTTCATCCAAATAAAAAACGAGCAAGAGGATGAAATAGACAAGATTCGTCAGTCGGCACAGGAAATCAATACATCTATTTACAAGATCAATGATAATATTGAAAGTATCAAAAGCACTATTTCTTCTTTGGAAAGGAAAAAGAAAACCTTGTCTGAAAAGATTGAATCCAATATGTCCGATATCAAAGACAATGAAAAGCAGATAAAGGAAATCAAGAAAGAAAAAGCTACGAAAGTGGATGTGTCTTCACAAGAAAAACAAATAGAGGACACTATGCTTTCGATTGCCGGATATGACAAGGAGCTTTCCGATTTGGACGCACTTCTATTCAAGAAAAAAGAATGGATCGGCAGATTTAAGTCTTTCAAGATGTACCTTGCATTGGAACAGTTGAAAAATATCCAATCGAGAGCTAATAACATTCTGAAAGCGGAAAACAGCGACCTTCGTATCTTAATAGAAGGATTTAAGACAAAAGCGGACGGGGACATCAAAGAAGAAATAACACCGTATGTCGTCCGGGACGAAGCGGAAAACTTTTGGTACTACAGCGGTGGAGAACGCGCAAGGGTGGAAATAGCCCTTATCATTGCTATCCAGAATATGATAAACGAAACAAACAAATGGGGAGGACTGCAATTCTTATCCATTGATGAAATCACGGAAGGGCTGTCGAAAGAAAGCCTGTATGATGTGATCGAAGCGTTGGAGTTTATCCAATATCCTATTTTGGTTACCACCCATATTTCGAATGAAAACGCTTCATGCAAAACGCTTAAAATAGTAAAGGAGAACGGCGTAAGCCGTATTGAACAATGAGTAAGGAAACAGAATTGAAATTTTATATTGGAATAGATAATGGTGTGACCGGCTCGATTGGAATAGTAGGGAAAGATCTTACCTACTACAACATGGTAAAAACACCTGTTATTTCCGGTCAGGATTACACAAAAGCAAAGAAAAACATCTCTCGTGTGGATGTAAAAGTATTGGCAGAAATTATTGCAGATTTACAGGAACACGCACCATGCGTTGCGATTGTTGAACGTCCCATGAAGAATCCTGCACGCTTTGAGGCAACTTGTTCTGCCATGCGTGCGTTGGAAGCAGAGCTGACTGTATTGGAGCTTTACCAAGTACCGTATATTTTTGTGGATTCCAAGGAATGGCAAAGAGAGCTACTGCCAAAGGGAATTACAGGCGCACCGGAGCTTAAAAAGGCTTCTTTGGATATAGGGAAAAGGTTGTTCCCGGAAGTGCTTCTAAAACACCCGGACAGGGATGGTATTCTGATTGCCGAATATGCAAGACGGAAAGGTCTGATTTAGAAATCTGACAATTTCAAGACAAAAATGTACAAAAATGCTTGGTGATGTAATAATATACTGTTACATTTGCGTCCGTTATAAGTAACAAACAAAATAATTTCGACTATGGCAAACGGTAAGTATTTGAATATTTTTGTCTTGTCTTTCTTAGACAGACTGGAAAGTATCGAACATGATCTTTCCTACCTCAAAAGCAATGTAAATGATCCTTCAAGGCTGGAAGAAGTAGAAAAGCAACTTTCTCTTTTGAAGGACAAAATCAAACAGATTCAAAATGATAAGAATTTATTGTGATAATGAAAACTGCGAAAGGTTTGGGATAAAATCTCCCATGACAAATGCAAAGTTCGTCTTTCGGTACAATAAACTTGTCCCTTCAAATCTTCCCAAATGTCCGGTATGTGGCATTCAAGTTTCCTATGAAGAAGAAAAGAACGAAACAGTTCCCGATATTTCCATAGGAGAATTTAAAATGATGTCCACCGAGAACAAAGCGAAGATGTTAAAGAAAAGGGCAAACGACTTTTCAAAGAAAGACGGAAGTGAGGATAGAAAACGCTTCTATCAAGAGAAAACAATTAAGAACGTGTTGAACATAAAATAAATATCAACCATGGAACGTAATTCTTATATAGCTATCAGTCATATGCAACGAATAGGAAAGAAGCCTGTTCTTGCTATTATGTCGGCAGACGGAAAGATGGAAAGAGCCATCCTTTTAGACAACTTCAACGGGAAGACAAGGGACTTTTACCAAAACGAAGCAATTGGAAGGGACATTACAGATATTATTCTAAAAGCCAACCTTTCCAATTATTCGGAAGGAACAATAAGGGGATGGGTAAAAGAATGTGATTCCGTCTCTATCAGTTTCGGACATGAGAACTTCGTGATTTACAAAAGCGTATTAAAACCGCATGAACTCGAAGAATAACTGTATCCTAAACAGATTGAGAGATAAGACAATAGAACTTCCCGGAATAGAAGAAGCCACAATCAAAGGTGTGAGGGTGGCAAGGGATTTTAGAAACATTGAGCTGGATGTTATTCGAAATGGAAAACTGAAATCCCTAAGGATAGGAATAACAGGATTTTTGAAATCGGCAATCATAAAAGAAAGTATATGATGAAAAGAAATTCGGTAATTGCTTTTTGTTTGTTATTTTGTTGTTTTATTGGTTTGGGTGGGTGCAAATCCCGCCCTTCCCAAAAGACAAATTATAACTTCACATTAAAAGATTCCCTATTCTGGGAAAGAGAACTGACAGACACGCTTGTAAAGATTCCCTATTCAATTGTAAACCTCACTATCAATCCTCAAAAAATGGAAGATGGGGAAAAGAGGGAAACAAGCAAGGGACAAGCAAATGTGATTGTTCAGAAAGTAGGTGACACCATTATTGTAACAGCTTCTTGCGATAGTCTGGAATTGGTTGTAAAAAGCCTCAAAGAAAGACTGTCCAAGATAAGTGAAGAAAACGGAAACTTGAAAGAAGAGGTAAAGACATCTCCCAACAGATTGCTTTCTTTTTTAGGAGGGATGGGGATAGGTGCTTTTACGATTCTGATTGCATTATTCATTTTACTAAAAGTAACGAAAAGAATTTGAGATTATGGCTAAACTATTAGTAGCGGACAAAGAAATGATTAGAAATCAATTTGCCCAAAAAGTAGAAAAGAAATTGAGTGATTATTTGGCGGCAATTGGAACACAATTGCAAGATAGAGTGGATGCTATTCTTCCGCCAGAAATAAAATCCATTGTAGACAGATATCCGTCCATGCAACCACTTTTGTTTTACAAAAATATCCCGACAAACGAACTTCTAAAAACAAAGAATGTAACCATCTATAAGGCTATTCCTTTGGATGGAATAGGGATGCCCAGGATGTTCTGGGATGAATACATGGACGATTTGAAACGCTATTTCGAAAAAGATATTTTGGAATGGAGCAAGAAAGCGTATGAGCTTAAAAAGCTGGAAAACGAAACCAGAAACAGGGTTGCTTGCGCTCTTAATCATATCAAAACAGAAAAACAATTGCAAGACAACTTCCCGGAAGCCTATAAGATTTTGATAGAAATCAAGGGCAAGCAAAAAGAAGAAAACAAGTGTGATTCTGTAGAGAATACCAGAGCATTCCTTTTATCCTTAGACAAATAAAAATCATGACAAAGAAGCAAAAAGAACTGGAAGGCAAAATCATAGAAGCCAACCAAAAATACAGAGAAGGTGCTCCTATGATGAGCGATAAGGAGTATGATCTTTTGATTGATCAATTGAAAAAGGAATATCCTGATAGCGAAATCCTGACAAAGCCTATCATTGAAGAAAACAAAAAAGGTGACCGGATGGAAAAGTTGCCATATCCTATGTTTTCTTTGGAAAAGGTAAAAACAATCAGTGAGATCAGAAGATGGGTCAAAGATGTATGGGAACTTCACCCAAATGACAAAATTGTCATTACACCTAAATATGACGGCATTTCCCTTTTGGTGGACGAATCGACAAATGAATGCTGGACAAGAGGTGACGGAGTAGAAGGACAAAGAAGTGACCGGCATTACGAATATGTCAATCATGGCAACCCTATGGGAAAGAAATCTTGCTTTACTTTTGGTGAAGCCATTATTCCTGTCGGTATGTTTTTGAAAAACGTAAAACCTCTTGGTTACAAAAGTGCAAGAAATTCTGTGGCAGGAGCTTTCAATGCAGACGAAATGAATCCGCAGGTTTTAGGGAACACCGCTTATATCCGATACGGTATCATGGACTTGGATAGGGACAAATCTTTGCAACTTGCAGAGCTTTACAATACCTATGAACCGTATGCTACGCAGTATTGGGTGACTTCTGCTTCTATTTTCGATGACGAAAAATCCGCTTTTGATTGCTTGAATGAACTGTTTGAGCTTACCAAAAATTTCAAATGTGACGGTCTTGTAATTGAAGTGGATAACAAGAATATTCGTAATGCTTTGGGTAGACTTCCTAATGGGAATCCGCGTTACGCTATTGCTTACAAAAACCCGGATTGGCAGGAAAGATACACAACCAAAGTTATTTCTATCGAATGGGGTATTTCAAAAGATGGGAAAAGCAAGCCTGTAATCGTTTTTGAACCGGTTGAGTTTGATGGTGCTACGGTTACACGCTGTACCGGTTACAATGCAAAATACATTACTGATAACCATATTTGCCCTAATGCTTATATAGTGGTCACAAGAAGTGGAGATGTTATCCCCAAACACTTGGAAACGTTAAAATACAGTATTGAGTGCTTTGAGGGGATGTGTGACAGCATGATGTTCTGTCCTTCTTGCGGAGAGCCTTTGAAATGGGATGCAACCCTAACCGACCTTGTTTGCATGAACCCGAATTGTGATGAAAAGGCAGTAAAGCAACTTGTCTATTTCTTTGCTACATTGGGTACGGAAGAAATGCAGGAAGCAACTGTAAGAAAACTCTATAAAGGTGGACTTTTCTCTATCGAGGACATCATAAACGTAACAAAAGAGGAACTTGAAAAGATCGAAGGAATAGGTAAAAGCCTTTCCAAAAAACTGCGAAAGCAATTTGATTCCTATATAGACGATGGAGTTCCTTTTGCAAGAGTTCTGACTGCTTACAATGTGTTCGGTGGTGTAATAGGAGAAAAGACTTGCCAGATGATTTTCAACAGCCTCACCAAAGACCAGATAGACTATATGTTCGAAAACGAGGAAGTTCCTATGAAAGACTTGCTTTCTATTGATGGTATTGCCGAGACTACTGCAAAATCTTTCAATGACGGACTAAAGGCATTCTTTGATCTTTGCAGTGGTACACCTGTTTCTATTTCTTTTATCCAAGAAGAAACGGTGGAAAACGACAATCCCGAATCAGTTTGCTTTACAGGGTTCAGAAACAAACAGTGGGAAGAACGTCTTGTAAAAGAAGGCCACAAAATTGTTTCCAGTGTATCTAAAAACACCACAATCCTTGTAACAAAAGACAAAGAAAGTTCTTCATCCAAAATAAAAAAAGCTAAGGATTTGAACATTCCTATTTTGACGCCAGAAGAATTTGAAATCAGAATAGGATGGAAAGAGATATAGAAGACTGGATCAATGACTTTGAGGATGAAGAAACTTATGATCCTAATGAAGATGATCAATTTGAGTAGTTTAATTTGACATAGAAACGAATGAATAAGATTTACAGGGAGGTAACTCTCAACTTCATGAAAGTATTGAATAAAGCCGGGTTTAGGACAAATGCCAGAAGTTTTATTTCCATGCGATCTGTAGACAAGATTATCTCCCTACTCTTTGAAGTCATATTTGACAAACTGGAAAGAGATGGAAAAGTCAATATTAAGAATTTCTGTATCATTAAGAAGATTAAGTGTAAGAATGGCAAGTATTATTTTGAATTTATAGACAATAGAAAGAAATGAACACTAATTTTGAAACAAAATTTGGAGGTGGTAAATCAGCAACAGTAGAATGGTACACACCACCTTACATTATAGAAGCGTTAGGAAATGATTTTGATCTTGATCCTTGTGCTCCTAAAAAAGATTGGTACACTGCAAAGAAATGCTTTACCAAAGAAGATGATGGACTTGTACAGGATTGGAAAGGGTTTGTGTTTCTTAATCCACCTTACTCAAACCCTACAATAAAGCTATTTATGGGGAAATTATCAGAACACAACAATGGAATAGCTCTTATTTATGCACGAGTAGGAAACACAATGTTTCATGAATTTGTATGGAATAAAGCCTCTTCTATTTATTTTCTAAGGAAAAGAATCAAGTTTATTGATGAACACGGAAAAGAAGGCGGAAGTCCAGGAACAGATAGTTGCTTTGTTGCTTATGGGAGTAAAGCTGACAATATTCTCAAAAATTTATCATTATCAGGTAAATACATAAAATTGAATCAATGATGTACTACTACAAGGAAAAAGACTATTGGTATTTTGCCGGATTGGATAAGGAAGCGTTACTTAGGCTTAAATTCATTTCTTCTTACAAAAGAAATTCTGCCAACAAGGAACTGTACATCAAATCTGATCCTGCTAAAGAAATTCTGCTCAAAGAATTTGTATCGGATTGCGGAATAGAAGAAGTTGATCCTCTTTCTATTGTTCGTACAGGTTGCAAAGCTGAAATAAAGCCTTTTAAGGAACTTTTGTCAAGAAAGGATATAGAACTATTGATAGAAGGACTTTCTCTCTTAAAAAAGCCGAGAAGCTATCAAATGGACTATCTTTATTACGCTATCAATCACGGAAACCATGTAAACGGTTCTTCGGTCGGAACAGGGAAGACCGCTTCGTCCATTTTCTATGCAGAAATGCTTGATCTTTTCCCTTGTATGGTGGTATGTCCGGCTTCTGTGAAATCCGGTTGGTTGAGAGAGTGGAAAGAAACAAATCCCAATAGACGGGTATCTGTCATTTCCACTACTTCACCGGCAGAAGATTTTGATGCCGATGTTCTTGTGATCAATTACGACATTCTGGGGAGAAGAACAGAAAAGAACGGCAAGACCTCTATCGAAATAAGGCTGGACGGGATGAAGAAAAAGACATTCTCTCTTATCATAGCCGATGAAATCCATTTTCTGAAAAACAGGAAATCCATACGGAGTAAAACATTCAAAAAGTTGACGGGAAAATCCTCTGCCATCATAGGGTTAACCGGTACGCTTATCATGAACCGTCCGTCAGAACTGTTGAACATACTTGCACTTATAGGAAGATTGAAAGAGATTGCGCCGGATGACCCTTACCATCACTATTTCTTTGAAAGATATTGCAACATGAAAGAAACTTTTTTTGGAATGGATGTGACAGGTGCATCCAATATCAAGGAACTGAACGACCTTCTCATCAAATGTTGCTATTTCCATGTAAGTAAACGGGATGCTTTAAAAGAGCTTCCGCCTGTAACCGAAAACATGGTGGAATGTGAGATAACCAACAAGAAGGCTTATAAGGCTGCGGAAGAAGACTTGCTGGAATTTATCTTCAATCATTTCAAGGATGAAGAAAAGGTAGAAAAAGCCGCAAGGGCGGAGTTTTTGGTAAAGATGAATCTTCTAAAGCAGCTTTCTTTGGAAGGAAAGGTGAAAGCAATCAAAAAATGGATAGAAGAATGGCTGGAAGCAAACGAAGATGATAAATTGCTCGTATTCGGTTCTCATTCCACTATTTTGAAAGACATTCAGAAACTTTTCAAAAACAGCCTGCTTGTCATAGGTGAGACGACCGGAAAGAAAAGGGAAAAGGTATTGTCTGACTTTTCTTTCGATCCTTCCAAAAGACTTTTGTTTGCCAATATGGGATGTCTGGGTACAGGGGTGGATGGACTTCAAAAGGTTTGCTCAAACATGGCTATTTTGGAATTGCCACCTCGTCCAAGCGATCTTGTACAGGTAATAGGAAGATTGGAAAGGAGCGGACAGGAAAATCCGGTCACAATCCAATACTTGCTTTCATCTTCTACCATAGACAAGGATTTATGGGAAATGTTGAAAAACAAGAAATCGGTAACCGATATGTTGAATAAGGGTTTTGAGGACGATTCAAGTCTGATGATTTTAAAAAGTTATGGCGAAAAAGCAAAGAAAAGGAAAGGTTCTTGAAGTTTGGACAGACGGCAGTTGCTATGCAAAACATCCTAAAAGGCTGGGTGGGTCTGCCGTTTACATCAAATGGAAAGACAAGGAATATCACATAAGAAAAGGGTTTTCTCATACCACCATAGGCAGAAGGGAAACGGAAGCCGTTCTAATGGCTTTAAAGGCTATTAAAAAGGATTTAAGGGCAACCGTTACCTTCTATATAGACAGCCAATACGTAGCTGATCAATTAAAATACAGATTCGTAGATTGGGTGAAAGAAGACTTGCGTGTAGAGAATCAGGACTTGTGGGACAAAATCTTCATGGAAGTCTTGAAACACGCAAAACTAAGAATAAAGGTCAAATGGATTCCGGGACATAAGAAAGATTACAATGATCCTATTGTTTGTGGAAATTTCATTGCCGACTATTTAGCGGATTACAAAAAATTCAGTAAATATGAAAAAGATCGTCGTGTATAATAAGCTGATCCCTTTCAAGGGATATGTAGCAATGGCCGTTTTTCCTTTTATTTTTGCAAGGAAAGAATATAAACCATTGGCAGAAAGAATAATAAACCATGAATCAATTCATCTAAAACAGCAAATAGAGCTTCTTGTCCTACCTTTCTTTTTGTGGTATGGGATAGAATGGGTTGTAAGATTAATTCAATACAAGAGTTTTAAAGAGGCTTACAGAAACATTTCTTTTGAAAGGGAAGCGTACGATAACGAATGGGACGAAGAATATTTGGATGGCATAAGAGAGCCGTTTGAGTTCCTACACTATCTAAGAAAAGAAGACTAACAGCAATAAAAGCAAACGAAAAGAATTATGGAATGGAGCAAGTATCAATTGGCTATTTTCGATGCTTACGAGAATACCAATAAAAACATAGTGGTAGAAGCAACTGCGGGGTGTTTGGGTAAGGACACTCCCATATTAATGTACGATGGTTCTATCAAACCTATCCAGGATATAAGAGTAGGTGACAAGGTGATGGGTGTAGATTCAACACCAAGAAACGTTTTATCGGTATCAACAGGTATTGATAAGCTATATAAAATAAAACCAGTTAAAGGTGATAGTTGGATTTGTAATAGTCAGCATTTATTGACTGTTTATGATCAAAATATAGCAAGAAACAATAAGGTAAAAAAAGAAGAAAATCAATTAAATCCTTTGGTAGACTATCCTATATCTAAAATCTTGAAGAGACCTGTTGAAAAAACAACAGGGGCAAAGATGAAACTTCAATTACAAAGGACTGGAGTTGATTTCCCTGAACAGGAATTGCCACTTGATCCTTACTTTGTAGGATTGTGGATAGCAGAAGGAAGCAAAAATAAAAATGATGTTTCTAATTTTTCTATAAATGAAAATGATACAGTATTAATAAACTATCTTGAAAATTTTAAATTTGAAGGAGAAAAGGTATCTGTACATAAAAGAAAAGAAAGAGGCTGCTATGGTATAAACGTGAAATTGAGAAAAGGTAGAATAAATCCTATTAGAGCAATATTAAAAAATTTTGCCAAAGAAAAGGGGCGTTTGAATATACCAAAAGAATATTTTATAAATTCACAGGAAAACAGGCTAAATCTTATTGCCGGCATATTAGATGGAGACGGACACCTTGATAACAATAATTGCTATCAATTAATTACTAAATACAAAGAAATATCTGATTTGGTAGTATTTCTTTGTAGAAGTCTTGGTTTAGCAGCGTATTGTTGTAAAAAGATTGGAAGAATAAAATCTTTAAACTTTGAGGGGGAATATTATAGCATTAGTATTAGTGGCAATACAAATATTATCCCAGTAAAGGTGAAGAGAAAAAAAGCAAAAGAAAGAAAACAAATAAAAACAGTTTTAAGGACAGGATTTTGGATAGAAGAAATAGGCGTAGGAAAATGGTATGGATTTAAAGTTGACAAAGATGAAAGATTTCTATTAGGAGATTTTACTATCACTCATAATTCAGGTAAAACACATACACTCAAAGAGCTATGCAATCGGACAAAAGAAGGTACAAGTTGTTTGTTTATGGCTTTTAACAAAAGTATTGCAGAAGAGCTAAAAACAAAACTACCTACTACAGTAGAGTGCAACACTTTTCATTCAATGGGACTTCGTACATTAATGAAAAATTTTCGATTCCGAATGCAGCTTGAAGAAAACAAATGCTTTTCTCTTTGTATGGAATTATTTGATTTTAGGAAGAAGGAATACAAAGAGAAAATGCGATATTATTTTGCCTTACAAGAATTGTGGGAAAAGATTAGGCTGTCGCTTTGTGAAATCAACGAAAGAAATGTCTCTGCGCTTTGTATTGAATATGATTTGGATTATGAAAATTCAATGATAAATGATCTGAATAAAATCAATGAAAGGTGGAGAAAAGATTGTGCCAAAATACAAGACAACAAATCTTTCAAAATGGACTTTCCAGACATGTTATGGATTCCATATAATTTTGTGGATGAAATGAACTTTCCTAAGTATCAAGTTGTTATGACAGATGAAGGACAGGATTTATTCACACTTCAAAAGGAAATTTTACAAAGATATATCAAACCAAGAGGTAGATTTATTGCCGTAGGAGATTCAAAACAGCTTATTTATAATTTCATGGGTTCCGATTTGGACGTATTCAATTCTATAAAAAGAATGTCCAATACCATTTGCCTTCCCCTTTCTGTTACTTACCGGTGCGCAAAGAAAATTGTTGAAAAAGCAAACGAAGTATTTCCTGGTACTGAATGTGTTCCCACAGCAATAGAAGGTGTCATAAGAAGTGGTGATATTTTTGAAGCCGAAAGCGGAGATTTTATTCTTTGCCGGAACAACTATCCATTAGTTGCTACTTTTATTATGCTATTAGAAAAAGGAAAGAAAGCATCCATCATGGGACGGGATTTTGGAGAAAGTCTTTGCCGGCTTTTAGATGGACAGGAACGCTTGGACGACCTATACCTCCTATTAGACGATAAAGTCTCTAAATTAAAAGGAAAAGGTCTGTCTGAAATCGCTATTACCAACAACGCTTCTTATGTGGCATTGAAAGAAAAAGTTTCTATCATTGAAATTCTATACAAGCGTTTCCCTGGTTCTTTTTTAGCTTTGAAACAAAAGATCAAAAACATTTTCTCTGACGATAAAACCGGCATCATTCTTTCTACCATACACAAAAGCAAAGGGTTGGAAGCAAAACGGGTTTTCTTTTTAAATCCTGAATTAATTCCTTCCAAGTTTGCAAAGACACCTAAAGCCTTGTATGCAGAGGATTGCTTGAAGTTCGTTGCTATTACAAGGGCAAAGGAAGAACTGGTTTATTGCCATATAAATACAGAAGAATCGCCTTTATAAGTAACAAACAAAAGAAAGAAAAACTGACAATTTTACGTATTTTAACTATAAAAGAGCGATTATGTAACAGTATAATGTTACATTTGCAACATCAAAAACTAAGAAGATGAAAAAGAATAAATTTTATATCATTGTTCCTCATGAAAATGGGAATATTTCGCTTTTCAATGCAAGCAAAATAGAAGAGCTGGGATCTTATTTACCTTCTATGGAAGCTGTAAAGACAAACATCGAGCTTCAAATGGCAAAATGGAGAAAGGATCATTCCTATAAACCGCAACCGTTAATGTTGGGTGTTCCTTTGGATGTATTCTTAAAAGTGAAAGCCATTACAAAAGGCAAATGGAATGAAATACCTTTGAACCAAGGCTGTAATGGCGTACCATCCGTTCTTCTTATCCCTAATAAAAAGGAAGATGGGGAAGAATGACGGAATCACAAAAGATGTCCTTGTTGCTTTAGACAGTGACGCAAGAGCCATGAGATGTGATGAGATATATGAAACCGGGCATCTCACTCTTGCAATCACATTAAAAAATCATTCAGAATTTGGGAGGGAGCTTGCAGAGTGTATCAAAGACGATTACAACCATGTAATGAATTTTACTTTGAATACCGGTGACAGTTTCAAAGCAACAGCAGGACTTCTTGTAATGGATATGTGGGGAAACTGGATGTCTTTGTTGTCGGCAGAAGGGATACCGCTTTTCTCCTATGATTTTTCCGCATGGAGAAAGAAAGCCAAAAAGTTTCTGTACATAGAAAAAGCATCTTTCCTTCCCGACCCGGAAATAACCTACAATTTTAAGATGGAATCACCGTCTAAGAATTTCGTTATCATTCCAAGAGGTAGCGAAGAATGCGATTTTACAAAAGGAATTATTTTACAATCATTAATCTAATGACAGTATGTATTTCGAATCAACTATAAATTACTGGACAGACAATCCAGACGGTTTTAAACCGCCAAGAATACCTGTTAAAAGAACTATTCTTGTCAGGGCTTACACCTATACGGAAGTAGAAGCGATCACTACTGATTGGGGAAGCAAAGAAACAAATGAAGATTTTAGGATTTCTCCTATCAAGGAAACAGACATTATTTCTGTAGTAGGGAATGGAGAGAAGTTTTTCAAAGTCGTTTCCTACTATCCAGAAGCGACCCCTAAAGGAAAAGTAAAAATGCAGAAAGCTGTTTTGATGGTTAAATCCGATTCCGATACGGAAGCCATAGAAAGAACAAAGCTGTATTTTGATTTTCTGCCAGATATTAATGATCTGGTTATTAAATCCGTCACTCTTACAGAAATAGAAACATATATAGAGATAGATTGATATTATGAATGTACTTAGTTTGTTTGACGGAATGTCCTGCGGACAGATAGCGTTAAAAGAATTGAGAATTGAACCCGACATATACTATGCAAGCGAGATAGACAAGTTTGCAATAAAACAAACCCAGCTTAACTTTCCTGATACAATCCAATTAGGAGATGTAAGGAATATAAAGGTAGCTGATTTAGAGAAAATAGATTTGATTTTAGGTGGAAGTCCTTGCTACAATTTATCTATGATTGGTAAAAGAGAAGGTTTTTCTACAAAAGAAAACATTGAAGTCCTTTCTTTGGAGCAATATCTTGACCTAAAAAGCAAAGGAGTTGAGTTTACAGGTCAATCTTATCTGTTTTGGGAATTTGTTCGTATTTTGGAAAAAGCAAAGAAGATAAACCCAAATGTCCTGTTTCTATTGGAAAATGTGGAAATGGGCAAAAGGTGGGAATCGGTATTCGATAAGGCTTTAAATACAAAAGGCGTTCACATAAACTCTGCGTTGGTCTCTGCGCAAAATAGGAAACGTATCTATTGGACAAATATAAACGATGGCAGTATTCCTTTGCCGAAAGACAGAGGTCTTGTCCTAAAGGATGTAATGGAAGAAGTCTTGGAAGACAATCGCTTTCTTTCAGAAAAAGCATTGGCAGGGCTACAACGACATCTTGAAAGAAATAAATCCAATGGAAACGGTTTTGGTGTAGATTGCAGAACAGAAAACCAAAAATCCCAAACATTATGTCTTGGTGGTACCAGCATGTATGATCTTGTTTATCAAAAAGACAGAATAAGAAGGCTTACTCCTGTTGAACGTGCAAGATTGCAAACAATACCGGAATGGTATAAATGGGAATGCAGCGCAACACAACAATGCAGGATGCTTGGAAACGGCTGGACAGTAGATGTAATCGTACATATTTTAAGTCACATGAAAATGAATGAAATAGAATAAAAACAGTTTATATTTTCCATAAATAGTTAAGATTCATTTTGGGAAATCCGGTCTGTGAAGATATGTTTTCCTACTTTTTCACAAGTACAATTTAAAAACAACAAGACATGAGCAGAAAGAAAGAAACAGAGCTTCAAAAGCTCATTAGACATATTAATTCCATAGACCGTCCATTTGAGTTTTACGATGTGTCGAGATGTAATTTATTCTTTAACGGTACACTTAGAAAAACTATTACCTATCTTTACAGAGCGGGATTTATAGAACGGATTGAAAGAGGACGTTATAAACGCCTTAAAACAATCCCGGAGAACATGACTACTGTAGAGTTAGAAAAAATGGCTTACAAACGATAAAAACATGGAATTTTCAACAATTTGTATTATAATTCTGGGGATAATAGCAGTTTTCCTATTGGGGATTGTATTTATCCTATGGCTAAGAGTTAAGAACTTGAAAAACTATTGCATGGCAATAGATTCAAGGATAGATTCAAGGATCGATTCCGTAAGGCTTAATTATCTCATAGGACTTAGAAACCTCTTGATCCAACAAGAAAGGTTTGAAGATGTAGAATACATAGACGAACTGATCAAAGATGAATATCCCGGTGTAAACCTAAAGGAAGTGACGATAGACGATATGATTAATTTGCTATAAACTTTTTAAAAATCAATTAATTATGGAGATTAAAGTAGATAGAAAATGGAAAAAAGAAAAATATACAATAGGGAGATTGTATATTAATGGTGAATTTATTTGTAACACCATTGAAGACACCGACAGAGGATTGACACAAAGTATGTCGGAAGAAGAAATAAAATCTAAAAAAATATATGGAAAGACAGCTATTCCTTCCGGCAGATATAAAATTCTTATGAATGTGGTCTCCCCTAAATTCAGCCAAAAGGAATTTTATATGAATGTATGTAAAGGGAAAGTTCCAAGACTGGAAGGAATAAAAGGCTTTTCTGGCGTTTTGATTCATTCTGCCGCCACAGCAGACAATGTAGAAGGATGTATAGGGGTAGGATTTAACACAGAAATAGGGAGACTTACTTCTATCAAAGAAGCGTTTGAAAAAGTATATTCTAAACTTTCTTCTTCAAAAGAAGACATCTGGATTACAATTGAGTAAGAAATATATACCTGTATAATTGTTTATAGTTAATCGAGTTGCAAACCTATCAAAAGAAAGGAGGTGAAAACATGAAATAACAAAATCTATTCTAAATTCCTCTATATAAATAAATCTAAGTTTTTAATAAAGGAGGATGCCGAAAATCCTTAACAGAGTAGGTACATTAACAATCTCGTTGTTAGTAAATTACGTTAATCAAGAAAGGGCTTTGAACACAATCTGTAAAAATCGGTTCTTAGCCCTTTCGTCTTTAAAAACTAATAGTATGCCTTACGAAAAGAAGAATATTGAAACTCCCAAAAAGAAACCTATGATCATTCCGGTAAAGAATGCTGCTCCTGCTTGGACAAAGACAAAGGTACGGAACATTATGCGTGATTCCAAATATCCCGAACTTCATGGAGAGATGTATCTGGGTTAAGAATAAGCCCGGAAAATAGTTTTTGTATTGGGTATGATCGACCGGTCATATTTTGCTTTCAATCTGAACAAGATTTCCCTTTGAAGGGCTGATTCTTGGTTTTTCAGTTTCAATACTGTTCCCCGGTAGTCCGATACAATCCATTTTCCGTCTTTCTTTTCCAAAAGAGACAAACGCGATCTTATATCCCCATTTACAAACACTTTTATAGATGGGGATATTTTTATTTTCGCGTCCTTTACATTTACCAGATACTTTTTCAGTTCCGGTAGCATTCTTTTCCTTCCATCACTGCCTGCATCACCTTCCAGATACTTTATAAACTTTTCTATTCCTTTTATCTTCCGGTCTATACTTTCTTCTTTTTCTCCCGACAGGGCTATTTTCAAATTCCGTCTTGTAATAGGTTTAATGATCGTACTTCCCCACAGGAAACCGTTGGAGGGACAAAGCTCGTTGAACCTTTCCACTCTTTTTATATAGAGGTTTATCTTTCTTTCCTTGTTCGTCATAGCTCCCTTTCCCTATTTAAGTCGTAAAGCCTTTAATCTGTCCTTTACAGAGGCTTTTCTTTCATCATCTATATAAGTAGCCTCCTGCACTTCATAAGGCGTCATTTCGTCTAAGAACTTCTTGTTTTGCTTTTCCAGTTCTTCCCAATTGGCTGCACGGATCAGATCGCCCGGAAGCATAATCTTTTCCCTACCCAGAATAGTTTTATTGAAACCATTGAAGTCCTTGTAGTAGCTTGTTGCAAGCTGATGTACCAATACAGTAGGGTCAAGACCTGATTTTGCGGCGACAAGGCCTATTATGATAGAATTGATAGGAAGTGTTCGAAATACACGAGAAACGTTTTCTTGTCCATGCAAGGTAGCGACAATATCTATTTTCCCGTCTACGGTCAACTTTAGTTCATTGCCTTTTACTTCTTTCCGGGCTTGCTCCAGCATGTTTCTTATTTCCCGCTCGAATATCAATGCCTTTTCTTCCTTTTCTTCTGCAAGGTATTTTTGATACCGGTGCTGTAGGTCTATTATGATAGTGTTTATGATCTGTAGCCGTCCGGCTTCCGTTGCTACCTTATATTGATTGGATGAAGCAAGAAATACGGCACGTTTGCTTTCGATTTCCGCTTTCTTTTTGGCGAAGATGGCTTGCAGTTCCTTTTGGGTAAGTTTTATCTTCTTTTCTTCCTTTAGGATTTTCTGGACATCATCAACGCCGTTCATCTCCCCAAACAGTTTCACGATATAGGACATGATCTCCGGCGTGACGGAAGAAAGCATTTCTTTTCGATAAATGTCGTTGAATACCTCTTTGCACCTCTTTATTTCTTCTATGAGAGGCATAACATACATTTCTTTGTGCCGTTGTGCTTTCTTTACGTCCGATTCCTTTCCACCGTGACGAAGGATAAAACCCTTTGCAGAATAGCTTTTTAAGTCGGCCGTGATCTCCTCCCCGTCCTTACCTTCAAAGACAAAGAAACGGTAAGACGATTCAGATAGTGCCCTTTCTGCCGTTTCCAAAGCGACAAAAGCGTTTTTTAGCTCACTGGAAGCGGTCTGGATCACTTCTGGAGCTTGTTCTATTATTTCCACAAAGTCCTTTTGGGAAATAGCCGGTAAATCTTTATTAGTAAGTTGTTTCCCCTTCTGCATTGTTCAATTCTTCGATTTGAGATTTGGAAAGCTGTGCACTATTATATTCAAAACATTCTGATTTGTCCACATAAGGACATTCGATTTTGTATCTACAGTTATCGCAAACTATAGAAGGTTTGTCTACAGACTTTTGTAACTTCATTTTGACAAAAATTTAATGGTTGTTTTTATTATGTGACAAAACTACACTAAAGAAAGGACAAAAACAAAAGTCCTTACCTATACATCGCGTACCGGTAAGGACAAAATAATAACATAAACTAATTAAACTACTAAATACCAATTGAATAACTAAACTAATAATATAACAAACATAAAATTTTCTACACATAGCAAAGATATACAAATCTTTTTCTTTGGAAAGGCTAAACACTTTCAAAATATGCAACCTCTTTAAGCTGATACATTTTCAGTCTTTCTCCGTTTTCTATTTTGTAGCCGACATATACCAATTTATAAAGGAACTGATAAAAGTTGCCCGGCAAAAATTTCTTTTTGTTTTTCTTTAGGATATTCTTTACAAAATATCCTTTACAGAAAAAACCTTGTAACTTTTTTGAATCATTCAATAGAAGTACATTCACAATATCTACAGATTTGTTCAAATAGAAGCACGGCACGCCGGCATTGTATTTCCATGTTACAAACTTAACATTGTCTTTTGTGTAATACTTCATTCTATTCTTTCCTTTTTCTTTCCTTATCTGCCTTTTAGAGACAAACAAGGAAAGGAATTTGTTTAACCGGATCATAGCGTTACATGCTTTCGTTTATCTTTTGTAATACACTTTGCAACACACTGTCGCCGTTGAAAGTTGTTTCTATTATAGTATTTGTATTTCCATCACCATAAGTAAACACTATTTTCCCGGTTTTATCATATAGCTTTATATCCTGTATAACTTTTAACTCTTTTGGGCTATCCTGTTTTACTTTAGATATGATACTTTCCAGGTTAAGTCCGGTTACCTCTAACATATCGTCCGTATAGTCCGAGACATTAAAATCAAAATAGCTTTCATTCTCTTTATTCTGGACAAAGTTATACGCTTCAAACTCGTTTTTAAATACTTTTTCTTTTCCGTTCTTGAATAGGTGGAATGTTTGCGCGTTCGGTTGCTCCCAATGATAACCGTCTTTCTCCATAAAGAAAAATACTTTGTTTGTAGCACTTTCTTTGCTCTCCTGTAGGTTTGTATCATTTTTATTTTCCGACGTTCCTACAGGCTTAATATCTGTGTCCGGTTCTTTTGTTTCTTTTCCACAATAAACAGACGTTAACTTATCCGGGAAATAATCGTTCTTATCTCTAATTGAATTAAAATAATTAATTTTGTTATCAATCATAAAACAGTTGTCACAGTTGTCAGAGACAAAAGAAAGTTTACAATAACTATATTCTTTTGTAAAATATATTTCGCCGTTCCAACCGTCCAGACAAGAAAGTACTTTACTTAATCTATTATCTGATCTATAACTAAAATTAGACGGTTCAGACAATTGTACAAACAATTCTCCGTATTTATTCTCTGTATCACTTATTCCTAATTCTGTAATATAATTTACTCTTAATCGGTCTGATCCTTTTTCTATCTCAAAAGAAACAAATTCGGAGACTTTAGATATAGTTTTTAAATCCTTTGTAAACTGTTTATCGTCCTTAACCGTTAATTTTAATTCTTTATATAAAATAGGATAAACAGATTCTATATTTACGTTTTTATCAGAATCATAGTAGCTACATTCAAACATTTCACCTTTATCTGTTACGATCGTTACGACTGTTTGCTCTTCTTTATCGTCGCTATTGACAATAATATGGCATTCTTTCCCTACCAACTTTTTAAAGGTGTCAAAAGATATACATATATGCTTATCCCAATCGCCAAAAAGATTAGATATTTTCACGTTTCTACTTTTACAAATAAACGCATTAGTAGCATATATTTTGCTTAAATTTATATCTATCAAAATATTGTTATCAATATATCGACTTGAATTTTTGGTTTTTACAGTTAGAAACGTTTTGTCTTTCTTATTAAATATAATATCAAAAGAACAAATACAATTATCCTCGCTTTCTTGTACCTGATTTCCTTCTTTGACAAATTCTAATTTTTCTTTGGCGCCGGACAACTGTTTGAACCTTTCCAAATATTCAAACACTTTGACTATATCAAAACTGCATTTAAAATTGTCTTTTTCAATAGAGACAATATTATTAGACACCTTACATACATAAGACACGCTATTTATAAAAAAAGAATCAATATTTGAATAATAAGGACTTTTGTGTAGTATTTTTGTCACTTGTTCTTTTTCTTTCTCTGTTAGTCTTTCTGCTTTCCCTTGCTTTGTTTCAAGGCTTTCGCAGTTTGCGATATAGGCGTAAACGTCTTTCAATGTATATACGCCCGGTTTTTCGTTTTTAAAAAGTTCTTGGAAGTATGCTCTTGCGATTTCCAACAATTCAACAAAAATTTCCATGAATAAAGTATTTGTACTGTTATTAGTTGCTTTCATTTTATTATCTCCTATTAGTTTAGTTATTGTTATTAATTGTTTATATAGCTCCCTATTGTTGTACCCTTCAAAAGAAACATAAAAGTTTTGAAGCCTTTTCGCTTACTAATCTTATTTGTATTATTTTAAATTTATTCGTATAACTGTATTTCTGTTTTTACAAATATCGCCGTATTTCCCTATATGGTCACAAAAATATTTAGCTGTCGTTAAACTTGTGTAATTGTCACCTGGGTACAACTGATTCAAATTATTTATTATGTTTAAATCGTTTTCACTCTTTACTGTTTTGTTCATACTATTACGAAAGATATCACTTACTTTTGTGTTAAAAACAAGCATTTCCGAAGGCGTAGCAAATACATTCAGGCGACAATTATATACTGTTCCACTTGCAAAAAGTCTTTTATGATATGATACTTTTATTTTCATCTCTATATATTTTTAAATTGATAAATTGAATAAAATAAGTGAGTAAACAGGTAGGGCGATTATTCCCTACCTTTGTCTAAATTTGTTACCTCTATTCCTTCTGGTAGGGTATTACTGCACACAAGTTCGTTGATTAAATCAGAAGGAATCTTTTTGCAGCAATCTAACCAATTAAAGCAAAGCTCGTTTTTATGATCGTAAAGGGTAACGTTATCCCAACTTATGCCAAAAGAAACAACTGCCTTTTTTACTTCATAAATTCTTTTTGCTTTTTCTACACTTTTGGCAAACTCTTTTTCAATCTCTGCAAGTTCTTCTAACCGTTTCTTTGTTCTTGTAATTTCTTCACGCGCTTGTTTCATTTCTTTTGTCGCGTAACCATGTTTAAACAAATAGTCCATGTCGTTACACTTTTCCGCGTCAAACTGTTTATAAACTCTATCTTTATTTTCAATTTTCAAGGTTAAGCCCGTTTTTGCTTCCATCTCCCGAATGGCTTCATCTGCTTGCTTTTTCCAAATACCAGCAACGCCCAAGTAAAAAACAAGGTAGTGAAATAAATCTTTGTTGTCTGAAGCGTTACGTAATATTTCAATAGCTTCCAAATTAGAAATATTATACATTTCCGCTATTTGTTCATTTGTTTCGCCTTCATTGATATGAAAGCGAATGTCATCTATAAACATTGGCTGCCCTAAATGATTGCAAGTATGCAGCTTTTCAAACATAGAAAGCTCAGGTTTTAAGTAGGCGATAATGTCACCTATTGCGCCGGAAATCAAAGTATAATAACGTCCGTTGTTCTTCTTTACCTTAATTTCGCTGGTAAAACTAAAGGTTAAATGTCCGTTTTTGCAATCATCATTTAACCCAATATAGTAGGCAAAAGAATAACATTTACCGCCTTCAAAAAGAGTGTTATCTACTTGTGTGTCCCCTTTAAAGAACTTAGAAAATGATCCAAAGAAACCAATACGATTTACTGTTACTTTGCTTTCATTGCTGTTATTTACTGTAGTTGTCATAATCTGATCGCGTTTTGTCAAGGTTTGCGCACCTTGTTTAATTAGTTTAGTTAGTTGCTTTATTAATAAGTTAAAATTTGTACTTTATACCCGTCTTTCCCGGAAAATTGATATATTTCGCTTGTTGTTTCTGCATATTCGCTTTCGATTATATCTAAACAGCCTTTCACTTTTCCGTCAAAAGAGTAAGTTTTAAGTTCCTTAATAAATTCTACGCAATCACCCTGTAATAGGGTTAAACCATTACCGCCACACCCTAAAGTTGCTACAATAACAGTATTACTATTTTTCAATTCTGTAGCAATAAATTCAAAAATTTGTTCTTTTGTTTTCATGATCTCTATTTGTTTATGTTATTATTAGTTCTTTTCTTTGATACAAATGTAACACTTTAATGTTACATACCAAAGGTTTTATAGTTAAGAAAGGTTAATTTGATGATTTTTCTTTGTTTTGTTTGTTACTTATAAATGATTTTTCAACCAAAACATAAAGTAAAATCAAAACAATAGGAACAAAGAGAATAACATGCAAAAAATTCTTTTCGTCGACAAATAGAATAATAAGAGCGATAACGAAAGAAATAAATACTACTTTCAAACCTTCTAATATTATTTGTATTGCTTTCAGTTTCATAACTTTATTGTTTAACTGTTTATTAAAGTGTATTATTTACATTTATTTTATAGGACTTTCCAAAAGAGACACCGCGCTTTGTATTTTCAATAGGTGTAAAAGTTACATTATTTCCGTTCCTATCGGCTCCATAAATACCCGTTGCACCTGTTTTGTTTTCCTTACAAAATTGCTTTGCTTTTTGAAGGCTGGAGAACTCCAGCCCATCAATTACCCATTTATATACGCGTTTCATTGTATTTGCAAATTTGACAATAGTTCTATTGCTCTTTTATTTCCTTTGTTTGCTTCTTGTTGCAATTTCTCCAAAGTAGTAAATTTTCTTCCACCATTTACGCCTATTCTCCGACATAGAGAAATAAACGTACTTTGTAAAATCTCTTTACCCTTATAAATATACTTTGTTTCCATATCATTTATTTTTAAGTTGTTAAAATTCAAATGTTTCTTGTAAATTGCTTGCAAGCTCGTAAATATCAATACCTTCAAACACTCTATTATATTTATTTTCTTGCTTACAAAGCGCATTCCACAAAGCAAGCGTGTTTCCTTCTCCTTTGCAAAAATTGTTTTTGTCTGAATATTCGTTTTTATAAAGAATGTCCTGTAAGTAAGAATAAAACATTTCAATAATTTCATTTCTATCTTTATCAATGACACCGCAACGGAAATTTTGAAAGCTATCAAACCAATCAAAAGATAATCTTTTGCCCTCATAGCTCACTGTTACAATGTAGTGGTTATGATTTTCCGGGTATTTTTATCCCACTTACATACCTTTGTGTTTGCAAGTAAGCATTTAATTTTGATTGCTTTACCTTCAAAGGAAATAGAAGTTTCCTTACTATCACCGTTATTTGTGATCGCCGGTTGATCGTTAAATCTTTCTTCTTCGTTGTTGATTAACTCTTGCACTTGCTTTGCTCTAATATTTGTTGCTTTCATAACTTTGTTGTTTAATTAGTTGTTATTATTAGTTCTTTTCTTTGATACAAATGTAACACTTTAATGTTACATACCAAAGGTTTTATAGTTAAGAAAGGTTAATTTGATGATTTTTCTTTGTTTTGTTTGTTACTTATATCAAAATTGAGGCAGAGCGAAAGCGCACCAGCGCGGGCGGAACCTCAATTTTAAAACAAATAGGAATAACCCGTACCAACAAATAAAACCTTATTTAGAATGAATCTAAATAGCATGATACACAATTATTTGAATATCAACAAATTACACAAATACCTATCAAAATAAAAGAAAAAGAATAGAAAAAGTATGTCGAAAAACCTATAACAAAAAAGTTATAACGAATAGAAAAAGAAGGAAATCAAAGGAATGTAAATATGAAAATGTTAGGTAGGTAGGTGTAAAAATGTGATTTGTGACTTTTTAGATTATATGATTTTATTAAATGCAGATATTTCTTTTTGTATGGTTTGTAAACTTTGGTATATCTCTATTAGGTGCATATTTAAAAATTTAGCTTTGAAACTTAGAATTTATAATTTTAGAGATGTTTGTGTATGCAATTGTCCGCCTCACCTGCCATCACCCCCCCCAATCCTTTCCCTCCTGTCCTTCTATTATCCTATCTTTTCCACTATTCATGTACCTTTCAGAGTGTTTGCGATTGTGTTTGCTGTCTACTTTTCGCTTCTATTCTTATAGTTGTCGATCACCTTCTATATCTATTTTTATACTCTATATACTACCTTATCTCTTTATGGGAGTTATATATCTATTGTTTTTAAAAATGGGTCTATGTCGCTGCAACGCGCCATATACGACCCATTTTTGAGAGCTATACTAATGCCAAAATGCACCTACTTTTGCCCTGGATATATCCTTATATTTGATTTTTCCTATATATATTATATATAATATATATAGGAACTTTTGTTTTTGGTGTATACACTCTTGTACCCTTTCTTTTATCCTTGTACATGGAGTATGTAGGTAGGTGGCACTCCCTCTATATCCTTTTTGCTTCTCCTTTTTCCCGTTCCTGTGATCCAATTCCATAATATCAAATAATCGTTTTTAAGGCTTTATTTCCTTTTGGGTGGTATTGGTGTATCATTTTGAAAAGAAAGTGCCAGAAATAAGCGGAAAAGCAGGCAATCCGGGGTATTTTGTTTTAGTAGGGTATCTTTAGGGACTGTTTGAGGACTCTCCATATAAAGCCTGCGTCTCTAATACCTCACAAGATAAAACTTCCAAACAGTTCCCTTATAGGGATTCTGAAAGAATGTGCTCATATTTATCTCTTTGATAATCAATAAGTTATATATATAATCTTCAGACACCCTCCTTATAGGAAAATTCCAAATAGGACAAAACATTCAAATATACTTCTACAAGGGTGTTTTTAAGACAAAATATACATTTATATCATTGATTTTCAGCTATTTACATATATACAAAAATCCTAAAACGTCATCCCTATGGGCTTTTCAAATCTCTATTCCTATGAGATAGGAGGGGTGGGGGTATTTGTTTTCCTGCATATAGTTTTTTCTTTGTTGATTTTTGGATGTGGGTATATACGGAAATTTGGTTTTCTCTCCTATAGGGGAATTTTTAGGGGTTGTCCATACCTATTCTTTTTCGGAAGGGGAGTCGGCTAAAGCCGCCTTTTAACCCCTTCCGAGCGGGAATCGCTGCGCTCAATACATCAAAATGACCTATTCTAACAAAATGATTTAGAAACAATCTATATCCCTATCAAAATGATAGAAAGAAAATCGGGTTTTCAAAACTTTTTTCGCTATAAGGGGGTGGACGAAAATTGAAAAATTTAAATTCCTGATTTTCAGACTTATGTGATTTTTGATAGATTCCATGCACCCTATTTTTCGATTGTTTTTGAATTTTGACTATTTGTAAAGTAAATAAAGACTGTTCCTATTAAAATGATACCAATAAATACCCAAAAACAGACTAAAATGTAACTGTTTATTGTTACAAAATAGGATAAATATCCTACTATGGACACAACCGGATTGCTACAAATTACACCTAAATGAATAGAATTGCCTTCTGGGAGGGTAGTTTCTCCTATTTAACTTTCTATAACTATTTTCATGCTAAAATGTAACTGTTTACTTTTACTTTTTCAGATTAGTTTTAACAATTGAGGTAAAATGAGACGGAAAAACAGTGCTTGGACTTATTGTATATTTTTATAATAAGGTGTAAAAGTGCATTTCTGATAAGATTTTGAGTTAAACAATTGAATATCAATGATTTATAAATTTTGAATTTCCGACTTCCCCTATAGGCGAAAATGAATTTACTTATTGTATATTTTTAGCCAAGAATAGAGTGATTTTAAGGTCTAAAACATGGATTTTTGATTTTAACATTTAGACGGGATAGTGAGCAGAAGTGTTTATAAGTAACAAACTTTTTGTGGATTTGTCGCAATATAATGTGTCATGTGAAGTTTTTGAGCTAAAATGTAACATTATATTGCGACAAATCGGGTGATTTTTAATTTTCATTTTGAGACATATTCTTTCAGGAACTTGTTCACGAGATAAACTTGTCCTTTCCCGGTTACAAGAGGTGTGCTTACCGTAATCAGATCACCGTTCGGTTTTGTAATCGTTCTTTTCTTGATTTCGAACATTCCTGCTTCTACCCATCTTTGCATAGGCTGATTGTAGTATTCTCCTTTCACTCCAAGATACCCTCTTTTGCGAAGCCACTTGAATAACCGGTTCTGCCCTACTTCCATTCCATTTTGACAGATGATCTTGGCAAGTTCGGCAACAAGGCAGGAACGTTTGGATTCGGTTACAGCCATTGCAAAAATCACTTTGGGCAAGTCTTCTTCTATTTGGTTCTCCAAGTTTTTATTTTCTTCTGCGAGCTGCCTTGTCTGTTCTTTTAGAGACTGCCTTTCTTTTTCTTCTTGAATCCATGCTTCGGCACGCTGAATAGGGTTCTCTATTTGATAGGACGGTAAATTATAGCTTCCGGTTTTCCTAATAGCAGGCAACACTTCGGAAGTTGCCCATCTTTTAAAACTCTTTGCGGATTCCAATTTACTACCGAAAATCAAAGAGTAAAGTCCGCTTTCATTTATCAAAGTTGTTTGTTGTGTAAAACCTTGACTATCAGGGACGCCCTGTTTTAAGGCGTCCTCACTATCAACATGTTGCAATATTGCGTTTCTGGTGTTAGAATAACCCAAAACAGACGCAACATCTTTCCCAACAAAGTAAGGTTCGCCATTTATCAACATTGTTCTTACTTCTCCAAATTCTTCGTTTTTGAAAATCTTTAATTCGTTCATAACTTTGTATTTTAATTGTGTTTGTAGGCAAAAGAAAACGGCTTTGCCTTTCCCGGTTGCAAATCATATCAAGAAGTACAATAGGCTTCTTTAATATTGGGAAGGCGAAAGCCGTTTAAATATGAATAGAATGGTTGTTGGTTTCCTATATTTACGAAACCTACTATACTTACATTAATATGATTTGCACTGCAAATATAGCAAAGTTTTGTTTGATCTTTAGATTTTCACTAAAAATGAAAATCGTTAATCTAGTTTTCCATCGGTGAATTTACCTTCTTTGATGATTTTCTCAATCTCGTCTTCTTCGTAATCGTCTGTTTCGCCTACAAGATGTGCTGTTTCTTCGCTATAAGGAATGCAGTACCTTTTATTTAAACCACCTTCTATAGTGTAAATACACTCTTGATTGTGAGGGTTGATATGAGAAAAGAATGCTACAGACCAAGCACTTTCTTTATTGTTCCTTACAAGTACCTTGTCGAAGGGTTGAAAATAATAAACATATTTCTTTCTGGGAATAGAGTAATGACGGTGCTTTTTATGATTTTCCTGATTCCAGATATCTATCTCTACTTCTGTAGCAAGACGATCAATAGGAGAAATTCTGTTACCATCTACATTCGTCATGAAAGAACCATCATCAGATATTATCCCAAATTCATTCAGATGTTCATTGTAACCAACCATCCCAGCTTCAAAGGGAGATTCTATTGTAGTCATATAAGGATCAAATTTTTCCCATGTATTCCATATAGTAGGGAACAACACACATGATCCTTTTTCATACAGTCTTCCAAATTCGTCCAGTTTTAATGTCAGATTCTTCTCTAAAGGCAAAACTTTCAAAAAGATATTACCTTCTTTGTCTATTCTGTCCAAAAGGACATCTCCATGTGTGACAGTGTAAAGTTTAGTGTATTGTTCACACTCTTTAAGCAGACCTGCTATATTTATTAATTTTTCCATGATCTTTATTGTTTACTATTGTTCCACTTTGCATTATCCGGCATTATATCTCTAAAGCATTCAGGTACTTCACCCTGATGCCACCAATCGTTAGATATCACCTTTTCGCCAGAGTTTTTAATAGCTTCCATCATCCTACCATCAAAACCCATAAATCGCCTTGTCTTGTTATTTGTATTAGGAACAAATGGATTGGCAACGTATGAAGCTCCATCTATAATTAGCCAATTGGGATCGTTTTTATGTTGCTCATACATTCTTATCCAAAATGCACAATGATAACAAACACCATCTCTTTCCATGATTGAACGGATATCACATTTGCAAAAATGCTCCGGGTTCATGTCATGGATATGATTTTGTCCCGATCCATCTTCTTGCCCGCACTTAGGACATATCTTTTTCTTCGTTTCCATATTCATTCTTTTTTGTTTTTACCTTATTCTTCCCATTCTATTTTTACTGTTTTGTAATATAAACGATTTGACTTTTCACCTGATTCCATTCTATCCTTTGCTTCTTTTTCAAATTCAAAAAGATTAAGTCCTGGGAACAGTCGTTCATCTTTATCTTTGTACAAATTTATCCATGCTTCTCGTTTTACAGCTTTCATGAAAAGGTCACACATACATTTCCTTCCATCGTTACTGAATCTTCCTTTCTTGTTATAAGAAAAGATAGTTTCATCACCAGCCTCTTTTACTAAGGCCACAATAGGATAATGTCCTATTCTATCAAAACACAAGATTCTCGCTTCCTTACCATCTCTTGTGCACACCGGATGTCCGACTTTCGCTTTTTCTAAGTCAAATTCCTTCATTGTTGTTCTATTTTATTGTTTGTTTTTATAATTCCATAAGAAAGACACCATACCAACATTTCGTAGGACGATTTAATAAGGCTATCTTCCTGGGAAATACTAAGTATAGATCGAGTATAAAGGTTTTCATAAGAAACACTTACAACATTAGCATTCTTCCTAATCGTCAACATATTATTATCTATAGAATCAGGAAGCATACTTATAATATCTTGCAAAGTGAAAGTGGGAATCACTTCATAAGCAGTAAACCCTACACCCATAAATTCTTTTTGTAGGCTTAAAAACCAATTACCTTTAGAGGAATCGTCTATACGGCTTCCATGTGATCGTCTTGCCCAATATATGCTGGCTTTGCTTGTATCAACACCCAACTCTTTAAGGCGTTGCATCTGATCGATAGATAAAACTTGATTTTTCATAATTCAATCCTCCATAATATCTAACAAGTCGTTTAAATATGCCCATTTTATTATTTCATTGAAACGATACAGAATACATCCCGGACGAGACGATATAAAAATTTGATCTTCTTGAAGAATACCCATAAGTTTTCCTTTCTCATGAACACAAACAATAAGTTCACCAACTTTAGGTTTTACTTTTTATCGTGCCATACAGAATCTATAAACCAACCAACACCCTCTCTAAAGGCAACTGCAACACTGTTTAGATTTATATTGCTATGGAAATTTCCTTCTATCAATTCTACCTCTCGTTTATATTCAAAAGATGCTTTTATTATATCTTCTCTTTTCATATTTATTCCACTAATTCAATTGTAAATTGTCCAAACGGTATATATTCTCTCAATTTAGATATTGTTCCATCCTTCTTTGCTTTCATAAGAATAGGAACAACTTCATTGCTTACAATTTCATATCCAGTTACATAAGCGAACTTCTTTTCTTCTGGAATTGTTTTTGTTTTACTATCACATAAAATTCGGACTGTGTGAGCAGGAATAGCCAAACAAACTTTACTTCCAATAGGGAACTTTTGATTAGATGATATGTATTCTTTCTTTAATCTTATCATCTTTTGTTTCCAATTATCAATCTCGAATTGAATTTCCGCTTTTCGTGTTTTAAAATATGATTTATCCATGATGCTCAGTTATTTTAGTTATTAGTTAAATACAACTTATTCGATATGTATGTTCATCAATCATATCATTACCGATAATCTCAGTTAGTTCAAAGAATCTTGTAGCTGGGCAAACATAACCTTCAATCTCTATACAAAGACCGTCACTCGGTATATAGGCACAACCTACATTATCATTCCAGTTTATATGCTTTTGGGCTACTTTAGCTACTTTATCGCAAGCTGATAAGTATTCAGCATATTTACTATTTGCTCTTTTAATTTTCCTGAATAGTGTATTGTTCATATCATTCTCTTATTACTAAGTACACAGTTCCCACTAATTTACCATATTTCTCTACAGTATCTATTATATTGGACATATCACCGTCAGTAGTGTTAGCCAAAGTAAAAGCTGCCACTATCTTTCCATATATCTCATCAGAAACAAGGTAAACCCTATCATTAACCATTATATGTTTCATGATATTAATAGTCTATTTCTCTTACAACTGCTATGATAATAATTTCAATAGCAAGAACGATCATACCAACCCAAAAATGAAATTCAAACGCAATTGCAGATAGCGATACGAATAGCAACGCAATTCCGCATCTTCCCAAAAATTTATTCCAATCTATCATAACTTTTCTTCATATTGTTTATGATGAACTTTTTCTCTATCCGTATAGTAATCTCTTTCAATCAAATCCATAAGTTCCGACATGCTTTCTGAATTGTCGTCAGAAGATTTACCTTTAAAGAAATACCGCATATATTCTGCAAGTCCTTTTGCAGCTTCATGAAATGCTTTTTCTTTAGTTTTCCATTCATCGGTAGGAACAAAGCCTCTTTCTTTGAAATGAAGCAAATATAAGTCCAGATAATACACAGATAAATCTGCCATATTGAGAGAAAGATTGAGTGTCTTTGCTGCCCAAGAAACAAGTGATTTTTCCAAATTTTGTTCTTGGTAATAGAACTTGTCTTTGGATTTTAAGTAATCCAGTTCTTCTTGCAGGCGTATTCTTTTTTGATTCAGAAAAGAAATTTTTGCCCAATTTCTTGTACTCCTTGCTTTGCTGATTTCTCTTTGAACTTCCCTTAATTCAATAGAGACTTCTGTTTTTGTTCTATCTTTCGTTTCCATAGGTAATTGTTTTTTAGATGATTAGATTATTCTACATCGAAAAGTTGATCCATAGAAGCAAGTTCCTTTTTCAAATCTTCTTCATTATTGAATCGAACCTTTATGCTACCAAAAGAAGTTTTGAACAGGATGTAGTGTACATTTTCATCAGGACAGGAGACAGGTTTGTATTCCCGGAACATGGTCTTTTTAATATAACTGTTTCCTACTTTCACAAAATCCGGAAATGTTGATACTAAACGTTCTTTGACCAGAGCCATTTCCATATTGTCTTTGAAGGGAATAATTTCTTCTTTCCCTCTAATCTTTATAGAAATATAAGATGAAGTGTTTACTGTTCCTTCTTGGAATTTGAAACAAGAAACAGCTTGTTTGGGTAGTCTTCTGTTTTGTAAGATAAAATAAGCCATTGCGATACAGTATTTAAAAATGAGATAAAACCCGGCGGGAGCCAATCTTTGCGGGAAGATGATGAACTGTCCCGCCGGGGAACTTAAAAATATATGGAAACGTTGATTATCGTTCTTTAGGATCGTCTTTTGTTCCTATCAAATGTTCGTTTCCTTCAAATGGAATACATTCGTCCCATGCACCGGAAATAGTGAAATATTTGCCTTCTTTTGAAGTGTGAGAAAACAAATCACAATGCCAAACGCCAAACATTCCTTCTTCACAATCCTTTACAAGCACTTTCTGAAAAGGCTGGAATTTTGGTGCTTCCTGAACCTTTACCGCAACATATAAAGGTATTGAAATTACATGACAAACAGAAATAGGTTTCTTTGCAGAATTGAAAATAAAAGGATTGTTAGTTGCAATAGAATTTTTAGTTATATCCAAAGGTTTCAATTCGTATTTTCCCAGTTCAAACATCCATTCATAAAATACATAGGGAATATCGTTTAAATAGATACCCTTGACTTCTACTTCATCAATAACAAAGCATTCTCCACAAAGTTCACTTAATACCTTTGTGAATGAGCAACTGTAACCTGTTACCTTTACATCCCCATTTTCATCTTTGTTCTTGTTGTACCAATCAAGACTTTTGATCCGCACAACGTCGCCTTTTTTAAATTTTGTTTCCATACTTTTCGTTTTTATTTTGTTTGTTACTATCAATAAATCAATCCTTCTTCTCGTCGCCAAATAAGTTTTTTGGAGAAACATCAAGAATATCAGCTATTTCTTTTAACCGATTCATGGTAGGATTTCCATTCAGACATCTATAAAGAGATTGTCTTGTTACTCCTAATTTTTTTGACATCTGGGTCACAGAAATACCTTTTTCTTGCATAATCTCTTTAATTTTTAATCCATTTTTCTGCATTAAGTTTAAAATCGTTTTCTTTATTCTGCCGCAAATGTAACACTTTAATGTTACATGACAAAATATAATGTTACATTTTTGTCGAAATTCAGTCAAAAACTTTTAGTGTTAAAATAACACTAATAAGAACAACTGCGATAGAAACAATGATCATCTCGTTGTCAAGGGTGCATACCTTTGCTAAACCATCTGTTACAAGATACGTCATTACCGACTTAATCAATCTGCTTTCTGTTCGCCTATCTTTTCTCATGTTGGTGCAAAGATATATGTAACAGTATAATGTTACAACACTATTAACATTTGTTAAAGTATTTGTTTTTAAATAGGAGAGGACTTACTTTTGAAAACAAAAAGAATACAGTTATGGCTACATATCAAGAAAGGTTGGAAGCAGCTAAGGTAAAACTGCAAAAGATTTACCCGGACGCAACAATAGAACAGACTATTGATGATAACGGAAACGCTATCTGGAGAACAAATGTGCCGGGAGTGAAAATCATCGAAAGCATGAATGTAAATGCTTTGGAAATCGTAGTAGAAAATCTTCGACAGGCTTATAGAGCTAAGTTGGGAGTGAAAAGAAACTGATAATAGATGAATTGAATGAAGTAATTATATCATTGGCGATAAACAGTAATTGAAAGGGATGCTTGCGAAAGTGTCCCTTTTCCTTTATCTTTGAAGCGGTTAATTAACTCAAAATAAATCACATCATGAACAAAATTTTATTGACATTGGCTTTTATGTTCTCCTATGTCGCCTGTATTTTTGCACAAGGGGAACTTCCAGAAGAAACAGTAGATTACGCTGCAAATTTCGCTACTTTTGCAGGAGTAGTGGGTGTTACAGCAGTCGTAACCGAATTTATCAAGAAACTTTTTAAAGTAGAACCTTCTGAATGGGTACAACGGATTATCTCTTGGGTGATCGGTATCGGACTTGGAATGTTTGCCTGGGGATTCAATCTTGGAATGTTTGAAGGTCTGGATTGGTGGCAAGCACTCTTATGGGGATTTGGAGCAGGATTAGCATCGAACGGTGTCTGGGATTGTGGATTAATTGAATGGCTGTTTGGTTTGTTTACCAAGAAAAAGGAATAATCTTCTTCATCACACACACTTCTTTTTTAGTTTTTATTGATTTAGGCGGGACGAAAGTTCCGCCTTTACTATACTATAACATTAATATATACAGCTATGACGATAGACGAAAAATATACAAAACTGAAAAGCATTTTCTTTAAAGATTTTGTAGTAGCAACAGAGAATTACAATTGCCGAGGAACTAATATCCCAGCAAGTAAAGTGACAAAGAGTAACACAACAGGTCTGAAAACCTTATATTGGGGAGACGGGACGATCAATATGGCGGAATACCTACATTATTTATATGTAGAAGCTGTGCTGGGGGATAAATCTTGTGTAGATAAAATTTACTGGTGTCTTAAATCAATAGAAAGACTTTCTTTGAGTGCCTATGAGGATGAAAAGATGAAGAATCCTAATGTATATTTTAAGTACGAGCCTGGTTTCTTCCTTAGAGACGACATATCGGTAAATTCAAAAGACCTTTTTGACGCTTTCAAAGTGGAAAGTGGTTACTCGAACGGTATCGAACTTGAAAATGAAGACCCCTGTTTTTCTCCTTTTGTCTCACAAGACCAAATTTGGAACTTACTTCCATCTCTTGCATTAATAGCGGAGGGGATGGAAGATCACAAAACAGGCATTTTAGCAAAAGAAATACTGAAAAACATCCTCTCCTACGTTACAGACCATAATCATACCATTTACAATCCCTATTTCAGTGCATTGAAACATTTTTGGACGTATCTTCCTTCTATGAATACAGAAAAAGTAAAACCATGGGATAGGGTGTATGATAGGAACATTCATTTGAAATACACTGTAAAGGTAAAAAGAGGTGCGAACAATTGGTATTTTGCTTACGGATTCAGAAAAACCCTCAAAAAGTTTGTACCGGAAGCGAAATTGAACGGATTTATGACCTTTTTGTACGGTGTCTGGTACATTCCTTTCATTTTCCTTGCTGATAGGGTGTATTTCCCTATCGTGACACGGTTTGGAGTAAAAAGAAAGGACAATTCCTATTACTGTATGTCATCCGCGGGTGATGTTTGGTATGCCGGTAGGAAAAATTATCTCAAAAGAGTGTGCAAAAAGTTTAATGAGGATAAAGAATATGCTTTTCCTGCACTTGCAGAGTGTCTAAAACAGGAAAAATGGCAATATATTGACATAAAAGCATTGGAAAAATGGCTGAATGACTATGAATTTGACGAAAATTCGTTGGAATCACCCGTCAAATTCCTAACTTTGTCATGTTACTTGAAGTTGATCCAATCGCTTGCTTAGACAATCAATTCTTTCATGTTTTCTCCCGTTCTTCTTTATTGAGGGACGGGAGTTTTTGTTTCCATTAACGAGAGTGTAACACTAAAATGTTACATTTTAAAGTAATTTAACTCCATAGACTGCATTTTGTACAAAAACGATATTACTTTTGCAGCATAATCAAGTAACAACAACAAAAATAATGAATCATGAAACCTTTTAATTTAGAAGAAGCAAAAGTAGGCAAACCCGTCTGCACAAGAAATGGTAGGAGAGTGGAAATCATTTCTTTTGAAAATCCGAGCAACAACAACTATCCTATTTTGGTAAAAGTATTTTTCGGTAAAGATGATTATGAAGAATTTACCTTTACAGAAAGTGGAACGTTTTTCGTTGCTGGTAAAGAATCTGAAGCAGATTTAATGATGACAGAAGATGAAACGGAAATAGAAATCCCTTCACTCTGGACACAATCTTGCACAGAAGAAAACACGATAATCAATTACACAATCAAAAACTAATAGGAGTATGGAAACGAAAATGACGGAGAGGCAAGAGTTGCTTTACGAAACAAGGAAGAAAAAGCCATTCAGGGCTTTTATCATGACCTGTATGTGGGGTGGATTTGGGCTTTATTATACTGGTAAACCTATTATCGCATCCATCCTGACCATCTGTACCCTGTACAATATTTTAGGGGCTGTAGTGACCTTATTTAAGGTCGATCTGGTAAACTGTGTCGAACACCTACTTTGGTTTACAGGATTTTGGATTTTCTCAATCCTGATAGCAGTTCCTTTGGCAGAGGATACAAACAACAATATCAAACGTGAAATTATTAAAAACAACAAATAACATGAAAAGAGTAATTTTTATCAGTGTATTATTTACACTTATTTCAGTGTGTGGATGCAAACAGGAAGCCTCTAAAGAATCAGAAATTTCTAAAGAGCAAGAAACTCCCAAAGAATTGAACACCTATCAACTCATGGATATCCAATTTAAAATATTGGATGCTTCTTCTAAAGATTTTTTAGTTGAAGAAGCCGATAAACTCATTCCAAAAGAATGTTACGGCGAAAGAATTGCTTTGGATTCTGATGAAAAATCCGTAGAATATAAACTCAATACCGGTTGTCAGATAAATGTGAATGAGGTTTTTGACGAAAAATTAGGCGTAGTTCCTTCTATAAGCCTCAAAACAAAGTTCGATATTTACGATATGAAAGATATGAAAACCTTTATGGACGGAATTCTGGATTATCTGAAAGAGAAGAAAGGATTAAAGAAAGAAGGAATGGTCGAAGATATAGATAAACCAGATTACAAGACTGTTGCTTTCTTTTGGGACGGTGGATTTAGTGTAGTTGAATTGAAACAAAACGGAACGATTGGGCTTGATCTCATTTTTACCAACTATTACGACATGAACAAACAGAAAAAGAAATAGGAATATGGAAAGGAAAATAAAATACTTTATAAGCAAAAGAAGAAGGCTTTTGTATTTATATTACGAATGGGATGGAGATGTGATGAAAGCGTTCTTGTCGAACTTCTTTCTGCGAGGTATGGATGTGGAAGTCATTCCCAAAGAACAAAACAGATCAAATGAAGATTTATTGATGGTAGGGTTTGCTCCAGGAAAGAGATTCCTATTAAGAATAGGTGATGGTATTCTACGTGATCCTAATTGGAGAGCTGCTAGACGAATGAGAAGAGAATATGGCAGGGATCAAAATCCTTTTCCCGGTCTTGTGGAAGTAACAGACGAAGAAAAGATACGATACATAGAAGAACAAAAAGAAAAAGGAATTATCAAATTCGACGAATCATTTGTAGAATCTTTACTACCTTTGGGCAAAAGAGTAGAAAACGAAACAAAAGACCAAGAATTTTAATCATGGTATATGTATAAGATTAAGTTCTGATCATCAAAAAGGGTAGGAACTATTGAGAAATACCTTCCTACCCAAAATTCAAAAACTGACATAGTGTATTAAATCATAATTTTCACCAAAGCCTCAACGATTTCTTCAAAATTCTTATTTTACTATTCGATGGGTGGGTAGCAGTCATTTGATTTGCTACCCATTTTTCTTTATCTCCACTACCTCTTTTTGACAAGCTTCACACCCCATTTCAAGAACCCCACACCCCCTACGGGGGTTCTTTGTCGATTTAGAAAATCTCTTCATTTTCACTCGTTTACACTACGTTCAATGCCGGATTTTCCCGACATAATTAACATGATTATATATATACATACTTTTAAAAAAGTAGTATATAATAATCCTTGGAAAATCGAAAATTCGGGAATAGGAGTATTCCCTCATTATTTCGAATTTTCCGATTTGCTGAACAAATTTCTCTTTTAGTAGGAATACTCCTATTAAGAAAGAAAAAGAAGTGAAAAGAAAAGAACAAAAACAGGATTACTCCTATTAAAGAAAAGAGGGAAAGGAAAACACGCGCATACGCGCTTGAATGGGAAAATCGGAAAACAAGACTTAGGGATGGAGGGTGGGAAGGAAACCCTACGGGCGCGCGCGAGACGGGTGCTGTGGCGATGCGCCCTGTGGTGCTTTTTCGCGCCGTTCTTTGTTTTTGTCGGTTTTTTGTTGTACCTTTGTGGCAAAAGTGATATATTTTTATATTCTATAAATGAAACGGGAAACTACGTTGCGAAACGTAGTTTTTTTATGTTAGTTTGCTTGTTATTGTTTTTTTTGCTTTCTTTGTACTGTGAGAATTAAAACGATTTGATAACAACCATTAAAAATTCCATTTATGGACTATAAAAATATAGCAGCCTTTTTGATTCGTTCTGATTTAGAACGGCAGTTACTACTAAATGAGAGTGAAGGTAAATTTTCGGGCAGAAGAAGGTTTACCAAAAAAGGAAAAGAGGTCACTCCTAAGAGAAAAACCAAAGGTATTACTTCAAAGATTTTTTATTCAAAAAAATCTCTTTTGTCTTTTCTAAAAGATGCAATAGGATGTGAATCTGAAAATCAAGCATTGACGATATTTAATAAGTATGCCGGTGGCATGAAGATTGAACATAAGGTGGAAAAAATTTTTGATCCTTCTTGTGGAAGGATGAAGGTTATTACTTCCTATCGTTTCGTGATAAAAGATAAATCCTTCTATTCTAAAGATATGAATTTAATTCCTGCTTGCCTTTTGCGTCCCTTTAAGGCATTTAAAGATACTCAAAGATTTAATAATCGAGAATTAAGACTTGGTTTTAATGAACGTGTTCTTTCGGTCTATCTTGAACTAAAAAGAAGAATTATTTATCATGTGTGGTTGTCTGAAAAGAAAAACGATCCTTCTCTCAAATGGGAACCTTCTTTGTTTTTTAGTCAAAAGACTATTGCACGAGAACTTGGTTGGACGATAGATCAAGTCAGATATAGCATGAAAAAGCTGAAATTCTATTTTGGAAGGGATTTTTTTAGAGAGCCTACAAAAAAAGAATCAGATTCCCGTAAAATAAAAGGTTGCTGGAATTTTCAGATCAATCTTCCTCCTATGCGTAAATGGAACGCTATTGTTGCTAAGAAAATTATTATGTACACAAAAAACGTAGGGGATTCTGCTCTAAAAAAGCGTTTCCCTCTTGAAACCTATCGTTATCTTGTTTATGCACAACGTAGGACAAAACGGTATGATTGTTATGCAGAAAATTTTATGAATAACAGCAATAAAGAATATGAGCGATTATGTAGTCTTGCGAGCACAATAAGGTCTTATTTACAGGAAAAGAAGGAAGTTACTGCCGACTTTTTAAAATCTCTTATATTTGACAAACGTCCGCTTACTTATAGAAAGCGTGTACCTCAACCTATTGTCAGAAATTATTATCGAAAACTTTATAAAGCAGCTTGACTATGAATAAGATTATGATTATATCTGCTGGAAGTATTCATACTTTTGATAAAATAAAAGAGGCTGCCGAATACAAATTTAAGTTTTTGTGTCATTATAAGTCAGATAGAGAGGTAAAGGATGAGTATTTTGGCATTAGGATTAGTTTTGAGAGAAATCCAGTGTTGTGGTATAGACAAAGGAGGGGTAATCTTAGCCCTGTTGTTATAGAGGAAATACTAATGAATTTAACTATAGCTGGAATAAACATTTCCGATTATTTTTCGTCAGCACAACAGGATAAATATAAAGCAGGCTTTTGTGGTGAAAGATGTTACAAAGCTATTTTTAAAAGATTAAGAAAGGATATGGCAATAAAGAGTAAGAAAATTGAAATGGCGAAAACGCCATCTTTTTTAAGGAGGGTGTAAAATGGCAAATAAATCACTTAACATCGAAAACAAACTTTCTATGACGGAAGAAGAAAAGAAAAGCGTATTGGCTTTCTATAACGTTTCAGAAGAGCAAAAGAAGGCGATTATAGAGAGTTATAACGGTAATCCGGAAGGATATAAGGCTTCTATCCAGAAGATGCCGGAAAAGGAACGTGAAGTGTCCCTACTGATAGCTTCTGCATGTGGGATAGACATTAAGGATATTTAACATCAAAAATTGCAATAATTGCATACAAAAGTTGTATGTTTGCAGTCGAGATGAGATAGCTTAAAAAGTTGAAGTTGGGAAGTGATTCGCGATAGCTTCCCTTCTTCTTTTTGAAGGCTATGTGAGGTTGATGGGGAACGACCTTAATGTTTCCCAAAATTGAGGAGTTAATGCTACATATTCGGATGTGAAGTATGGAAGTGCCGGCTCCCCTATAGAAGTATAAACCGATACGATAAGTCCTGAAACACTGGCATTAAGGCTTCCTATAGGATGTCGTGAGATAATGGTTTCTCGTGAGAAAGGCTTCTTTTGAAGTAACACTGTTCACCGCGTCTTTGAACGTAGCTGTAAGCTCCTTCTTTTAAAGGCTTTGCCGTTACCTTTGATCCCTGTGCGGAGGGAGATCGGCACTTGTAAGCGATACAAGTACGGTTGCCGCACCAACATAGAAAGTATCGCTTACAAGTTTTTCTTTATAAAGTGTTCTTTTATAGGAAAAAAGTTATACTTTTGTATGTGTTGAATTATAAATAGGTGATTAGTATAACTTTGCACCAGTTTATGTTAATCATCAATTTTATTAACAATACCGGTGGTGCACCGGGAATTTAAGCACGTGGAGAGACCTCTTTAGAAATTATTACGGGTTGATGGTTTCAACAATGTCCCTATGAAGCGTGAAAATATACTTTTGGTGCAAAGGAGTGTATAAGCACCCGATTACGTCCATGAGTGTACAAGAATTTCCTATAAACGAATTTTTAAGCCTTGCAGAAAAGAATGGCTGGGAGGTTTATACGTTGGAACAGGTGAAAAACTTTGCTTCTGACGTTGTGAAAAGTATTGATCCTACTGAAAGGGATCATGGAGCTATAGACTTTGTGTCTCTGAATCGTGTTGTTGTGGTTGACGAAAACTTCAACAAATCTGTTGTATATTATAGAGAACCACAGATTGAATGGAAGGATGCCGACCAAGAAACAATCGAAAAAGCCGGAGCAACCGGACTTCCTGTAAAAAACAAATTGGGTTTCTATAAAGACACCCCCGAAAATCGCCGAAAGGGAATTGTGGGTATGCCTTACAAGAAAGATACCGAGTATCAAAAGAAGAAATCAGAATCCGATAAAACTGACAAGAAAGAGTAAGCCTTATTGAGTGATGGGAAGAAAACAAAGAGTACATTATTTAAAGGCTTATTTGGGTAGCTTCTGTTATCCATTGCTTGTCGCTATTCCCCTTTCTCCTATTGTGGATTTAATAGAAAAATACATATTCAAAGATTGGGAGTTTTTGAAATTCCTTGTAGTTTTAATTGTAGTAGATACACTTGTTAGTTGGGTATTCCATTTGAAACAGAAGGATTTTTCTTCTAAAGGAATTGGAATGATTTTTACTAAACTTTTTGTATATGCTTGCTTGCTGATTGTAGCACATGTATTGGGTGGATATACAATCAATGGGCAATCTACAGAAACATTCACTTGGTTTCGGTCTTTGATGTGTACAGCTCTTATTGTAAGAGAGGCTGTTTCTATTGTGGAAAATTCAGGTAAGATAAATCCCAATCTTGTACCTTCATGGATTAAAAAATATTTAAGGGACTTTGACGAGAACGGATTTTTGAAAATGAAGGAAAGAAATAACCCTCCTTCTATTTAGAAGTATAGAAACTAAAATTTTTTGAGATATGAGACTATATAGATTTGTTGATACAGATAAGGGAATTAATGTAGTGGTTGTCACAGATGGTTCTTGTGAACAAAAAAGAGTGTTTATCACAGAATCACCTCGTGGTGTTGTAATTCCGGGTTCTGCTAATGCTACAGAAGATGAAAAAGCTGGAAGTGATGCTTTTCTTGCTTTGGGTTGGAAATGGAAAGTCGGTGAAAGTGTACAGCATGAAGAATTGGTAGAATTTGCCGAAAATAATGCTCTTACATTGACGATTGAACCGCAGGGATTGAACGAAATTGTTTCCGTAAAGGCTTCTTGGAATAGTAGCAATATTTGTATCTTAGAAATTGCTACGGCTGTTCCGGCTGAAAAAGAAGTGGAGATTTATTTTCCCAATACAGTAACGTTAAAGGATTCTGTGGGACGTTATGGAACAATTAGAGGTGACAAGAAAGTGCTTATTTCAAAAGTAAACGGACGTACACCTATGGAATTTTCTTTGGCTGATCTTGGTTTGTCCCAAAAGGAAGATTTGAACCTTGTTGTTATGTCTGATGATGGTGTTCAGAAGTTCGAAGTAGTGGCTCATTAATTTTAGAAGCTATGTTAAGACTTCTTTTTACAACAAAGGATTTAAGCAAGCAAATGACTGTCATAACTGATGGTATTGACAGTCAGATGAATGTCTTTGTGACTGAAAATACGGTAGGTGATATCGAGTATTATAAATCTCTTGGTATTGTAATTGATGCCGGTGTCACCTATAATATTGGTAAGTTCAAAGAATGGTGTCTTGCTAATGGATTGGGTCTTATTGGCTATCCCGAAGGACTGGAAGAAGAAAAAATAGTTTATGTGAATGTTCTCGACAGGACAGAATACACGTTTGCATTGCAGACAAAATCACTTTCTTTTGTCAATACGGGAGAAAGCAAGAATTTTGTCGTTACTTCCAGCAAACAGGAATATCGTGAGGGTGCGCCTTATGGAAAACCTATAGCCGTTGCCATTCAGATTAAAATTTCCGGTACAGGGTTTTCCGGTAACGCAGGGATAAGTCAAATTTCTGCTACAGAAAATCCTACCGATAAACAAAGAACTGGTACAGCTACAATCATTCAGGATGAGAGTGGAAAAACA